GAAGTTAGTGTGTCTGCGATAGACAACTTTAAAGAAAGTAATTTGTGGGTTACCAGTAAGGTAAATATCTTGTGCGCCATAAGCTACTAATTGCATTAATCCTCCTCCCATTTGTTTTTATACTATAGCATAGAAAAAAATTTTACAGAAATTAATTAATTAATTCAAAAAAATTTTTAAAATGTTCTATAAAAAAAAAATTAAATAATTTTGATAAAAATATTGAAAATATAATTTAATTAAAAAATTTAATTAAAAAAATCTATAAAAAAAAAAAATGGTCTATAAAAAAAAAAATAAAAATTAAAATATTTGTTAGTATATAAAATGTCTGATAATAGCACTCTAGATTTGACTGAAATTACTTCGGAACCTGTAGAGTCTAATATTCAAGCAGAAATTACAGATGATCCGGAGACCGAAGGTACTGATACCGCAGGTCCAGAAGAACCTGTTGAATCTGTAGAAGCGGGAGAAGAAGCAGCTGTCGAAGAAGAGGTATCGGGAGCACCCGTTGAAGAAGAAGAAGAACCTGTAGAAGAAGAAGCACCTGAAGAGACCGCCGGTCCCGTAGAAGAAGAAGCACCTGAAGAGACCGCCGGTCCCGTAGAAGAAGAAGCACCTGAAGAGACCGCCGGTCCCGTAGAAGAAGAAGCACCTGAAGAGACCGCCGGTCCCGTAGAAGAAGAAGCACCTGAAGAGACCGCCGGTCCCGTAGAAGAAGAAGCACCTGAAGAGACCGCCGGTCCCGTAGAAGAAGAAGCACCTGAAGAGACCGCCGGTCCAGTTGAACAGGTCGCCGCAGATATCCGTAACATTCTTACTGAAGTCCCTACAACTACTCCAGTTGAAAGTAGTGAACCCGTAGTTTCTGATCAATTATGTTCACTTAAAACTTTAGTAGAAGTTTTGGGCAAATGGTCTGGAAATGAAATTAGAAGAAGACACGTTGAAAATCTATTAAAAGAAGGGACAGAAGTTGATGAGAACTTAGATGATATTGAAAAATTTGTAGAAGTTCTAAAACTATGGATCGGAGAAGGTGGTCCTACATTCAGAGAACATAACCATTTTAAAAAATTAGATGAATATACATTATCAGGCGATTCTATAAATTTATCAGAAGAAAAAAAGGTAGAAGTTTTAAAAACATTAACTGAATTAACTATTAATGTTTCACATAGAAGAAAAAGTAATGAAGAGATTCAAAATGTTATGAATAATCTTTATTAATTTATTTTTATAAAATATATTTTAATTTTTTTAGTTTATTTAATTTAATTACTGTAAGCTAAACCACCCATACCCGACATGATACGGAGGACATTGTAGTTAACTGCGTAGACATTTACAGGTTTTGCTAAGGATTGAACTAACTGAGCATTGTCAATGCGCGAGAAGTTACAGGTTCCAGAAGGCTGGTGCTCTTCGGGTTTAAGGGCGAAAGAGTATACGGCTATTGTGTCAGTATTATTACCGGTCGATGTTTGCGTACAACCATAACCAGTATGGTGTTGCCATACTTGAGTTCTTGTGAAATATCTGAGATCTCTCTCTTTAAAGCGATCATGACCATTTAATTTGAGTAGAGCGGTTTCGTCAAGAGCAGAAGCACAGAGTTTATCTCTTTCATATAATAATAATGCTGTCGCGAGCGACAACCCTACTTTCCGCTGACCGGACCAGATTAATTCTTTAACGGGGTGATTAAAATTAAGATCAATAGTTCCACCTGTTCCTTCTGATGCAAACTGAACTTGTTCAATAAGGTATTCGTGTGAAACTTGAGCAAAGCGTCTGCGCTCATCGGTATCAAGGTAAATATAATCGCACCATAGTTTAAAATCTGTTCCTGCATCAGTGACATTCTCAGCCCCACCCACAGCTTGACCACTTGTGGCAAAAGTGGAGCCGTCATCAATTGCAATTAATTTATCTATCCCTTCAAAAGTAATTTTAACTTTTACTTCGTGGTATTGTAGAGCGATTAAAGGTAATGCTAAACCAGGATTACGACAAAACCAGAAATATAAAGGGACAAACAGTTTAGCAATAGCAGTATCTTTACCACCATCATTGGAAGTCGTGGTAAAACCATTCGCTTCGGGAGTTGCTGCAACTTCTGTATCCACTCCAGTTCCATTTCCACTCATAAGATTAAATAAGGTACTCTGAGAGCCAGTTGGATTAAATTCTGTTAACTGTGAATAAACAGAATGCCAGTGACCATAATGCTTATCAATTCTTTGACCGCCAATTTCTAATTCGCATTCTTTCATTACATGACTTCCATAATCACAACCGATTGCTAAGGTTTCGTTATTGTTTACGGTTTTTAAACTTACATCATGCTCCAAATACATTCTGTGAACTAAATCACCATTTCTGGAGATTGTGGCAACAACATCAGAACCGAAATCAGCAGAACCACTGAATGTTTGGACAATAGATTCCATAGAGAAGTTAGTGTGTCTGCGGTAGACGACTTTGAAGAAAGTAATTTGTGGGTTACCAGTAAGGTAAATATCTTGTGCGCCATAAGCTACTAATTGCATTAATCCTCCTCCCATTTTTTGTTTTTATAATATAACATAGAAAAAAATTTTAAAGAAATTAATTTAATTAATTTAAATTCTTTTAAAAGAATTGTTAAATGAATAAAAATATATTAAATATAAATTACTTAGTTAGAATAAGCTAAACCACCCATACCACTCATGATACGGAGGACATTGTAGTTGACGGCGAAGATTGTTAGTTTAACTGTGTTGGTGGGTCCTGAAGTGTCCTTTGCAATGAGTGTGGGCGTACCCCGGACCGCAACTTTCAGACCCGATCCAACCAATTGTGCGTTATCAATTCTTGAGAAATTACAAGTACCCGAAGGTTGATGTTCTTCAGGTTTAAGAGCAAAGGAATAAACAGCAATAGCGTCTGAACCCATAGGGGCAGCCGCATCTGTATCTAAATCAGAGTTAGTTACGCCAAATGTTGGTACAGCACCATATCCAGTGTGATGTTGCCATACTTGAGTTCTAGTGAAATATTTATTATCTCTTTCTTTAAAACGATCATGTCCATTCAGTTTCAATTGCCAAGTACCTTCCATAGTATCCAGAGAAACAGGACTAGCAGTTGTATCTCCCTGAGCAGTTCCAGCTGCGCCCAGCGGTTGGCATCTCCCTTTATCGGTACCAACAGTTTCATTTCTCATAGTCCAGACTAATTCCTTAACTGGGTGATTGAAATTAAGATCAATTGATGGTGATGCTGAATTAATAATACTTTCCGAATACTGTAATTGTTCAATTAAATATTCGTGAGATACCTGGGCGAATCTACGTCTTTCATCAGTATCTAGATAGATATAATCACAATATAAATTAAATTCTTTTCCATCCAATTTGACCTTACCTGTACTAGTACCTATGGGCATGGGGATAGCGTTAGCGGTAAATTCATTATTGGCGGATCCATCATACCTCCCCAAATTAGCAATTGTTTCAAAAGTCATTTTAACCTTGACTTCATGGTATTGAAGGGCAATTAACGGTAATGCGAGACCAGGATTGCGGCAAAACCAGAAATTTAATGGTAAAAATATTCTCCCAATATCAATTTTAGCTGACGCTGACGATGACACACCTTTAGTATAATCGAATCCATTAAAAACCCCATTAGCGGCCCCAAAACCACTATCAGTATTGTGATATGTAGAAGTATTAAATCCGTACCCATTCCCGCTCATTTTTTGATATAAAGTTCCATCCGAATTCGATCCGACGAGTACAGCTGTAGGATCCAAATTCCCCCCGAAATGACCACTTGGATTAAATTCAGTTAAATCAGAATAAACACGATTCCACATGGAAGTATGTTTATCAATTTTTTGACCACCAATTTCAATTTCACATTCTTTGATTAATGAATCACCATATCTTTCAACTAATCCAATCTGGTCGTCATTGTCTGGATCCACGCTTGTAAAATTAGCGGCGTGTTCCAAATACATTCTGCCAACTAAATCACCATTTCTGGAGATTGTGGCAACAACTTCACCACCGAAGCCAGCAGTACCAGAGAATGTTTGAACAATAGATTCCATGGAGAAGTTAGTGTGTCTGCGATAGACGACTTTGAAGAAAGTAATTTGCGGGTTACCAGTAAGGTAAATATCTTGTGCGCCATAAGCTACTAATTGCATTAATCCTCCTCCCATTTTTGTTTTTATAATATAACATAGAAAAAAATTTTGGGGAAACTAAATTCTTTTTTTATTTTTTATTTATTTTTTTATAAAATATGTTAAAATTTTTAGTTTATTTATTTAATTACTGTAAGCTAAACCACCCATACCAGACATGATACGGAGGACGTTGTAGTTGACGGCGTAAACGTTATAAGCTGCCGCATTGGTAGCAGTTAATTGGGCGCTATCAATTCTTGAGAAATTACAGGTGCCAGAGGGTTGGTGTTCCTCAGGTTTAAGGGCAAATGAATAAACAGCAATGGCATCAGAATTAATTGTTGAACCATATCCAGTGTGGTGTTGCCATACTTGAGTTCTTGTGAAGTATTTAGTATCTCTTTCTTGGAAGCGGTCATGACCATTCAGTTTTAACTGGAAATTTCCTGACATTGTTTCGGGGAGCCTTTTGAGGAGGAGCTCACGGCGGGCGGGGCCGATTCCCAGGTCGTCACCGGGGGCGGTAAATATAGAAGATGGTGTTCTGGTCCATATTAATTCTTTAACAGGGTGGTTAAAATTTAAATCTAAAGTGCCCCTATTATCAAAACTTTGGAATTGTACTTGTTCGATTAAATATTCGTGCGATACTTGAGCGAAACGACGTCTTTCCTCTGTGTCTAGGTAAATATAATCACACCATAAATTAAAATCCTGAGTTATAAGCCCGTCATTAATGTCTGATACCGTGTGGTTGGTGAGGCCGGGAACCACGACGCTCTGCGCATCGCCGACCGTATCATTAGCATCTGTGAACGGGGCGTTCATGACGTTATTACTATCGCCCTCAACTGTATTGTTAAATAGGTTTATTTTATCGTCGAATGTCATTTTAACTTTAACTTCATGATATTGAAGAGCGATTAAAGGCAGCGCTAGACCGGGACTACGGCAAAACCAAAAATATAAAGGAATAAATATTGTTGCACTTGCGACGTCCGCGATGGCCCCAGCTTGAGCATTGATAGTCCACGAACCCATAGTCCGCATCCCTGCCTCGCCAGGACCGGCGTTTAAACCCGTAGAAACAGGACCGCCATTGCCAGACATAGTATTAAATAAGGTTGATTTCACAGCGGACCCTTCCTCGAGGCCCCCGAATGTGGTGAAGGCGCCGTAGTGTGAATCGACATCAACAAGGTCGTAACCATTAGATTGAGCTCCTGATGGATTAAATTCAGTTAATTGGGAATAAACTGAGTGCCAGTGACTATAATGTTTATCAATACTCTGACCACCAATTTCTATTTCACATTCCTTAATTAAATTAGATCCATAATTCGGGCAGATATTAATATACTGGTGGGCGGCTGCACTTGCCGCCACCAATTTAACAACATGCTCCAAATACATTTTGCCAACTAAATCACCATTTCTGGAGATTGTGGCAACAACTTCATTACCAAAGTGAGCAGTCCCACTGAAAGTTTGTTTAATGGATTCCATAGAGAAGTTAGTGTGTTTGCGATATACAACTTTAAAGAAAGTAATTTGTGGGTTTCCAGTAAGGTAAATATCTTGGGCGCCATAAGCTACTAATTGCATTACCCCCCCTCCCATCCAGTTTTTTATAATATAACATAGAAAAAAAAAAAAAGAAAATTAAATTCTTTTAAAAAAGACTATAATATTTAGAAAAATTATTATTTATTTAGTTACTGTATGCTAAACCGCCCATACCAGACATGATACGGAGGACATTGTAGTTGACGGCGAAGATTGTGTCAACATTGACTGCTGTTCCAGTAGAAACTAATTGAGCATTATCAATGCGAGAGAAGTTGCACGTACCAGATGGTTGATGTTCTTCAGGTTTAAGGGCAAACGAATAAACAGCAATAGAGTCATCGAATTTTCCCGGACCTCCGGAGTTGGCCGGAGTGATTCCACCCGGACCAGAGTGATGTTGCCATACTTGAGTTCTGGTGAAATATCTGAAATCACGAACAGCAAAACGATCGTGTCCATTTAGTTTAAGTCCAAATGTTACGTTTGCTGCGCTGCCATGAACACCGGTGTTCGCAGTGACATCGACCCCAACTTTCGATTTTTTTACTGTCCATATCAATTCTTTTACAGGATGGTTGAAATTGAGATCAGTGTTCCCGCCGGTGACGGCTACTGTCACAGTCTGTTCTTGAACCTGTTCAATTAAATATTCATGGGAAACCTGGGCGAATCTTCGACGTTCATCGGTATCGAGATAGATGTAATCAGCCCATAATGAGTTTTTCCCAGTCGCCCAGGACAAAGTTATTGTATGATTAAGAATAATTTTAACTTCATGGTACTGAAGGGCGATTAGGGGTAATGCCAGACCTGGATTACGACAGAACCAAAATTGTAATGGGACAAAAACTTTTGTGAATCCGGTGCCGTCGCCCGAGGTTACATTTACACCACCCATACCGCTCATTTTTTGAAATGATGTTGCGGTTTCGCCCGCGGCGTTTGAAACAGTCCCTGTAGGATTAGGTTCAGTTAATTCAGCCCATGTTTCCATCCATAAACCAGTATGTTTATCAATCTTTTGACCACCAATTTCTAATTCAACATCTGTAATCCATGAAGCGCCCGGATTGTCCATGTTCCGGACGCTTCCGCCGGCCGCTTCGGTAATTTCCAAATACATTCTGTGAACTAAATCACCATTTCTAGAAATAGTGGCGGTACAACGACCATTGCTATCTTGTGTCCCATTCCAGGTTTGTTCAATAGACTCCATAGAGAAGTTAGTGTGTCTGCGGTAGACAACTTTAAAGAAAGTAATTTGTGGGTTACCAGTAAGGTAAATATCTTGTGCGCCATAAGCTACTAATTGCATTAACCCTCCTCCCATTGTTTTGTTTTTATAATATAACATAGAAAAAAATTTTGGAGAAATTAATTAAATTCTTTTAAAAATGACTATAATATTTAGAAAAATATATTAATTATTTAAAATCTATAGAAATAGATTATTTATTTAGTTACTGTATGCTAAACCACCCATACCACTCATGATACGGAGGACATTGTAGTTGACGGCGAAAATACTACAATTTGATGAAACTAGTGCTGCACCAAATACTAATTGAGCGTTATCAATGCGGGAAAAATTACAAGTTCCAGATGGTTGATGTTCTTCTGGTTTAAGAGCAAATGAGTAAACACCAATGGAATCATTAAACGCTCCGTCCCCCGCACCAGTACCCGAATCAAGACCTCCTGCTCCTGTGTGGTGTTGCCATACTTGAGTTCTGGAGAAATATCTACTATCACGAGCGGCAAAGCGATCATGACCATTTAATTTTAGTAGAACTGTACCGGTACTCATTGGTTGAATAAGTGTAGTATAAGCAGCCGCTCCAGCAATACCATCCGCCCCATCAGTAGCAGCAGTCCATATGAGTTCTTTTACTGGATGATTAAAATTTAAATCTGTACTTATAACTTTACCGACTGTTTGTTCTTGAACTTGCTCGATTAAATATTCGTGTGATACTTGAGCAAAACGTCTACGTTCATCAGTGTCAAGATATATATAGTCAGCCCATAATCTATTCTTAGTAGCAGTGAGAGCAGCAAACATATTATGTTCAAGAATAATTTTAACTTCATGATATTGAAGGGCAATTAAAGGTAAAGCAAGTCCCGGATTACGGCAAAACCAAAATTGTAAAGGTATGAAAAATGGTACAGAATTACTAGATGCCTGTACACCACCCATACCACTCATATTTTGAAAAAGGGTCCCGTTCACACCACCAGCGGCGCCATGAACACCTGTAGGATTAGGTTCAGTTAATTCAGCCCAAACTTCCATCCATCTCCCTGATTGTTTATCTATTTTTTGACCACCAATTTCTAATTCAATAGAGGTAATCGCTGCAGAGGAAGGGTTATTAAAAGTTGCCGCACACGTATTTGTAATTTCCAAATACATTCTGTGAACTAAATCACCGTTACGGGAAATAGTGGCGGTGCAACGACCATTCGCCCCATCAGAGGTACCATTCCAGGTTTGCTCAATAGCCTCCATAGAGAAGTTAGTGTGTCTGCGGTAGACAACTTTAAAGAAAGTAATTTGTGGGTTACCAGTAAGGTAAATATCTTGTGCGCCATAAGCTACTAATTGCATTAATCCTCCTCCCATTTTTGTTTTTATAATATAACATAGAAAAAAATTTTAGAGAAATTATTTAATTAATTTAAATTAATTAAATTCTTTTAAAAATGACTATAATATTTAGAAAAATATATTAATTATTTAAGATCTATAGAATAGATTATATTATTTAATAATTATTTAGTTACTGTATGCTAATCCACCCATACCGGACATGATACGGAGGACGTTGTAGTTGACGGCGAAGATTTTATTTATACCGCTTCTGGGGGCGGATGCCTCTAGTCTGGCGTTATCAATTCTTGAGAAGTTACATGTTCCACTTGGTTGGTGTTCTTCTGGTTTGAGGGCAAATGAATAGACCCCAATAGAGTCATCGAATTGTCCATCGAGACCAAGGTCTCCATCTGAAGTCACCGAAGTCAATCCGCCTGCTCCCGAATGATGTTGCCATACTTGTGTTCTAGAAAAATATCTCCAGTCACGGGCAGAAAAACGATCATGACCGTTTAATTTAAGTAAATACGTCTGGGTCTCTGTTCCAATTGCTATTGATGTCGGAGCCACCGTGCCACTTACTTTCGCTGAAGCACACCACACTAATTCTTTAACGGGATGATTAAAATTAAGATCACCGGTACCATCAGTTAATGATTGTTCTTGAACCTGTTCAATAAGGTATTCATGAGATACCTGAGCAAAACGACGACGTTCATCGGTATCAAGGTATATATAATCACACCATAATTTATTATCCTGCTTGTGTCCGGTCGCGGCTAACGTTGATGCGATAGTATGATTAAGGACAACTTTAACTTCATGATACTGAAGAGCAATTAAAGGTAATGCTAGACCAGGATTTTTACAGAACCAGAATTGTAATGGAACAAATAACTTATCCATATCCGTGCCAGAGCTGGCACCATCTATTACTCCACCCATTAAACTCATTTTTTGAAACAAAGTTCCACCTATGACTTTCCCGGTCTTGGCTTTACCACAAGCGCCTGTAGGATTAGGTTCAGTTAATTCAGCCCATGTTTCCATCCATAAACCACTTTGTTTATCAATCTTTTGACCACCAATTTCTAATTCAACATCTGTAATACATGAGGCACCAAAGTTACCCCCCTCAGCGAGGACGGTGTCTCCTGTAGTTAATTCTAAATACATTCTGTGGACTAAATCGCCATTGCGAGAAATGGTGGCAGTGCATCGACCATCTGAAGCTGCCGAAGTCCCATTCCAAGTTTGTTCAATAGCTTCCATAGAGAAGTTAGTGTGTCTGCGATAGACAACTTTAAAGAAAGTAATTTGCGGGTTACCAGTAAGGTAAATATCTTGTGCACCATAAGCTACTAATTGCATTAATCCTCCTCCCATTTTTTGTTTTTATAATATAACATAGAAAAAAATTTTGGAGAAATTAATTAATTAAAAAAATAAAAAATTAATTAATTGATTAAATATAAAATATAAATTTGAAAAATAATTTAATATTTAAAAAAATCAACTATATATTTATAAAATGGCAGAACAATATGAAAAGAAAGAACTCAGACAACATATCTATGACACCCCTGATACATATGTCGGAGGTATCGATAAAATTAATGAAGTTCTGCCCATCTTAAACGATAATAAAATCGTGTTTAAAGAAATTGAATATATCCCGGCATTATTGAATATCTTTAATGAGATTCTTGTAAATGCGAGAGATCAAATTGTTAGATTACAAGGTAAAAGTGATGAAGACCCTAATATTATCCAAGTATCTCAAATTAAAATTAACTTTAATGAAGATAATTCAATAACTGTATTAAATGATGGAAATGGTATTACTATAAAAAAACATGAAAAAGAAAAAATATATATTCCTCAATTAATCTTTGGTGAACTTTTAACATCATCTAACTATAAAAAAGATGAAAAAAGAATTGTTGGTGGTAAAAATGGATATGGAGCAAAACTTGCAAATATCTTTTCACAAGAATTTACTATAGAAACTGTTGATCATATTAATAAGTTAAAATATGCCCAAACCTGGGAAAATAATATGACTAAATGTAATGAACCTATTATTAAGAAATGTCAAGGAAAACCGTATACTAAAATTACTTGGAAATGTGACTTTAAAAGATTTGAATTAGAGAAATATTCAGATGATATGATTAAATTAATGTATCGTAGGATTTATGATATTGCTGGAATTACTGATAAATCTATAACAGTATCTCTAAATGATGAAAAAATTAAAATTAAATCATTCTTAGATTATATTAAATTATATAATGATTCTCCAAATTCATTATTCCAAGAAATTATTTCAGATAGATGGGATGTTATCTTCTCAGTATCTCATAATGATACATTTGAACAAGTATCATTTGTAAATGGTATTTGTACTAGCAAAGGAGGTTCTCATGTAGAATGTATTGCTAAACAAATATCCACGGGTATTATTGATTTCATAAAGAAAAAGCATAAGAAAGATGTTAAAGATAAAGTTATTCGCAGATATATGTCACTATATATTAATAGTGTTATTGAAAATCCATCTTTTGATTCTCAGACTAAAGAAAGATGTATTACATCTCAAAGTAAGTTTGGTTCAAAACCACTTATATCTGCTAAGTTTATCAAAAAGATCTGTTCAAATAATGGATTAATTGATAAGATTTTAGAAGCAAATAATAAAAATGATAATAAAGATTTAAAGAAAACAGATGGTAAAAAGAAAAATAAGATTATTGTTCCCAAGTTAGATGATGCCAATTGGGCAGGAACAAAGAAATCACATGAATGTACACTAATCTTAACTGAGGGAGATTCTGCAAAGTCTATGGCGATTGCTGGATTATCTGAAGTGGGTAGAGATAAATATGGTGTATTTCCATTGAAAGGTAAAGTATTAAATGTCCGTGAAGCAGCTATTAAACAAATTAATTCTAATGCTGAAATTATTAATATTAAAAAGATTTTGGCATTGGAAAGTAATAAAAAATATAAGGATATTAAATCATTAAGATATGGTAAAATAATGATTATGACAGATCAAGATCATGATGGATTCCATATTAAAGGATTATTAATTAATATGTTCCATTATTTATGGCCAGAATTATTAAATTTTGATTTCATTTCATATATGACTACACCAATTGTAAAAGTATCTTTAAAGAAAGATATAAAACCATTTTATACATTAACAGATTATGAGAATTGGAAGAAAACCACAAAGAATTCTAATAAGTATAATATTAAATATTATAAAGGATTAGGAACATCTACAGCACAAGAAGCAAAACAATACTTTAGAGAATTAAAGGTAAATGATTATTCTGTTACTGATAAAACGGATGAATCAGTGAATTTAGCATTTAATAAAAAATTAGCAGATAATCGTAAGGAATGGTTAAAGAAATATGATAAAGAAATTATTCTAGATTATAATATTAAGAAAACAAATATTGATGATTTTGTGAATAAAGAATTAATTCATTTCTCTAATTCAGATACAAGCAGATCAATAGGTTCGAGTATAGATGGATTAAAAACATCTCAAAGAAAGATTTTATATTCTTGCTTTAAAAGAAAATTATATTCTGAAATTAGAGTGGCACAACTGTCGGGATATGTTAGTGAACATGCGGCATACCATCATGGTGAAGCGTCATTGCAAGGAGCAATTATTGGTATGGCACAAGATTTTGTAGGATCAAATAATATTAATTTATTAATGCCGAATGGTCAATTTGGAACTAGAATTATGGGTGGCAATGATGCGGCATCTTCTAGGTATATTCATACGGAAATTAATCCAATTACGGATTTAATCTTTAGAAAAGATGACTTACCATTATTAAAATATTTAGATGATGATGGATTACCAGTAGAACCTGAATATTATGTACCAATTATTCCAATGGTATTAGTAAATGGCATGGTAGGTATTGGAACTGGATGGAGTACTAGTATCCCACAATATAACCCTGTTGAAATTATTAAAAATATCAAAAGAAAAAATACAATAGGGACCTATAAGGAAATGAGTCCATTTTATAAAGGTTTCAAAGGCAATATTATTAAAATATCAGATAAAAATTATATAACAAAAGGCATATATGAATTAAATGACAATGAATTAGTAATTACAGAATTACCAATTGGTGAATGGACTGATAAATATATACATTTCTTAGAAGATAATATATTATCAGAAAAATGTGATATGATTGTTGATTTTGATAATTATTCAACTGAAAAAGATATTAATATTAAGATTGTATTATCAGATGATTTTATATATGAAGATAAGTTATTTACGAAAAAAGATGGTTATACTTTATTTGAAAAGAAACTAAAATTAGTTACAAGTATTTCATTAAATAATGTTCATGCATATAATAAAGACAATGTCATTAATAAGTATGATTCTCCGTATCAAATTATGGATGAACATTATAAAGTAAGAACTAATTTATATATAAAAAGAAAAGAATACATTTTGAATGAATTAAATAATAAATTATGTATTTTAGATAATAAGATTAGATTTATAAATGAAGTTATTCAAAAAATAATTAAAGTGTCCGAATGTAGTAAGAATGATTTATTAAAACAATTATTTGATAGTAAATATCATTTATATGATACACAAACAAGTGTTATAAAAGAAGCAAGTAAATTTACGGTTGTTAATAATGGATATAATTATTTAATTAATATGCCAATATATTCAATGACATTAGATAAAGTAGAAGAATTAAATAAAGAATTAAATAAAATAAAAGGAGAAATAGATATAGTATTAAATAAGGATATTAAAACAATGTGGTTTGAAGAATTAGATGAATTGTTAGGATATATTAAAAAATTATGTTAATTAAAATATAAATTTAAATATATATATAATAATATATGAGTAATATAACAGGAACTAGTGGATTAGATGGTACAGTAATAGATGATGTAACAGGAAATGGTCAAGGATTGATGCCAGATATATATGAATATGATGGTGCTATGGATAATATATTAGTTAATAATGATATAAAAATTGAACCAGGAAGTAGATCGATGGGTTGTGCTGATGATATATTGAGTGGAGTATTAGAAGAAACGTTATTAAGTAAATATTTTTTTTCTGATGACAATGTTATGAATATTCAAAAATTGATTAAATATGAATTTTACAAAGAAAAAAATGATAGAATTGATAATCAATCTAATATAATATTATTAACAATTATGAGAGGCATCTATTTAAAATATAGTAATTCGGCAGATAAAACATTAGAAAGGATTAAATTACAAATCCAAAAATTAAATGGATTAGTAGTTCAATATAGTTTGGGTAAAATATTTAGTAATTATGAAATGCACCAACACTATTTGAATGATACAAGTCGATTGCCATTACCTATGGAAATGCCCAAAGCAAATAACAAAAATAATTATACTTCAGATTTGACAGCTAGAAATAATATGTCTGGTACTAGTTTTAATTAGTGAATTGTAATCATTGAATCATTTTTTAAGCTTATTAATTTCTTGTTGAAGTTTTTTATTTAATTCTTTTTTTGATTTAGATTTAGATTTAGATTTAGATTTGGATTTAGATTTAGATTTAATTCCCGCCAAGAAACTATTAAATTTTTTATTTTTGATTTTTTTTTTTTTTTTTTATTTTTTGTTTTTTTTTTTTTTTTTTTTTTTTTTTTAATCTAATTTTTTGATGAAGTTATGACTGAGTGATAAATTTTTAGACATTTATATATATATATATATGTATATTTAAATTTTATTGTATATAGTATAATTAATTATTATATATATTAAAGCGGTATGACAAATGTAATCAATAACGTATAAAGGATAAATATTAATTAAATTATATGAATATTAATGATTTTTTTTTAACTAGGAAAGATATTAAATCTATAAATGAGTGGATAACTAAAGATTATAAAAATCAATTTCTATTTATTCATGGTCGCGATTCGTCCGGGAAAACAACTTTGGCGGAATGTATTTTAAATAAATATAAGATAATACATATTAATATTGACTTCTTCAAGGAAAAACAAAATATAAAACAATATATTGATGAAGCATTGGGTAGAAAGAATATATTAATGATGTTTGATAAAACATATGAATATAATGCGCTTGTATTTGATAATTTAGAATTATTTTTAAAACATAATAAACAAATTATAAATGATATAATAAATTATATTTCTAAATTAAATATTCATAAACAAAATCATCCTATAATATTTATATCTTCAAATATAAATCATAAATATTTTAAAAAAATATTATCACAATCTAAATTTATTGAAATAAACTATAGTTATAAAAATATATTATCAATAACAGATAAAATATTATCTAATAAAAACATAAAATTATCTGAAAAAGATAAAGAAAATTTAATTAAAAAATCAGATAAAAAAATAAATAATATAATATCAAATATTGAGATATTGAATTTAAATAATAATAATAATAATAATATATTTAATTATGAAGATAATTTTATAAATAATACAATAAATAAAATATATACATCAAATGATTTGAATGATATTATAAGATATTCACAGAATACAAATAATCTTTATTTTGATATATTAGATAATGTTCATTTTATAACAAACGATCTAGAAACCATAGTTGATATATATAAAACAAGTATGTTAGCAGAAAATGTGAACACATATTATATTAAAAATCATTTAGATTTATATGATTTATTTACATTATTATCTATAATTTATCCTAAATATTTATTAAATTCTGAGATTGATGAAAAAAAAATTATAAATAATAAATATATTAGTAAATCATTAATTTATATATCAAATGAAAGGTATATTTACAACAATAATTTAAATAAAGACATAATCTATTTATTAAATAAATTAAAAGATGATAAAGAATTTACTAAATTTATGAAAGAAAACTATATATGTGAAAATGATAAATTAAAAAAAATTTTAAATATTTATGAAAAAATTATAAAATTTGAATAATATCTTATAATTAATATAAAAATAAATATGGAGAATTCTCCACTGAGATTTTTAAAAGATTATGATGTCATTGAAATTCTTAATAAGGAAGTTCCTAAATCAAGAGAAAAATTTGCTAGAGAATTTCATCTAAATCTTTATAATGATTATTTAAATAATAATGATAATTATTATAATAAAATTTATATTGATAATACATTAAGTAAAATGACACAAACAAGAATATTAAATGAAAAAGTACCTTTAGTAGAATCTATATATCCATTTTATCAATGTCCTATTACTAAAACATTGAAAGTAAGTCATGCTATAGAAACATATGAAGAATATTTAGATGGAGATGTATTACCTTGTGGTACAATATCAAATGGCGCACAATGTATGTGTGATGTATGTTATTATGAATTGTAAAAAAAAAATATTGGATAATAAAGTATTCTGCACGGCCTTTAAATTGATTTAAAAGTTTGTTAATTATTAAATAATATATATGGATACAGATGAATATAAGAATAAGTATTGGTCACAATATTATAAAAGAAAAGGTGTTGAAAAAGATAATAATAGTTTGACTGAAAATATTAATGAGTTATTAACAAGAATTTATTTACTAGAACGATCTGATATCAAAGGGACAATTATAAAAATGAACAGCGCATATTATATTATACAAACCGATATGGGTATATTTTCTGTCCATAAAAGTAATTTAAAAAATCTAAAATTTAGCTCTGAAAATTTAAATAAAAATTGCGTATTTAATTTATTCTATAAAGATAACAAATATAATGGTATAAATCTTTATATTGAATACAGTATTGATTAACACAATATTCATTGTAATCCATAATACTAATATTTATGACACATCCTACATTAATATATTCATTTTTTTATTGATTTCACACTTTCATATTACTTTTTCAATTGGGAACTCATATCTAAGAACTTCAAGAGCGTTCTTTATGAATTGTAAAACCCAAAATGTAAAAAAAAAAATAAATTTGATTTATATTTAAAGTTTTTTTAAATAATATTATAAACATGAAGAATATCATTGTTGTTGCAAGCGAACTTTCTATTATCACTGGTCACAATACATTTGAGAAACCTGAAAAAGCAATTGATGCAGTATTAAACCGCAGTGGAATTGTTAAGAAACATATCCCAAAATCTAAAATTGAGGAATCTTTATTATCTTTGAAAGAGGTCGATGTCGCGATTATTAAGAAAGAGTTAAATTTAGCAGATAATACTTCATTAAAAGAAGTAGAAAATATAATTAATAAGCAAGTTATGGGTAAATCATTTGATTCAAGTTTGTCTGAGAATCAATCTAAAGAAAAAGTAGATGAAATTTTAAAAGCAATGCCCACATTAAATAAGTGTCTGGAAGGATCTGTAAAGCAAGATTTAAGAATGACACGAGGGAATATCAAGGAAGATAATAATTTAGATAAAACTGAAAAGAAATGTAATATTCAGATTACAAGTAGGAATTCCCAAATGTATGAGAAATTATTATATACAGACCCCACTGACAAATTTCAAGTAATTCTAAGAGGCAAAGTAGATGGTATGAATGATGAGTATGTAGTTGAAACCAAGAATAGAGCCAGGAGATTATTTGGTAAGATTCCAGAATATGAAAAAGTTCAATTAAATGCTTATATGTTTATGACAGGTAAGGATAAAGCATTACATATTGAATGTTATAATGAAGATCAAAATCAAACTGAATATGGTTTTGATAAAGTATTCTGGGACGGTTGTTTAGATAAGGTCATTCAATTTAGTCATGAACATATTGAAGGTCATTTAAAATAAATCTTCTAGGCAATCGGTTAATAATATTTTTTTTAAATCGGCAATTTATAAAATATATATTTATATAATATAATATAATATATAATGGTAAACAAAATCGCAGACCTACTAACTTTGAATAGTCATAGATTAACTCAACTGATTGAAATAGTTCAATTTAGCATATTATATATAGTTATTTGTTTAATGACTGGTGTCTTTCTAGACGATTTATTTCCTGAGGTGGACGAAAATAAACCGACAATAAACATATTATTAGAATTATCATTTCATTCTGTAATAGTATCATTAGCCGTTTTTTATATTCGCAAAATAACTATGATAGTACCATTAATATATAAAGCAAAAGGGTATACTTCTCACACACACTCTTATTCAGGTGAGGTAGTTATTGCTATAGTATTTTTTACTACGCAAAAAAAGATATTAGATAAAATAAATATTTTACATGATAGATTTTTAGAAAGGATTAGATAATGATGCTCAGATAATTAAATATTTAATATATTATAATGGACTTAATTTTTATATTTTTTTTTTTAATAGTAATATTTGGACTATTAGAATATTATTGTAAATCATATTATATTGTTAAGAAAAACTTCATGGATAAATCTTTTATAGAAAAAATTAATAAAACTATATTAAATGATAAAGAATGGTTATATACAACAAATATAGGTAATGATAAAATCAAACATAATAATGATATAAAATCTAGAAGAGATAATTCATTAAAATTATTAAATTCTGAAAATTTTTCATATTCAAAATATGAATATAAAAATGAAGCACCTATATTAAAAGAAATAAAAGAATATTTAAATAGTCCTTATGTTATAAAAGAAGTATCTAGTTTGACAGGTAATAAAATGACAAAAACTACAGATATATTTATTTCTAAATTTTCGCCTGGTGATTTTTTATCAGTACATAATGATACAAATTTAGGCAGATATGCTTTTATAATATATTTAAATAAGTATTGGAATAGAGGTTGCGGTGGCGATCTAAATTTAGTAACTAAAGAAAATGCACATATACCAATATATCCAGAATATAATAAATTAGTTTTAATGGATATTAAAAGTAGGGAATTACCACATTATATAAATACAGTAAAATGTAATAATAGATATGCGATAACTGGATGGTTCATGTAAATTATTTAAATTTAACATTATATTTTTCAGTAATATGTTTATCAACTTTTCTAGTGGGGCAAGGGTTATAAAATTTAATTTATATTTAAAGTTTTTTAAATAATATTATAAACATGGACAAACAATTTCCTAAAATAATGGAAGAGACACAGGTTCGACCATCTGACAATTATTTAAATTTAAATAATGATTTAACTTTTGCAATATTTATGATAAAACTTTTAGAACCTAAATATCGTTTTTGTAAGGGGTCCGATAATGACTTTTACTTGGATATTATTGGAGGGAGAGAACCAAGTCGAGCGCATCCGAAAGGCACGGTCCGATGCTTTATAAATAATGTATTATTTACCAAAGATGCACGTAAACATGTAGACCGCCGAGAAGAAAATTATGGATTAACGCAACTGAGATTCTTTCTACAACACACACTGCCTGTAGATATTGAAAAATATGCAAGTTTAAATTTATCAGGAACTAGCGAGGCGGATTGCGAAAAAAAACGCCAAAGACAACATGGAAATATGTCTGCTTTTAAAAAAATTATTGAAAAAATAAATACAGAAAAAAAGTTCATTCTATTAATTAAATCTATCCGTGATATTATTGTTAATGGATTATATAAATATTCATAACTATTTCTAATTTAGTTCAATATTTAAATTTAACATTATATTTTTCAGTAATATGTTTATCAACTTTTCTAGTGGGACCACCTAGAATATATGAATACATTCTACCCATCCCCCATGATTCAGCTGTTTGGTTGGGTCTGCTGCCTGAAGAATAATATGCTCCCATACCTTTTTTTTTAACTGCTAGCAACGCTGGACGCGGAATACCAGTAGCATCTGATATTTGTTTTATACTTTTTACATCAGGATATTTTTTATGAAATTTTTGAGTCCAAGATGATTTTTTTGATTTGAATGATTTTAATTTAGGTCTTGAAACATATTTACCACTTTTGTATGCTTTTTTGGATTTTTTGATAGATCTTAATTGTTTTTTTTTATCTTTTTTCGATAATCCACTTGTATAATGTTTTGGTAATGTCATTATATATTAAAAAATATTATTTATCTACTATATTTAAATTTAGTTAGATACCCTAAAGTGATGGATAATGCCACAATTAATACAATAATAACGGAACTAGCGATGGGAACTTGACTGTGATGAATCAACATGTGCATAACTTGTGATTTAAATGATAGATTGGAAGCACCATTAGGTGGTTTAATTTCATCTTTAGTTGCGAAAGGTTTAGCAATCATAGGCAAAACAATATTTAATAAAACAGCAAAAAAACAAGATTTTAAAACACAACTGTATTCGGCTTTCATTTTTATAATATATATTAGAAAAAAATAAATTTGAAATTTACTTAAAAAATAAAATATATTATAATATATACGTAATGTCTAAAAAGGACGAAAACGGACAACAATATATTTGTGAAAAATGTGGAAAAGTATTTAACCACAAAGGTCATTATACAAAACATTTAAATAAAAAAAACTCTTGCGTTAATAATCATATTAATGAAAAATTAAATAAGATACCTTTATTAGAATCAGAAGTTAATGATTTAAAAAATAGAGTAAAATATTTGGAAGGAACGGGGCATGATTTAAAAAATAGAGTAAAATATTTGGAAGAACAATTAAATAATAATAATATATTAAATGTCGAAGAAAAGATTAAAGCCATTTCATTATTTTCTGGAATGGGTGGTGATTCAGTAGGAATAGTTAATGCTGGTTTAGATTTAGTAGCCTATTCCGAATGTGAAAAAGTAATGAGAGAAACTCACGAATTAAATTTCCCTGAAACAGAATTATTAGGATGTGGTGATATTTTAAAAACATCTGATGAAGAATTTTTAAAATATACAGATATAGTTGATTTAATATTTGCAGGATTTCCGTGCCAAGGATTTTCAAACGCGGGGAATAAAGATCCAAATGATCCCAGGAATTCTTTATTTAGAGAATTTGCTAGGAGTGCTAAATTAATTAAACCTAAATATGTCATAGGTGAAAATGTAAAAGGTTTATTACAAAGAAAAACAGCAAATGGAGAAGAATATATGGATATTATCAAATCTGAATTTAATAAAATTGGTTATGATATTTATTATAAAGTTTATATGTGTAGCAAATTAGATATTGGAATCCCACAAAATAGAGAACGTTTAATTATTGTTGGTATTCGACAAGATTTGAATCAAGACTTTGAATTCCCAGATCAAACTGAAAAAAAATCAGGAGATTTGAAAGATATTGTTAAATTTACTATGGAAGGTACTTTAAAATTGATACCTGATTATTTAGATTTTGACTTTGACAGTTTACCAGAAGAATGTATATTATCAGATATGAATAATGATGAAGGTGAAAATAACCCTCATCCTAATTTAGTAAATTATGCTACAAAAAGAGACTATGAAAGACAAGGTGTAAAAAGGCCACATAGATTACATTTTGGAAGACGTCTTGATGTTGGAGGTGAAATTATTGATATTAGAAAACCTATAAATACAATCATATGTTCATATGCTCATTGTCCAAGATTCTTTATACCTCAAAAAAATAAAAATGGAAATTATCTAAGATGTTTAACACCTGATGAACTTAAACAATGTCAAGGATTTCCATCTGATTATCAAATATCAGGAAATACAGGAAAAAAGATTAAACAAATTGGTAATGCTGTTCCTCCACCATTAATTGAAATGATTGTTAATGAATTGGTTAAATAGATTAAATATATCTAGATAAACATCTCGTAATGAGAGGAATATTTTGATCACGTCTTTCTTGATAGCATAAGGGTCCACAATCCCTTCTCCAATTAAGTTCTATTACTTTATATGATACTATTTTTAATTCTTCATCAGAAAATTCATTTACTAAATCTTTATATCTTTGAATATAATTTTCTTTTTTTTCTTGCCATTCTGGGGTGGTCAGTAAATATCCATTATACATTTTATTTCCACAAATATATATACAATTTTCCTTCATTTTAGGAGGATTGTTATTAAATTTTGGAATTAATTGTTTACACTCTATCATAGTTATTTGAAGATCATTATTAACGTCTAATCTAATCATACACATGTCAGGAAAATTTTGACCTCCACTTGGTTGTTCTATGAGATAATTTTTATTATATTCGATATTTAATGAATTATTATAAATATGAATAGTTACATCACACATTTTAATAATTGAATTATTACCATGTCCACACCATGATCTACCATTATCTGAAATAAATTTTCTAAATGATTCTTTATTTAATGATGTAGTATTAAAACTTCTACATGTAGCATTCCGACATTTATTTTCATGTTGACTTGCTGTAAGTTGAGTATTGACACCATTATTAGTATTTTCAATATTATTAATACTCGAGATAAAATCACTAATAGTTGAATTATATGTATTTACTATGTAAGAATTATCATTTCTATTATAATGATTCAGTTGATTAAAGTCCATTACTGAATCAATATTTATATAATTTATTTATTAAAAAAATATTAAATCAAATTTAAAATAACTGACAATAACTAACAATAACTTATTCATAACAATATTTTTCTACAATATTTTTTCTCTTTGTCATTCCAGAAAAGTTTGAACCACCTGAACTCTTAGAGTTCTTCCAGACACTCAAATTTCCATCATAATTACTATCCAAATTATCTGCTTCTTCCATAAGTTTTTTTCCTTCATCTATATTACCTTCCTTGAATTTCTTATTAGACTTATTTTTTACAGCAGAATATTTTGAAACAGCATCAAGGAATCCATTAAACTTTTCTTCTGAAAATTCTTCGATCCATTCATTTGAATGGAGAAGAGTATTAATATCTGTTGAGGTCATCTTTTTAATATTTGAATATTTCATAAGATAAATAATAATACCTTCAAAATGTTCCTTAAGTTCATTTGTAATTGGAGTGGTGTGATTTCTCACATATGACAAACACTTTGAATCACGAGTTTTACCTTTTTCCAAATACTTCATTGCAACTTCTTCCTCTATGTCATCATCACCTTCTAATTGTGGATTAATAATAGTCCACCAAGAAGCAAGTTGATAAAGTAGTTCACTATTATCAGCATTATCTAGAAACTTATTTTCAATAATAAGTTTTCTCAAAAGAGCACCGTCGACCATAAATTCTCTTGAAATAATACACAGGTAATTAACCAATTCACTCTGATGAGAATTAATTACATCAGCAACTGTCATTGGTTCAGCATTCTGAAGGATATTAAAGATCTTTCTACAATCATTTTCTGTAATATTATTGTATGTGGTAACTGTAAGTTCAAAAGATAGAAAATTTTTTTTTTCATCATTACTAAGATTTCTTGTATTTCTTGTTGCTTGATCAATCTGTCTGTCAAAGAATACTTCTTGACCATTAATTGTTATAGAGAAATTATTATTCTTAAATCCACTAATAGCACGTGTTCTGTGACCACCATCCATAATAGTTTCAATATCTGTATCAATTATTTGACCAATATAAATTTTAGGAATATCAATACCACTAAGTATAGATTCAATTAATTTCTTTTTATATTCATGAGACCAACAATCATCTCTTTGCCATCGTGAAAGAGAATAACGTTTAGACTCAAATTGATGACAAAACCATTCAACATCACGAGATAGAGTTTTAGTATTATGTTTAATAGACATTGTTGTTTTCCTATATAATGTATGTTTTAAATCTTATAAAAATAAATTTCAAATTTCAAATTTACTTCAAATCATTAGAAGTTAATTTGTATCCCCAATGTTGTAAAGTTTGTCTAATAACTGGTGAAATAGTTTCATCATCATATTTAGAATCTTTTTTTTTAATCATATTTATTAATCTGTTTTTAAATCTACCTTTGGGTCCGGTCAATGCCAACCATCTCTTTATTTGTCTTTCATCATCATCCGTGCGTCTTCCCATATAAAATCTGCAATACCATTGAAACCATCCATATGGATCTTGTTTATCCATCCATCCAGATTTTTCCCAATCTTCTAAATCAGATCCGCATTTAACTTTATATTTATTTACTTTTTTATTATATTTTGGTGATGTAACCATTTCACCTATATCAATGCCCTTGAACCATGATTTAGGATATTCTTTAATAACATCTTCAGATTTATAGTGTTTTTTAGTTACAGATGAATAAATGGGTCTAAAATATGTTCCACCAAATGAACCCATTTTTAAAATTTGTACAGGCGACAGGTTGGGTTTAAATTCGGGGTAATCTTTGAATGTTTTCATTTTATATTATATTATAATTAATTTCTTTTTAAACTAACTTTATTATCAAATTTTCTATTATTTTTTAAGAATTCTAATAATTCTTTTGCCTTGTTTCCATCATTAAAATATTTAGTAAAATTATCTAATAAATATTTATTAGTCATAGTTTCATATGATTTATTAGAATTATATTGCAATTTAGAAGAATATGAAGCTAAATTAAAAACATTATTTTTAAGATCATTATTTTCAATATGGGACAGAATATTAACTTCTAAAGTAGATTTATCTGATTTAATAGATTTAATTTTTTCATTATATTGTTTTATTTGATTATCATATTCAACCCATTGAATGACATTCGAATTAAACTCACTCATTTATATTATTAATTATAAATTATTCTTAAATTTAAAACAATTATGAATATTACTAAAATAAATAAAATGATAATAACAATAATTATTTTTAAAAAATAAGGGTATAATTCTTGGATAATATGCTCAATTAATGGATTTAATAATTCATATTTTATATAATTCATATTTTTATCTTTTTTTATTTCATGTGTAACATCTTTTATAGAATTATTTATTAATATTTCAAAAGACATATTAATAAAAAATATAATTATATATTATGTTTAACTTATTACCTTTTTTATTTAATAAAAAATCTTTTTTAAAAAACGCTAGTAATAGTGACGAATCTAATGAATATATAATAATAAAAAAAAACTTTGATAATAATGAATGTATAATATGTTTAGATGCGATGTTAATAAATGATAAAGTAAGAATATTAGAATGTAGTCATATGTATCATTATGAATGTATAAATAAATGGATTGAGAAGAAAAAACAAATAAATTGTCCAATATGTTCTAAATAAAATATAATATATAATTATATATATAGAATGCAACAAAATATTATGATATTAGCGTTTGTAGTATTTATGATTATAAGTTTTTTAATGTATACGGATTATTTAAATATATTTTATGAAGATAGAATCCATCCTTTAATTACAGAATTAGGAAATGGATTTAATAATCCTGTTAAAAACAACGATAATCAATTTGTTTGGACATATTTAGAAGAACCAGAGGATTTGGATAAAGATATTAATATTCAATTATTAAATAAAAAGAAAAACTTTACAATATTGTTTTCAATGTGTTTACAGATAATGAATAATAAAATTAATAATTCATTTCGTGTTGTATCTCCAGAAAATATTAAACAATATTTACCAGATTTTCCTATTGAAATGAACTCTAAATCTAAATATTCATTAAAATTCAGAGTAGATTTATTAAGTTCAATGCTATTGAGTAAATATGGTGGATTATTTTTATCCCCGGCTACATTAGTAATGAAAAGTTTGGATGAGATTATGTATAAATTAAAATATAATTATGATTTAATTACATTCGGAGGTTCTGAACGTGTAATAAATTCGTGTAATAATAAAAACAATCCAGGGAATTATGTAATTGCTGCTAGAAAAAATAATGCAGTAATTACATTGTACAGAGATCAAATGTTAGAGAATTTAAGAAAAGATAATTTTATTAATGAATCAACGGGGGAGGATTTATTAGCAAATTCCATTAGCAAAGTGAGTGATAATAAACATTTTCATTTTGATTGTAGTTATACAGGTAATACTGATATAAAAAATAATATGGTGAAAGTAAAACAATTTTATGGATATGAGCCCATACAGTTTAAAGATAAAGACAATATTATATTTATAGCATTACCTTACGATATTATATTAGAAAATATAGAATATCAGTGGTTTAATAATTTATCTCAGGATCAATTTTTTAATTCTAATACGCAATTAGCAAAATTAGTATTAGGTGAGGTCACTAAAATTAAAAAGTAAAAATTTGAATTTAAATATAAGATAATTTAAACATATTTAATATGGGTATTAAATCTCTGACTCAAACTATTAAGAAAGAAGCACCTGATGCCATTACTCATGATAATTTATATAAATTATCAGGTAAAAAAGTAGCAATCGATGCATCTTTAATTATTTATCAACAATTATTAACACATCAACTTTTTAAAAATAAGAAAGGTGAAATTACAAATCATATTACAGGATTGTTTTATAAATTAACTAATTATTTATCATTAAATATTGAAGTGATATTTGTATTTGATGGGAAACCACCTGATTTAAAACAATCCTGTGTAGATGAACGTAAAAAGAAAGCAAAGGACGCCAAAGATAAAATGGATGCTTGTGGAAATATTGAAAAAAAGAATGAATTAGAAAAACAATCTCTTCGTTTGACTAAAGATATGATAGATAATGTTAAGAAACTATTAGACTTGATGGGTATTTCCTATATTCATATGGATGTAGGTGAGGGCGAGGCAATTGCAGCCGAATTATGTCGCATAGGATATGTAGATTATGTTTTAACAGAAGATATGGATACATTAGTATATGGATCTCCTAAATTAATTAGAAATTGTTTAGATAAATCATTAAAGAGAAAAGATATTATATCTATTATTGATTATGGTGAGATGATTAAAGGAATGAATTTAAGTGAGGAACAATTTGTAAAGTTTTGTATCTTATGCGGATGTGATTATTGTTCTAATGTTCCTAAAGTGGGTAACAGCACGGCATTTAAAATGATTAAGAAACATACAAATATTGAAGATATTATTGAAGAATATAAAAATAAATATGAGTTTCCAGAAGGATATGCTGAATTATTTAATAAATCATATGATATATTTATGATGTATCGAGATAAGATTAAAGTGGAAGAACTGGATGTAAATAAATCGAATAAGGATGTAGGTGGTTTGATTAAATTTATGGTTAATGATATAGAAATGAATGAGTTAAGAGTACAAAAACAAATTAAAAAATTACAAAATACATTAGGTAATAATATTTAAAGGTTTCATACTTATTTTGTTTATAATATGGAAAAATTTAACACATCTATATTAATATTCGGAGAACCAAGAACTTATATAGAATGTTATAAATCAATATTTAATAATATTAACGATCAAAACAAAAATCATAATATAGATATTTATTTAATTATGTGGAAAAAAGATTATGATGAAAATATAAATAAATATTATAATCCCAAAGGAGTACTTTTATTAGAATATAGTGATTTTTTAAAAGATTTAAATAATATAAATAAAATAAAAATCGGGTTATATTATCAAAATCCAAGTGGATGTTGTGGGTATAAAGATAAAAATACTTATTTTGTTCAATTGTGGCAATGGTATAAAGGTTATGAATTTATAAAAAATAAAAATTATGATTATATAATTAAAACTAGATTTGATAATATGATTAATAAACCTATAATAATAAATCAAAATAATATTTTTTTGGAAAAAAGAAGAGGATTTAATAATAAGTTATATAAAAATGAATATAATATGTTTGATGATTTGTTTTTTATTTTAAAAAAAGGTCAATATCATATATTTGAAATATGGAATAATCAAGATAAATTAGAATTTATAAATGAAACATTAATAATGAATTATACTAATAAATTAAATGATAATAAATATTTAGTAGATTTAGAGACAATTTTAACTATTTTTATAAAAGAATATAAAAAATATAATTATGAGTCAATTGATAATAATGCAATTATTTTAATTAGGCCCGGACATAATTTTAAACAAATATATGTGGTTGGAAATGGTTCATCTTTAAAAGATTTTGATTTTAATTTTTTAAAAGATAAGGAATGGATAGGATGCACATTAGGATTTAGACATTGGGAAGAATTAGGATTTTATCCAACTCATTATGTAAATGTAGATTTGGTAGTATGTGAATATCAATTAGAAAAAATAAAAGATATGATAATAAATAATAAATGTAAAACATTTTTATTAACATCCCATATTATACAATTTTGGAATGAGATATTAAATTATAAAAATGTTTATTACATTGAACAATTAAAATCTTTTAAAAATTGCCCGTTTCAATTATTATATGATTGGTGTTCAGGATCATCTGCTGCATGTTATGGGATATGTATGGGGGCTAATACAATAAATTTATTAGGTATGGATTGTAATTATATAGAATTTATACATGAATGTGAAAAACAATCAAATGGGACTTTAAAAATTATAAAACAACCTATTAATAATCCCAATTATTATTATCCAACATATCAAAGAGTTGGAGATTTATATAATGTTCCTAATACAGATAGAATACATAAAAAGTCTTGGCATGATTTAAATAATTTATCAAAAAGAATTAATAATAATATTATTATAAAAAATTATAATACATCTGATAAATTAGATAATATCTTTAATAGATATGTTTTAAATGATATTAAATCTTTATAACTTTGCTATGATTAATTACAGGATTATTATTTTTTATATTTTTTTTAGATTCTTCTATTTTTTTATTTAGACTCTTACAATTATGAGTATGAGTATAACGATGTTCCGCACAGAATTGTCCTTCACATTTACAAGCATATGATATTAATTTTAGTCTCTTATTACAAAATGAACACCGTTCCATATCTATAATTTATTTAATAAATCTTTTTTAAATAAATCTTTTTAATTATTCAAATTTATTTAAAAGGTTATTCATTTATTACCTTAAATGAAAATAGCTGTTATCATACCTGTGACTAGTAACAAATGTAATTTCAATTATTTTAAAGATACAGATTTATTAAATATTTTATTTAAATCTTTCTTTACAACATACGATTTGAATCATGAATATAAATTTTATTTAGGTATTGATTCAGATGATAAATTATATCAAGATAATACTGTTCAAAATGATATTAAAAAATTCATAAATGTTATGAAAAATACTTCTATTGAAATATTAACAATTGATTCATTAAATAAAGGTAATGTATGTTTTATATGGAATGAATTATTTAAAAAAGCATATATAGATAATTATGATTATTTTGTTCAAATAGGTTCAGATATTTATTTTCAAGATAAAGATTGGGTAAATTCTTGTATAGATTTATTAAAACAAAATAATGATATAGGTGTGGTGGGTATGGCGGACATGGGCAGAAAAAAATATAATCCAAATGATACATTATTAACTCAATCATTTGTATCTAGAAAACATATGGATATATTTGAATTTTATTATCCGCATGAATTTAAAAATTGGTTTATAGATGATTGGATTTCTGAGATTTATGAACAAAATAATAGGAAATTTATAATACCACATAGAATATATAATTGTGGAGGTCAACCCAGATATAATATTTATGGTGATAGATCATTATGTGATAAAATGTTAATAAAATATAAAGATAATATTAAAAAATATATAGATAATATATAATATATATATATATATATATATGTCAAGTTGGCCATCATGTAATAAATCAAAAAGAATTATTAAAGTTATAGAAGAAAGTGAAGCAACTATATATGGTAATGAGATGGCTCTTTGGTCACCCAAATCTAATAGACTAGATAATCAATTAACTAATAGGATTGATAAATTATTAGATGAAATTGGTCATTCACATAAAAAAGAACATTTAATATTTGAAAAAGTTAGAGTCATTGCTCATCATTTAGGTATAGACTTTTTTGATGATGATACCGAATCAGATGAATCAGATGATGGAATAAAATAAAGATAGTTTTTATTAATCACCCCAATTTGTAAATCCCCAACCTCTAAATTTAGTATTATATACTTTAGGTGTAACATTACTCATACTTTTTAAACTTAATTTATGTTTTCTATATTTAATATTATTAACGTCTTTTTTAGTAGGACTAACTTCTTCATCTGATGAAGAAGAAGAGTCATCCGAACTATCTTCCTCACCTGATGATGAACTCATTTGTTCTTCTTTATTATATTTATCTTTTGCCACTAAATGTTGTTTTTTATATTCATCATCTGACCAGTTTATTTTCTTATTTTTATATGACCCTATTTCTTTATTATTTACATCAAATATTTTATTATTTTCTAAATTATGAATATAAATAATATCTTCATATACTAATTTTTCAAATTGCCCCTCTAAATCGAACTCATCACTGACGCTCTTTTTTTTATTCACTTTTATTTTAGGTTGTATTGCGGATGGTTTTTTCTTAACTTCTTCTTCAACTGATTTCACAGTTTTTTTTTTTTTTTTTTTTTTTTTTTTTTTTTTTTTTTTTTTTTTTTTTTTTTTTTTTTTTTTTTTTTTTTTTTTTTTTTTTTGATTTTTTTGAATTTGTTGAAGGTTTAGACCCTTCATCTTCTGGTTCGGATCCGTTATCAGAATCATCCGAATCATCTGAACTATATGTCCAATTAGTAATTTGTTGACTAATTTCTTTAATATTACCTCCCCCCGATTTTTCTTCTGCTGCAAAACAAGTATCCGGCGAGGAGTTTTTCTCTTTTAGTTTCCATTCTTTAGTACCGCCAGGATATTCTAATATATTTACAAATCCGGCATCTATTAAATGTTCTGTTAATTTTTCTGAGGCATGACATTTACTATGAGCACAATATACAACTATAGGTAAATTAAATATATTTAATTTTTTATTTTTGACTGAACTGTTTAATTTAGGATAATTAGAGAGATTATCCTCTAAGAATTTTTTAATTTTGTTTCTTTTTTCTTGTGAGGAAGACCTATCTAATAAAGAAACAGGTAAATTATAACTATTTGGTATATGGCATCTATCAAAATTATCTCTTGGTAAAGAATTTATTGTAAAATGACATTTTTTATGAACATATTCTCGCATTATTTTAAAATCTACCTTACAAGATACTATGACAGTTTTAATATTATCACTCCAAAAATTATTTCTATCCAATGAGCAATAATGAACATGTCTTGGATATGTTATATCATCTACAGAATAAGGTTGAGGACAATTTAATACTAATGTTGTATCACCATTACCATTTGTTTTAACTAAACCATGATTTTTAAATTTATTATATGCTTCTTTGGCTGATTTGATTTTCATGAAATCATTAGTATATTCTGCTGCCCAATAACATATCCAAGTATTTGATTTTTCATTTAATTTAATATTTACTTCATAATTAGTAATATTGGGTTTTAAGGGTTGTAATGTTCTTTTATTAGCATTATATTTTTCATTATTATTAAGAAAAGGTGGTAATAAAGAATAATTACCTATTTCTTTATACCAATCAGGTATAGTTTTCTCTAATTCTGCCTGGTTCATTTTAGTTGAAACTTCACAAGTTAAACATATTTTACCCATTATAAATAATAGTTATATAAAAAAAATTTGATTTAAAAATAAATCACATTTAAATATTAAAGTATGATTACATTTATTGTTACAAAAGGCGATAATACAAAAACAATTCAATTCTCAAATGATGGAACTATGTTAGATCTTAAAACAGAAATTATTAAACAATTTGAAGTAGATTGTAAATATATTGACATTACTTCGAATGCCGAACGGCCTATTAGAGTATTAGGTAAGTTTAATTTTGATAAAGGTTTACAACCAAGAACACTTGATAATTATCCATTTAATAGGTTCGGTATTGATGAAAAGACAATACCTATAACATTTAATGAGGAAAAAGGATATTTACCAATCATTAAAAAATCTTCAGTGACTAATGGAACATCTTCTAAATATGTTCCGCCAAATGCACAAAGTATGGAAGTTACAGAAACAACACAATACAATATTGAAAGCGAATCAGAATTTCCTCCTCTTTGTTAACAACAACAGCATAACTTATATTTATAGCATTTATTTATTTCTATAATTTTTTGGTCAATATCCATATTTTGTTTTTTATCATATTCAGCATATTTTTTATAAAATCTCAACCGTTCTTGCTCTATAATATGTTTATGTAATTCAGAGTTATTAATAATTCTGGCATATTTATCATAATCTGTATTTTTAATATATTTTTGAGATTCTTGATATATTAAAAAGTATTCTTTTAATATTTCTTCATTATAATTTTCTATTAAGGTTTTTAATATAAGGTTATTACAGCCGGTTTTGTGTAATTCATATACTTCAAGTTTATTTTTGATTTTGGCAATCATAGATACGCATTTTTCAATAGTATTACTAGACAGCTCCATTTTTTCTTGATATTTTTTAAATTTTAAAATACTTGATGTACAAGTTATAATAGAACCAATAAATATAGGTGATAAGTCATATATTTCTCTATTAATTTTATCATCCTTGTCTATAAATATTAATTTACATGATTCGATTAAAGTCAAACAAGTTGATAATAATATAGTACTTATACTCCACGCATTATGGCATTTTTTATATCGATTATATTTTAATTCTAATATTTTTCTGTATAAATTTAGTTTGCGTTTTTTTTCTTTTATATGATTTATTAATTCATCAATACAATTTATATCTGAACATACATTTCCTGTAATATGTTTGTCTGTATTAGTGTCTAATATTGTTTCAGTATTATTAGAACCATTAATCATAAATTACATTATATTATTTTTTACCAGAATATTGTATTTTTCCTGTAAAATTATTTAATTCTTTTATCATTTTATATCTTTTATGTTGAATATATAATCCTGATAAACTTAATATTATATATACAGGTATAAACACATATAAATTATAATAATTAGATAATAAATGAAATGAATATAATGATAATACCGGACCTATAAATGATGTTGTCAACATAGATAATTCTTGTTCTTTGAACATTGTTATTGTTCCCGAAAATAATCCCGGTACTATTATACATATCCAAAACATATTATCATATAAATATATAATTCCTAAATGAATATTTTTACATAATAAATTCCATATAAGATATCCAAATGAACCTCCGCATGTAAATCCAATTACAAAATATGAAAATTTATATAATTTAAGTAATAAAAAACCACCCGATAATCCTGATAATAGAGACCCGCCTGCATGTACTAAACAATTTTGATATTTTAAATGATCCATTATAAAATCTATTAATTTATAACTACTTCCTACTGATAAAATTGTTCCCAAACAAAAAATAGTGGGTTTCACAAATCTATTACCAAAATATGTAATAATTAATCCGATGGCACATGTCAACGGGTATATCAAATTAGTGTCAACATTATTTGTAATTTTTAAATCGAAACATTCCATTTATATATTAATAATATTATTATAAATATTATCATTAAATAATAATTATTAATAATATTATACATCGTTTTGAATTCATTATATTCCTCGTCTGTGAACATTTTGATTTATTATTGTATTTATTTATAATATAAAATCAAATTTAAATAATATATTAATATATAAATGAAAAAATCTGATTTAATTAATATTGCTATTGGTATATCATTAGGATATTTTTTATTCAGCATATTAAATAAAACAAATATATTCACACATGACTGTGGAAACTGTAAGGAATGTCAATCTAAAGGATGTGACAATTGTAAGGAATGTCAATCTGGTGGTTGTGATAGCTGTAAGGGATGTCAATCATAAATTAATCTATTAAATCAGGTAAAATAGGATGTCCTTCCCAATTATATCTTTTCATTATATAATTTGTTTTAAATGATTTAGGATAATAATAATCAGGGAATTTTTTAACATTTTTAGGTAATAAATAAAATGATTTCTCTGGCAAGATTAAACGTAATTGTTCAGACGATTTAAGTGGTTCCTTATCTATTTTTATAATATTTAAATCATTAATATTCTCTAAATAGTTATTAAAATCTTTCATAGATGGAGCAAAATGATATTTATAATACCATTTCCATGAAATACAATCATCAAAATAATAATTACTTGTCCAGACAAATGATTCTAAATAATTTTTACATATATCATTTATTTGTATTTCTAATATATCATCATAGCTGGGATTATAATTATGATGGTGATATATTTGGAACATATAATATCTTCTATGCCAAGTATCAATATCTTTGAATATTTTAGATTCATCTTTGTTATCTATTATAGGAATATGATTCATAAAATCTCTTTCATATTCTTTATCATATGAGTTATATTTATCTAAACATTCATTATTAATGTAAGCATTATAAATATCATGGAATTGATTTTTAAACTTATTGTGTTGTTTATTACGAATTAATAATATTTTTTCTAAGAAAATATTTTCTTTTAAAGATATTTTATGAATTAATTTTTTAAAATTAGTAACATCTAATTTATTATTATGAATTAAATAAAATATTCCGGCATGTTCTTCTTGTAATTGATTATAAATTTTTAATAAGTTATCCAATCCTCCATATCTAATATTAATACAGGGTGAATTATGAATAAAATCATTCCCTATGAAAAAACATAAAAATATATAATCATTTATGATACATTGATTAGGCAAATGAACAAAATCTTTTTTAATATCTTGAACCAAGTACCATTTTAAAAATTCTATATCTAAATAAACATATTCTGAATTTAATCCTTCAATATTATATTCAGTTCTTTCTCTCAGTAAATAAATATGATTATTTTTGATTAAAGATAACATGATTAAATCAGCATCTAATCCGTGAACAATGTTAATATCATTATTATTATTTAATTTAAGATACTGCATAATTTTGTGTTCACCTTCACCATGTTCAGATGAATCTGAGAATATAGTTTTAATAGGATATGATTTGTTTTTGAGAAATATATTTAATTCGTTCATAAAGTTAGTACCAGGCGAAATGGCATTTGTATCCCATATTTTTTCTTCATTGGCAGATCTAAATCGGCGGTATTTTTGTTGTTCAATTTTAGAACGCGGACAAACTCCATCTATAGCAATATAAATTAAATCTTGCGGATTACATATTTCAATTATTTTAATCATATTTAAATAAATATTATCAAACATTTCTTTTTCATCTGTAAGACCTTGACAACATGGATGAATTAAACAATTCAAATCAAAAAACAGATTATTTACTTTTTTATCAAATAAATCTTGTTGAATTAAAATATTATTATAATCATTTATTATATTTTTAAAATATGATGGAATACCCATTTTATTTATTATAATAATTAATGTTTGTTTAAATAAATAATTTAATATTTATTATAAAAAAAATATATGTTATAGTATATAAAAATGGAAGGAGGTGGTCAGATGGGTGGTAATCAATTAACTTTTGAAGCAATAATGACTCCAAATGCTTTATATTTTGTAATTACACTTGCTGTAATAGGCTATTTATATCAAACTAAAATGGTTTTAAGTAGAGAAAGAAGTATTAAAAATAAGTCATCTAACTTATTTGATAAACAATTATATTTGGAAGTTGGTTTTATGATTTTAATAGGTTTATCGCTATATATATTAAATAATGGGAATAATAATATGATTGTATGGGTATATATAACAATACCTATTGTATATTTAGTAATTAAAAGTTTGATGGTATTTAATAAGGTTACAGGTTATATTAGTGAGGCTCCAAATGTTGTAGACACAGTTGATTCTGATTTAGCAGATTTAATTAGTCAACAAGCAAATTCCAAAACAAATACGCAAATTCCGGTAACCAATCAAAATAGTAATACAGTTGATATTTCAAATGCATTAAATAATGCGTTGAGTCTAAATAATTCTGTTAAGAGTGTTCCGAATACTCAAGTCCCTCCATCACAATTTCAACATAATGGACCTGAAGGTTTTTCACTATTTTAAATTAATTATTTAAAAATATTCTTTTAATATACATTATGAAATATTTATCATTTGATGTTGGGATTAAAAATCTCGCCTATTGTTCATTAAATGATAAAAAAGAAATACTTGATTGGGGTATTATTAATTTAGATAAAAATCCTATTTGTCAATGCGGATTACAAAAAGAATGTAGTAAATCATCCACATTTATAGTTACAGATGATAATGGGGAAATAAGATATGCTTGTACAACTCATACTAAAAAATACAAGAAAAAGAAAAAAATGAATAATGATAGAGATATATTTAATTTAAGTAAAATTATGATAAATGAATTGAACCTTAAAGAAGATTTTTTAAATCATGAAATCATATGTATAGAAAATCAACCTGCGTTAAAAAATCCAACTATGAAAACAGTCCAGATGATTTTATATAGTTATTTTATGATTGAAGGCGCTACTAAAGATAAACCTGTATCAGAAGTACATATGATTAATGCTCGTAATAAACTAAAAGTTTACAAAGGACCCGAAGTGGAATGTAAATTTACAGATAAATATAAAAAAAATAAGTATCTTTCGGTTGAATATACTAAATTAATGATATTAGAAGAAGATACTAAATTTATAGAATTATTTACTGAATCTAAAAAAAAAGATGATTTGGCGGATGCTTATTTACAGGGTATATATTTTATAGAGAAGTGATTATTTAATTTTAATATGTTTAATTAAATCTTTGGGTTGTATGGGTATTTCATTTTCGCGCGGAGGATATCTATATAATGTCCATTCCGATTCATCTGGGAATTTTAAAATACCTGTTTCATATCTATAAGTGGTGATAACGGGGACATTTTCAATAGGATCGCCATACAAAACCCTATCGTATTTTGGTCTTCTTACCAGTTCTCTTGATTTGACTGGCGATATAATCCAACTGAAACCCGAAAATGTAGGACTGTAAATCCATCCTTTTTTATTTCCGTTATGTTTAATTTGATCCAAAGTATTAAATTTATTTCGGTACATGGTACTCAAATGATAATCATTTCTAGATGGTTCACTTCGTCTCATTATTATTTTATAATAATTGATATGAGTTGTAAATGTAATATTATCTTTTAGATCATTCAATACAGTTTTATTTTTCTTTTTAGTTTCAATATATTTACCTAATAAATTACTGACATCAATGTCGAGATGGTCGATAGAAGATATCATGTTTTTTTTTTTATTTTTTTTTATTTTTATTATAATATATTTCAAATTTTAATCTATGTATATAATATAAAATGGAGAGAGAATTAAGAGAGTGCAGAGAAGGTCAACGAGAATTAAATAGAATTATAGTTGAAAGTAATAATATGATAAGAGAAACAGAAGTTAAATATAAAGGATATCTAAAACAATTTGCTATCGACACTACTACGGCAAGGAAGGAAGCAGAGTCTGAGATGGACGCGTTAAAGAAGACGCTTGAAGATTTGAAACCGGGGATTAAGAAGGCATATGATATGTATCAAAATTTAGGTGCGGGTCATTCTGATTATATTCAACCCGACGGTGAAAAGGGATGTGCTACTAAATATGATCCATCTATAGAAAAATTAGGCGCGTTCTTGTGGGATTCTGGTGCTAAGAAATATAAGAAACGCAAGTCTTCTAAAAAGGCACGCGGTTCTAAGAAAAAAAGTAAATCCAAAGGAAAACGTCGCGGTTCACTCCGAAAGCGTAAATCAAAGAGAAAATAAATTATTATTATAGTGGATAAAAAAAAGATTTAATTTATCATAATATTTATAATTACCAAGTGAAATGAACAGTGAAGGCATTATTATTCCAAACATCAAACTTTAATCCTTGGAAGTGGTCTCGGTAACTGATTACCCCATTTTTAACACCTTCACATAAATACATTGATTCAGGATTACACATTTGATTCAGCCATACGCGACACATTTTGGATGGTTTCCCTGTATTTGGGAGATTAAACTTAAAGTGATCCCAACTTAAATTATAATAGAGTTCTCTTAAACCCTTTTCAGATTTATATTCGATGGCTTTTTTCAAATCAGTATAATAAATAGCAGTCAATTCATACATTTTATCATCATATTTTCGTTGCCAGTTGTACATTTGTAGTTGTTTTTGTAATTCTTTTTGTTGGTGATATTGCATAGATGTTTCTTGATAATCTCGGATAAAAGTTTTATTCATTTTGTTATTGGATAAATTTTTTTTTATAATTTCAAATTTTAGTACGTTTAAATTTAAAAATATATTTAAAGAGAATATTTAATTAAATAAATAAATATATGACAAATATATTATTAAAATCATTGGATAATTATTATAGTAATAATAACAAAATAGAACAATTTAATGATTATGTAAATGGTGATAAAAAAATATCATTAAGAATAATAGATTGGTTTGTAACTAATTATTCAAAAAAGTATAATGTATTTTATGAAGTCTATAGAATACCTGATGGCGGGATATCTTTTGAAGAAAATGGTAATGAATTATATAATCAAATAAATATATTTCATGCTTATAAATCACAATTAAAATCATATTCTAAAAAGAAGTTTGATCCATTTTGTAGAAAAGAAAGAATAAATTTTAATTGTAAAGATTATAATATAGAAACTACATTAGGTCAATTAAATTTTTTTAAGTGGGCTCTTGATAATATGGTTTTAGAATATATTACAGAAAATTATAGCCATATAGAAAATGATATGAATATTTGTTTTAATAAAAATAAAAAAAGTAAAACGGATAGTAAAAGAAAACCTAGACAAGAATTATCTAAATCAGCATCCCGGGGGTTAAATACTGCAAAACATCGGATTATATTAGATTTTAATTAAATATCAGCGACATCAATATCTTCATCTGTTGTAGCCTCATCCGAATCGACTTTTTTTAATTTTTCATCATCAGACGAATCTGGTAAATTAGTGCTGAATACAATTCCTAGATTGTCATCATCATCTGATGAATATTGATTATCAACATCTAAGTTAATACTTTTGGGTACTAATCCTTTATCTTTTAATTTGCGTGCTAAATTTACATCATAATTATCAATGATATCACAAATACTATCTTGCCATTCTCTAATAGATACTAGAACAATATCATTAGCACGGACAAATTTCTTTTTTCGCATTTTTCCGCACATAATCGCCTTTCGTTCTTTTCCATCGAAACACAATACATCGAATCTACAATTACCATTACACTTTTTAATTTGTGCGTATTCTTGACCTTCATCTTTCAAACGTAAAGTTTTTTCACCAAAATTATTTTGTTTTTTATTCCTTTTATGTTTTTTGCCACCTTTGATATTAGGCATGTTTATTAATTATTACAATATATATTATAATTTTATTCTTAAATAAATTTGATCATCCTTTAAATAAATTTGAAAATTATTTTAAAAAACATTCAACATATTAATAATCATGTTCTGTTGTAGTAAGAAACATAAGAACAAAGTCCATTTCCTTAATGAAGTATTTGAACCAAGGCCACCGTTTAAAGACCCTCCAAAAAAAAGGAGGAAAAGTGTATATCCTATGACACTATCAAAACAAGAACAATTAAAAAAAAATAAAGAAGTTATTACCAAAGAAAGAATAGAAAATGAAGGATTTACAGATAAATTCTTGGCTGAAATTATTCAATGTGGTGGATGCCAGGAAAAAATTGCTCTAAAAGAAAGAAAAGAATTACATCATTGTAGTAATTGTAATAATTTCTATTGTTGTAATTTTGCAGGAATATGCGTAGGAAGTGGATGTTCAGTCGCATTCGAAGGTAAAAAACAATCATTAAGTTATTGTATGAATTGTGTTAATCCATATTTTAAAATAAATATAAAAGAAAATGGTGAATGTTTATGTAAAAATTGTGAAAACCTACCAGATCTGCCAAATCATTATAAAGAAGTATAATTATATATATAAAGAAATATCATTTTTTTATATATAAGTAATATGGAGAAGATTTTAAATAAAGGCGGTATAACATTAATAAAAGTATTAGGGGATAGTAATTGTTTATTTAATTGTATAGTACAGCAATTACATTTAGATAGAAATATTAAATATTATGTAGATAATAATTATACATATAAATTAAATCAATCTAAAGAATATGAAAAATTATCTGAAGATTTAAGGCAATCAGTTGTAGATTGGTTAGATAATAATTTAGATTTTTTATTACCCACCGGATTAACAATTAAAGAAGACATATTAGATTCTATTAATTATGATGAAAATTTAAGTACTATTCGAGATTATTTATTGGATATGCGGGGATATAAATTTGCTGGTCAAATTGAAATATATGCTTTATCTAATATGTTGAAGAAAAACATTTCTGTATTAACAGAGATAGATGATACATATTATTCATTAGGTATGGGAAATATATACAATGGACTATCAGGCGATAATATATATTTATATCATAATATGTTAGAACAAGAAGATGAAAATGAATATCATTATAATTTATTATATTTAAATAATAATTCAAAAATAATAACTAAGAAAAAATATTTAGAATTGAACAATAGAATATCTAAACCATTAACGAGAAATACATTCAAATCACTTATTGAGTAGTATTCCTATTAGTATCATCAATTGGAACTACTGGTTTTATAGGCGTTTGTGGTCCAGGGATAACATTATTTTCAAGATCTGATATAGTTGCAGTTAAATTTGTTAATAGTTCTTGACTATCAGTTATTTTTTTTAAGACGTCTTTATCAGGTAATTGTTTCAAATCTCCAGTTATTTTATCTCCTATATTTTCTAAATTAGAAACAGTATTGACGGTATCTACTAATGGTTTAAACATTTCATTATTTTTAGATTTTTCCATGAATGATTTCATTTGACCATCAAAATCAAAATCTAATAGTGGGGACTTATTCGTGCCATCTTTTTTTTTTGTTTTATTACCTTTGCCTTGGAATTCTTGTTCAATTTGTTTCCTTTTGATATTTTCTACTGCTTTACAAAATTCTTTATATGCTTCTATGGTATGAGTATTATATTCTTCATATTTGCCAGATAATCCGAAAAATTGCCAACCTTCTGTTTTTAATTGTTCTACTACTAAAGAATAACTAAAATAATCCTTATCCAAAGAAAATAATTGAAGGAATCCATTACTTATAGTGACCATTAATGATATAGACCATGTAGACCAATATGATATTTGATCAAAATTTCTGGGCAATTTAGCAGGATCCATTTGACCTATGGATAATAAAGCTGGTAAAAGAATAGAACCAGTAGTTACAATAAATCTAAATACATTATAGTATTTTTTTGTATTGTTTCGTTTTTTTTCATAATAATCAACTTCATCTACAAATCGCGCCTTTATTATTTCTTTACTTTCCTCATTACCTCCCGGCATTTGTAAATTATCTATTATATTAGTAACTCTATTTGTATAATTATTCATTATATATTTATAATATTATTTTTTTATTAATTTTTTATATTTATATAATATAGTTATATGGATACTATTAATGATTTTATTAATGATACTATATTTTCAGATAGTAATGAATCCAGAATAGGTCAATATGGAAATAATGTAGTTAATTTAATAAACAAATTCATCAGAATAGTAATAGCATTTGCTATTGTATATTTAATAATTATAAAAATGCCTGTTCATGGTGATAAAGACCATACAATGTATTTTAATTTATTATTATTGATATCAATATTTTTAATACTTATTTATATACAAAAAAATTGGAGAGGTTATTATATTAATAGTTTTTTAGGTGCCACAGATCCACCTATCGGCGGTGAATGTGCTGGGGATTTAGATAGCATCCCAAAATCGGATGAGCAAGGTAATCCGTGTCCTCGCGGTCTTGAGGCAAATGGTTCGATTTTAATAGATGCAATAACTTCCGCATTAACAAACGAATTATCTGATTGGAAAAACTATTTATATTTAATTGGCATCGTTTTAGGATTAAGACAATTAGGCGTCTCTGGGCTCTTTGCAGGATTTGTATTTTTTCCATTTGACTGTTTAAAAGGTATAATATTTTTTGTATTATTCGCATCTAAATATTCACCTATTAATTTCTTATTTGGAAAAACGGGTAGTGTAGAAGATCCATATATATATGGCAATCAAATTAGTGAAGCAGAAGAAAAAGAAGCGGGAAGAACTCCACTAATAAATTTCAATGAAAAATTTTATTTAATGTATATAGTATTAATATTATTAATATTTTTTACAATTATAATAAGATTAACAAGTGATACTATAATAGATTGTAAGAATTTTGAAGCTCCAATAACTGACATCGGAGGTTTGTTAAAAGGTTGTATTGGATATAGATTTTATATGGTATTAAATGTATTATTATTTATAGGTTTTTCTACAGATTTTATAGATTCATTACAAAAAATATCAGCAGAGGATACGGCATTGGTATGTCCTTGGAAAGTTAACGATAACAAACTCCCCGCCCCCAAGAGTGAACAAATATATAACTCAAAAATCGGAAAATGTTTGAGACCTGAAAATCAGGTTGACCCACCCATTTGTGAACCAAAAAATGACCAAATAATAGAATGTAAACCGGAAAGCCCTCCCCCTTTCCCGGGTTGTAAAACGAAAAGGGATAACAATAATTATATATTAAAAGATATTACTCAATTTAATGAGAGTGATAAAAATATTGATGGATCAGATCACAGAATTCTCATTAGGAAAAAACCTGGAGGAGGAGGCTATATAATAGACCCCACATCTCAAATTCAGATAAATGATTCTACATGTAAAAAATCTATTGATAATTGGTTGGCTGGTATTAAAGAGCCCTTCGAAGTTGATACGATAAGTAAAGAAATAATAACTGCCCGTCCAGATTTAACTGATTATGTTAAAACTGAATTATTAAAAACAATCGGCGAGATTTCTAAAAATTTAGAAACAATTGGGATTCCTAATGAAATCCCGCCAATTATTTCTAAAAATTTAGAAACAATTGGGATTCCTAATGAAATCCGGGCCAGTGCAGGCAGGTATGTACCATGATTAATAAATAATATTCCTTTATAAAAAAAAAAATATAATATAAAATAAATAATATAATATAAAATAAATATATTATATTTATATAATGGATAAGGGCGGCGGGTTGGGTTCAATGACAAAAAGGTTAGGTGGAAAAATGAGTAACTTGAAAGACAAAACTGTATCTGCCGGGAAAAAAACTGTATCATCAGTGAGTGAAACAAAAAAAAAAGCAAAAACATTGGAATCAGTTGTGAAAGGTAACCTAAATTTGGAGGAAAAAAGCGCCGATACAAAAACTAAATTCTTTGAAGGTATTAATAAAATTAAAAGTTTTGACGATAAAATATCTGGAAAACAAGCTAAAGAGATGATAAGAGATGAATTATTAGATGGTAAATCAGTTGTTAATAAATATGGTTTATTTGGTCCAGGTACATATAAATATTTAATATATATTATATTATTCCTTAATATATGTTGTATTATTTTATTAACATTTAATAAAAAAATTTTTTATAAATATAAAGGACATACAGAAGTTGATGTGAGATTAAATAAGAATGTATTTTATATATATATATTTTCATTATTCTTGTTTATTTTACAATTATATACATTTAAAGAAAATTATAATGATATAGTAGAAAGAAGAGGTAAATATCAAGTTTATTTAGAAGTATTTAATGTATTATGTACATTGGGTTTAACTTATTATATATATAAACAAATAGATGTTATACGTGCAGATTGTTCTGCCCCTAATAAATATATGTGTGTTATAAATAATAATGGTCCTAATGATATACATGAATGTCTTGATGGTCCTTTTCAGTGCGGAGACAAAACATATAAAGATTATCCCCCCCCTATAGTGGATACACCCTACGTTTCCCATATGGTTAAAAATTTCTATTTGATACCAGAACCGCCGCCAGAAGATCCCCCGCCCGCCGCCACAGGTGCCGCCACAGGTGCCGCCGCAGGTGCCGCGGCACCTGCCCCAGGAGGTCCAGAACAATCCAGCGATAATATGCAAAAAATTATTACTGATATATTTAATGATTTAATTAAACCAGATGAGGAAAGGATCCAAAATTTAGAAACAAGGTTTAACAGCTTATCTCCTGGTGAAGGTATACCTGGACCTGCCGGACCTGCCGGACCTGCTGGACCACCCGGAACACCTGGCAGCGACCCCCGACCCGAAATCTCGGCACCTTCATCCAATCAATTCTCAAACATTTTGTGCCCAAACGAACCAGGAGGTCTATGTAAAGATGGAGAAACTGGATGTGATGATAAAGGTATGTGTGAAGGTTTCGCCATGATTTCATTACAAGAGAAAATAGACCTTGAAATGAGATATAAAGATTTAAATAATAATTCTTACAAAGTAAATAATCTAATGAATAATTTAGAAACTTTTTTACTAAATTCACTTAAATAAATAAATATACTATATTTAATAATGTGTGGAATATTTTTTTATTTTGGTAAAAAATACAATCTAGAAAATCTATTAATTGATTTCAATAAAATTATTAATAGAGGCCCCGACCAATCAAAACTAATTGATTTAGACGACAAAGTATTTGGTTTTCATAGGTTGGCAATTAATGATTTATCTGAAGATGGTATGCAACCATTCATAGATAATAATATTTATTTAATTTGTAATGGTGAAATTTATAATCATAATTTTTTAAAAAATGAATTTAATATTGATTGTAAATCAAACTCGGATTGTGAGGTAATCATTCATTTATACAAATTAGTCGGTATAGAAAAAACCTGCCAACTATTAGATGGGGTATTCGCATTTGTTTTATATGATGGAAATTTAGATAAATTATATGTGGCGCGCGACCCATACGGTGTCAGACCATTATTTATGGGCAATAATGGAGAAAAAGAACTATTTATATCATCTGAATTAAAAACTATATCTGATAAATGCAAAGTAGTTGATCAATTTAATCAAGGGACTTATTTAGAATATAAAAAAGGGGATATTTTCATGCTTAAAAAGTATCATGATAATAATTTTAAAATTGATTCATTAAGAAGTGACGAATTTATATTAACATGTATCAAAAATAAATTAACCAAAGCAGTAAAAAAAAGATTATTATCTGATAGACCCATAGGCGCTTTATTATCAGGAGGTTTGGACAGTAGTTTAATATGTGGGATAATATGTAAACTATTAAAAGAAAAAAACATTAAATCAAAACTTAACACTTTTTCAATTGGTATGAAAGGTGCTACCGATTTAGGATATGCTCAAAAAGTCTCTGACCATATTGGTTCAGAACATCATACAATTGAATGTACTGAAGAAGAATTTTTGTCTGCTATTCCGGAAGTTATTTATAATATTGAATCATATGATATAACTACCGTTAGAGCGAGTGTAGGCAATTATTTAGTTGCAAAATATATTAAAGAAAATACAGATGTTGTCGTATTATTTAATGGAGATGGAAGTGATGAACAGAGCGGGTATTTTTATTTAAGAAACGCACCAAATGAAAAAGCATTCCATAATGAATGTTTGAAATTATTAGATGAAATAAAATATTATGATGTATTGAGGTCGGACAGATCTGTTTCTAGCAAATGGTCATTAGAAGCTAGAACGCCTTTCTTGGATAAAGATTTTGTAGAATTTTATATGACAATTGATCCAAAAAAGAAAATGTATAGTGAAAACATTACAGAGAAAAGATTATTGAGAAAAGCATTCGAAAAAGAAAATATTATACCAGAAGAAGTATTATGGAGACCTAAAGAAGCATTTTCAGATGGTTGTTCATCCGAAAAAAGGTCGTGGCATAAAATTATACAAGAATATGCAGATACAATTATTACAGATATTGAATTCAATGAAAATAAATATAAATTTAGTAAAAATCCACCATTAAATAAAGAAAGTTACTGGTATAGGAAAATATTTGAAAGTCATTATCCTGGTAAAGGTGGTATAATACCACATTATTGGTTACCTAATTGGTCTGATCAAACAGATCCTTCTGCTAGAGAATTATCTTGATTTCTTTTTAGACTTAACTTTTTTAGATTTCTTCTTCTTCTTTGATCCCTGATATCCTGGCGGATCCTTAAACATCTTAGTTAATCCAAAATGGTCACTTGGAGAATTCATACACCGCCCAGTAAATTCATTACATACTTTTCCTTGACTTACACATTCTTGCACTTTCTCAGGTGGACAATATTTTTTAGATTTTCCCGATTGTTTAGATTGACTTTTAGTGGTCTTTGATTTGGGAGATTTAGACTTGGATTTGGATTCAGATTTAGATTTAGATTTAGATATGGAACTCACATCACTTGACCCCAACGTAACACCCATTTTGTTTTTCCTAGTCCTTTTCTGTTTCTTATACGCTTTGCGTATTTTCTTTGGTAAACCAGGTTTGCGGAGTTGTTTCCTGTAAAACTCAATCATATCATCTAGTTTCTCACCTGAGAATTTCTTTTTAAGTGATTTCTCAATTTCTTTACTCAATTCTTGTTGTAATGACCTTTTTAATAATTCATTAGTTTTATCTAATAGGGGTGTGTTTACTACATCAGGTATCTCAAGTGCTTTGAGGATGCCGAGGATGACTTCCTCGGGTTTGTCATCATGGTTCGGGTCAATCAACATAGTCGCAAATGCTAAACGTTGTTTGGCATGTAATTTCTTAACTTGGGATACAATATATTCGGAGTATATTTGTTGAATCAGTGGATCGTCAATAGGTGCTCTTACACCGTTAGCTTTTATAGTTGGGTCAGCACCAGATTCAATCAAAAGTTTAATAACAGCACGATTATCATGGCGCGCAGCCTCCAGCAATGCGGTGACACCTTCTTTATCTTGAATATTTGGATCGGCACCTGCTTTAATTAAAAGTTTGATAATTTCTGGATCCTCGTTTTCGTAAACTGCATTCATTAATGCAGTATAACCATAATTACTTTGAATATTAGGGTCTGCACCAGATTCAAGTAAAAGTTTAATAACGTCAGTATGACCTGAAGCCTCCATTAATCCTGTCGTACCACCGCCGTCTGAACTTTTATTATTCACATCAGCCCCTACTGCAATTAATAGTTTAACAATATCTGCATTTCCGTTTTCTGCGGCGTAGGAAAAAGGATTTCTTCCATAACTATTTGTTATATTAACATCAACGCCAGCAGCAATTAATAGTTTTACAATCTCAGTATGTCCGTCGGATGATGCTATTATTAATGCAGTGGTACCAGTATCTTTACCAGCGACATCAACCCCTGCTGTAATTAATAGTTTAACTAACTCCAGATTTCCTTCCTCTATCGACACTTCTAATGCATTCTCTCTATATTTATTTGTTATATTAATATCAACACCACCCTTGATCAATTCTTTAACTTTTTGAATATTTCCTTCCCGACACCCACTAATCAATTCATCTAAATCTAAATCACTCATTTTTATATAATATACATAGAATTTAATTTATCTCTTATTAGATTTCTTTTTAGATTTCTTTTTAGATTTCTTCTTCTTCTTTTTCGCGCCTGTTGATTTAGTAGGTGTCACTTTTGCTTCTTGTATACTCATTTCTAAAGCCATTTTAAGTTCTTCTGAACTATTCATAGACTTGGATTTTGATTTAGACTTCGATTTAGTCTTAGATTTAGATTTGGACTTAGATATGGAACTCACATCGCTTGATCCTAACGTAACACCCATTTTATTTTTCCTAGTTCTTTTATATTTCTTATATGCTTTCCTGGTTTTCTTTGGTAAACCAGGTTTGCGGAGTTGTTCCCTGTAAAACTCAATCATATCATCTAGTTTCTCACCTGAGAATTTCTTTTTAAGTGAACTTTCTATTTCTTTTGACAATTCTTGTTGTAATGACCTTTTCAATAATTCATTAGTTTTATCTAATAGTGGTCTATTTGCTGCATCGGGTATCTCAAGTGCTTTGAGGATGTTAAAAATAATTTCCTCGGGTTTGTCATCATGTTTTGGGTCAATCAACATAGTGGCAAATGCTAAACGTTGTTTAGCATGTAATTTCTTAACTTGGGATACAATATATTCGGAGTATATTTGTTGAATCAGTGGATCGTCAATAGGTGATTTGCCTACTGCACTTAGACCTCGACGTTCGAATGTTCGAATATTAGGATCAGCGCCTGCTTCAATTAAAAGTTTAACAGTACGATAAGTTTTTGGATGCGTGTAGTTTGGGACGTTGCTCAATGACGTATGACCACGTTCATTTTTAATATTAGGGTCGGCACCGGATTCAATCAAAAGATTAATAATAACATGATTATTATTGCGCACACTCTCCATCAATGCTGTGACACCTTCTTCATCTTGAATATTCGGATCAGCGCCAGCGTTAATTAAAAGTTTAATCATTTCTATATCAGAAGATTGTACTGCATTCATTAATGCAGTATAACCATCATTACTTCGAATATTAGTATCCGCTCCTGCTTCTAGTAAAAGTTTAATAACTGCAGTATCCGAATAGCGACTTCCTGAAGCCAATATTAACGCTGTCGATCCGCGGTGGAATCTACCTTTACTATTTACATCAGACCCTGCTGTAATTAATAGTTTTACAATAGCAGCAAGTCCGCTTGCTGCAGCTCCTAAAAGAGGAGGTCTTCCATAACTATCTTCTATATTAACATCAACCCCTGCAGCAATTAATAGTTTTACAATCTCTGTATGTCCGTCGCGTGATGCTATTATTAATGCATTGGTGCCTGTATCTTTCCCAGCGATATCTACCCCCGCTGTAATTAATAGTTTCACAAACTCCAAATTGCCTTCCTCTATCGACACTTCTAAGGCATTTTCCCCATATTTATTTTCCATATTAATATCAACACCACCCTTGATCAATTCTTTAAATTGTTGAATATTTCCTGACCGAGCGGCCTCAATCAATTCACTCATTTTTATATAATATACATAGAATTTAATTTATCTCTTATTAGATTTCTTTTTAGATCTCTTTTTCTTTGCCCCCTTTGATTTATTAGGTTTTGCTTCTTGTATACTCATTTCCAAACCAAATTTAAGTTCTTCGGAACTATTCAGTGATTTAGACTTAGACTTAGATTTAGATTTAGATTTAGACTTAGATTTAGACCGCGATTTAGATATGGAACTCACATCACTTGATCCTAATGTAACGCCCATTTTATTTTTCCTAGTTCTTTTCTGTTTTTTATATGCTTTACGTATATTCTTTGGTAAACCAGGTTTGCGGAGTTGTTTCCTGTAAAACTCAATCATATCATCTAGTTTCTCACCTGAGAATTTCTTTTCAAGTGATTTCTCAATTTCTTTACTCAATTCTTGTTGCAATGACCTTTTTAATAATTCATTAGTTTTATCTAATAGTGGTCTATTTACTGCAACCGGTATCTCAAGTGCTTTGAGGATGCCGTGGATGACTGCTTCTGGTTTGTCATCATGTTTCGGGTCAATCAACATAGTGGCAAATGCTAAACGTTGTTTGGCATGTAATTTCTTAACTTTTGATACAATATATCCCGAATATATTTTTTGAACCATTGGATTGAAAATAGGTGATTTTCCATCGTTATCTTTTATAGTTGGGTCGGCACCAGATTCAATCAAAAATTTAATAATACCACGGTTATCATGGTCCGCGGCCTCCAGCAATGCAGTGCGACCTTCTTCATCTTGAATATTCGGATCTGCCCCAGCGTTAATTAAAATCATAATATCGGCACCGTTGTTTTCCCAAGCTGCATGCATTAATGCAGTATGACCATAATTACTTTGAATATTAGGGTCAGCGCCAGATTCAACTAAAAGTTTAACAACGCCAGTATGACCTGTAGCCATTATTAATCCAGTCGTACCGGCGGCGCTTGAACTTTTACTATTCACGTCTGCTCCTGCTGCAATTAATAGTTTAACAATATCAGCATTTCCGTATTCTGCAGCGTAGGAAAGAGGTTTGCTTCCCTGACTATTTGTTATATTAACATCAACTCCAGCAGCAATTAATAGTTTTAGAATCTCAGTATCACCATTAGACGATGCTATTATAATGGGACTCCATTCGTGACCGGGACCTTTACCAGCGACATCAGCCCCTGCTTTAATTAATAGTTTAACTAACTCCAGATTTCCTGCCTTGACCGACTCTTCTAATGCATTCTCACTATAATTACTTGTTGCATTAATATCAAAAGGATACCAAGGATCCTTGAGCAAATCTTTAACTTTTTGAATATTTCCTTCCACACAATACTGAACAAACCGATCAAACTCTAAATCACTCATTTATATAATATACATAGGTTTAAATTTATCTCTTCTTAGATTTCTTTTTAGATTTCTTTTTCTTCTTTGATCCTCTACTACTTAATGTTTTATTAACATCTTTGAATTTATAATAATCTTTTTTTAGAACATTATATCCCATTAATTTTCTAATATTTCTTATTAATTCTACATAATAATTAGGGTTAATATTATGATTTACTTGGAAATCAATATTATTTTTATCATATAATGATATTTTTATAATATCTAAATGTAATTTTACAAAGTATGATCTATTATCACCAACACTATATGAAATATTTACATAATTGTCTTTATCTAAATATATACTAGTTGGAAATAATATTAATTCTTGTTTTGATTCATAATTAGGTAATTGGAAAAACGGTGATAGTTCGGTTATTTCTTTTTCCTTCATATCTAATATGAAGAAAAATGCCGTATATAGTTTAAAGAATTTTTTAAAATATACCTTATCATCATTTGAATATTTAGATTTATCGATTGCAGGAATAAAATATTTATTCAGATTTGAATCTCCTTTATAATCTAGTACACCATGTCCCATTCCAAGATATTTACCAGAACCTAAATCTACTAAATTAGTAGAATTTCTAATATGGAAATTTAATTCTGGATAACTTTCCTGTATTTTCTTTAAGACTTTATCATTAATATTACATACTATTTTACATTTAAAATCATCATTTACCTCAAGTATTTTTAAGGGATTTATATCATATAACATATGTAATTTCTTATTATGAATGAATGTACCCCAATTCTTCTCGAATTTAGTAGATAATTCTTCACACAGATTATCTTTATTAATATCATATTCTAATTTATCTAAATTAACTTTTGATACAAACATATGTCTTGGCGTCTCCTCTTGTTTCTTATTTAACTCATTTACTAATATATATATTTGGTCATTGTGATAGAATAAACGCGGATCTTCCGGTCCTTCTAAAATATGTTTTTCATGAGGAATAATTTCATGTTTAAATACCTTAAATTTAATTTCCTTATTTTTAATAAGGTTAGGGTCTATATCTAATATATTTTGTTTTATTTTTTTCATATTTTTTGAAAATAATGATAATATTACAAAATTTATGCCATCCCAAGATCTTACATTTCCATACCAACCCCTGCTAGCAATTAATAAGTTATCACTATTATTAAGTGGGAGTATTGAACTATTGAATATAGTTATATCTTTATTAGTTAATAATTTATCGTCTCTTTTTATTTCTTCTGATAAATTAATACAAGATAATTTAAGTTGTTCTTGTGTGAGGTTATATTTCATTTATATAATATTAAAATAAATAAATAAATTTGATTTAAAAATAAATTAATAATTATATTATATAGATGAATACAATGACTGATACTCAAACAACTCAAACAGTTCCTGATGAGACAACAATCGATAGGCCCCCTCTAGTACTTCAAAATATTGAAAATTCGTGTAGGTATAATACTAGAATTTTAGAAATTATAAATAATTCTGAAGAATATTTAAAAGATTTCTATGATGAATCACCTAATTTCACTTTTAGTAAGGATTATATTAACAAATTAATTTGGTTAACATATTCAGACAAGGACAAAAAACAAATTCTTGATAGAGAATTAGAAGAATATTTTAATTAGGAAATCTAATATAATATTTTAATAAAGTTATTTTATATTCATTTAACATTTTATTACATTTAATATTTTTTTTGTTACTTTCATATAATTTAAATCTGTTGTAAATATGGAATATGTAATTATAAATCATAATTATATAGTATTATTTTATTAAAAATCAGCTTGGTTATTATTATATTCAGGTTGTGCTGAGTTATTATTACCAGTTTGAGTACCTGGATTATCTCCTTGTTGTTGTTCAGATAGTTTTGCCATATCGACTATATCTTGGTCTCCAGTATTAAATTGACTATTATTATTCATATTATTATTATTATTATTATTATTATTACGAGTACTATCATAAATATTATCATAATTCGATAGAGCAAAATACTTATCTTCATACAAACCTTTTTCATTCATATCTAAATAAGCATTATTAATAATATCCATTGTAAAAGCACTATAAGGCAATATAGGGTTATATTTTAATAATGTTGCATATTCAGATGGAGAATATTGCATTGGATTAGGTTTAGTATCCTTGCCTTTTACTAATTCCTCATATTTTTGCTTATAATTTTCATCCGAACTATTGGAATTACTATTTTTAGGTATATCCGAAAACATATTATTATTATCTAAATTTAAATCTAATGTATCGGAAACTTTTTTAAGTTCTGTTTCTACTTTAATTAATTTTTGTTTCATACTGTAATCATAATATGCTAATCCTATAATTATTATGATTAATAATATAACAAAAATAGATAATAATATAATATTTATTTCATTATTATCAAAGATATCGTATAATTCAAACATATATATTATAAATATAAAAAAAATTTAACTTATATAATAAAAAGATCTATATTTTTCCATATAATCATCTCTTTTGATATTTTTAATATAATCTTCAAACTCGCCTCCTTCTAACATACTTGTTATAAAATGTAAACTATATATTCCACATTCAGTATTATTTTTCTGATGTTGTATATCATTATATAAAAATTCCATATTCTTATTTGTTAATGATTTATATTGTTCAGATACAGTATCTACCAAATCTTTTATTTCTTTTGTAGGTTTATCTGCTAAAGAATCAAAATAATAAATGGAAGGATTTTTACGACAACAAGGTGATAATTCAATATAAATAGATACCCAATGCGAACCAGATTCATCATGATCATCCAAATTAAATACAGAACCTATTTTTTTAACCCCATTATCCATATGTTCTTTAATATCAATATTACATAAATTTCCTGATACACACCTATTTCCTAATTTTAAATCAAAATCCATAGGTAGTGCGCCATAACATTTAAAATCTGAATAACATTCTTCATATTGTTTCAATACTTTTTCAATATCAGAAGTGGAAGCCCATTCATTTTTATTTTTGACCCATGAATTAGGCATTTGTGGTCTAAAATTATTTTTAAATCTATTTAATTCTTCAGGTGATAAATGTTTTATAATTTCATTTAATGTTATCCAACAACTTTCAAACTTGCAATCTGACATACTTGATATTTTACTTACAATTTGCTTATATAATTGATTTTTATCATTTAAATTAATATTAGCATTATAAAAATTATTAAATATGTTTGCAATTTTTAATAATATATCATGATCAATACATGATAATGTATTTTTAGATTTCTTAGGTGAGCAATGTTTTTTATTAAACGATTTTCTAGTTTTCCTATCATATGATTTTAATGATTTTAATGATTTGCGGATTTTTTTAAATGTTTTTTTACCTTTGACCATTATATATAAATATAATATTTAAAATTAAAACACACATAATAATAAAATGGAACAATTACTTTCAAAGAAATCGGAACTCAATAATAATTTTAATGAAATTTTACTATTATTAAATAATATTGATTTAAAAGATAATTCTCTAGCAGATGAATTGAATAATAAAAATAAAATATTGAACCAATTAAATAATAAATTAATTAATGAAATATCTGAAAAAGATAAAATTATTTCTATGAATCAAAAAACTATATGTGATTATGAAAAACAAATAAACTTATTTAATAAAGAACAAGAAGAATCAAATAAGTTTGATATGTTCAAAGCTAAAGATAAAGAAGTACACGAGCAAAATAAAATCATTACAAATTTGCAAAAAGAAATTAAAACATTAAAGACCCTACAAACTCATCCTAATAAAAAATTAGTATGTGAGGTCCAAGAAATTGTTAAAGAAACACCTGTTAAAGAAACACCTGTTAAAGAAACACCTGTTAAAGAAACAAGTGATAATGTGGAAGGTATAGAACAAGATTCAGATGAGCAACTTGATGTAGAAACCATCACCTGGTACAAAAAAGAATACTATATGTTAGACGAAGGAGGCGAAAAAAAAGTGTTTGAAATTGAGGATGATGATCTGGGAAAAGAGGTGGGATTATGGATCGATAACAAGTTGGTCCGCCCTGGTAAAAAGTAATGGAGAATTTAACAATGAGATAGATCTTATATAATTTAATAAATAGTTATGTCTTAAGTGTGAATAACTTTTCAATTGCGTATTTTTTTGAAATTCTTTTGGTTTTTTTTTGTGATTTTTTTTGTGTTTTTTTTTGTGTTTTTTTTTGTGTTTTTTTTAATTTCGGAGATACTTTGTATCTTGTAAGTTTGGACTGACTTATAGAAATCTGCTTTTTTTTTTGCCAAACTGATTTAAAATCTGGAGGGGCTTCTAATTCAGAAATGAATACATAGTTATTTTTACTCCATTTGCGCATAGTGTCCCAAAACTCTTTATTATTAAAATTATCATATTGCTTTGTTTTTTTTCGGTATAAAGATCCTCCTCTTGAATTCTTATATGGAGGATCACAATAAATCAACATATTAACAGGGGTAAATTTTTTATAATCATTACAGGAGAATTTTATTTTTTTTAATAATGGTTTTAGTTTAATTATTGAATTAGTTGCGCCTCTGAGAAAGTTAGTAGGGTGATTTTTGACATATTTTTGACCATATCCTCCAAAATATTTCCCACCAAAACTACATCCAAATCCCACAAACCCTTTCAAGGCACTAGGACTCTTCATTTTTTTAACTTCATTATAATATTTTTCTGTCACTGTTTTTGGAGGGTCAAATGTACCATTTTTAACTCCCTTCCATAGAGCAATTAAATCACAATGAGAGTCGGTAGCTATTAAATTGTCATGGTAATCAACCATGTATTTCATTACACCCAAAGATCCACAGAATGGTTCCATATATCCACTCACTTTACCCGAATCAATTAATTCTTTCATTTTTAATGATATATCTTTTCCAATCCTATTTTTGCCTCCCACATATATCATTCAAATATATATATATATATAATATTAAATTTAGTAATTATTACTTACCCTTTAAAAATAATGTAAATTGTTTATCAATATTTGTTTTAAAAAATTTTAAAAATTTATTTTTATCTTTTAAATAAAATTCAATTAAATCAGGATATAAATAATTCTTTTTACAAACTTCTGGAGTATGATGTAACTTATCTGCGACTTTTTGAACACATTCTTTCAAATCTTTATTTGCGTCATCTTCATTAGAATTAAGCAAATATTTAATTAATTTAATATTTGCTGACCAAGTCCTAAAATCTTTACTTGAAAAACTCCCAAATTGTTTAATATATGAATTTACATCTGTAGAATGGACATTAAATTTAATATTAGATTCATCTTTTTTATATGTAAATATTCTAGCATTATTTTTTTTATTTTTTTTTTTAGTTTTAAGGTGTTTTTTTATTGTTTTATTATTAACATCGCATGTATTTCTTACACTTTTTTTACCAATAAAATCTATTGTCACTTTATCTTTATTAACTAATATATGTTTATTTTTAAGAGTAGATACACCATATGAATTATTTTGTCTAAGGTATTCATCATTACCTACTCTAAAATCACAATCCATAATTAATTTTAATATCATAGAAACTTGTTTGAGTTTTTCATTTGAATCTAATTTAAGATTTTTATTAATGTCTGCATTAATTTTCTTGTATTGTAATCCGAATAAATAAAGGTCATTAAATTTTTTCTTTTTCATTTTTTCTGTGAATTTTTTATTATAAACGTATTGTGCTCTCTTCTTATTATCATATCCTATTGCTAATACTTTTGCTTTTTTATTAAGGTTGATCTTAACATCGTCATATGCTGGTGGGAGATATAATCCTTCTAAAGCATCATCTATAGTTTTTTGATTTTTTATAATATTATTTCTTTTGTCAAAAAAAGTATATCCTTTTCCTTTTTTTTTTCTAAGAATATAATTCTTCATATATAATTTATAATATTAAAAATTAAAACATTATAAATTGGAAATACTAAAATTTATATTCTCAAAGTAAATTTGATTTTTAGCTTAAAATTTCGCATATTTAAAAGACAACAAAGTTTACTATCTTAAAACATACTAAACTCTCCAATACTTTAAGAACACAAAGAACAATATGTCTTGTCTGATTGATTTGTCTAAGAAAACTATTAGTGCAGTCAAGGTTATACAGGTTGCGTGGTTGAAAAACCACCCAAGATGTTGTCCTATCTGTTACGACTCCCTAGAAAAGTCTAAGGGTCTCGTTGATACCCCGTGTGGTCACCAGTTTTGTCTGTCTTGCTATGTAAGACTGGAGGAACCCAGTTGTCCCATGTGTCGTGCAGACACTCATTTGGCTGAACCAAAGTTACCCGCCGGTGCTGTTCTGTTTGACCACGCAAAAGCATTACGCACTGCCAGGAGGCATACAGAAGAACAGGCATACCTGCGCGGTCAAATACACGCCCTGGAATCGCACATAGACACTCAACATAAAACAATGCACGCCCTGGAGTTACGCATAGACACTCTACAAAAAACAATAAAACACTTGTAGACATGTCACTAGCGAGGAAGACTGAGAGATGTTCTGATAATCAAATATATCAAAAAATATTTCATAACAAAGTGAGTCGGATAGTTTTGATCAAAAAGAAAAACAATATAAAATAAATAACGTGGTAATTTTTTAGATTCTCAGAATAAATTTGATTTTTCTAATTTAAGATTTTATAATTCTAAATAATCATTGTTACGAAACAACAATAACAAACACTACTAAATTCAAATAACATGTCGGCAACCTCAAAATCCATCGCTAAAACTGCAGCACAGAATGGGACCATTCTTTCGAAATCTGTTGATGAGGAAAAGAGATACAAGGAATCTTCTGAGGCAAAGAAGTCTCTACAAAAACCTGTACCTCTTGGTCCTCCATCAATCAATCCACAGGAGCGCGCTGTCGAACGCCAGGTCAATAGACGTATGCAACGTTCCGATGCAGTAGATATGTTACAGATGCCTGTAAATTCAGGTATGGACGAAGCCAACAAGACTGCAGCCGACGTATTTAATTCTCGAGGGGAGGGTTCGTTTATTAAACACATCTTTACAGAACAAAGCACTGGAAGAACTATGTCATATAGCGAAATGAGGTCAATGTATGGGTAATATATAAACAACAAAAACAATATAAAACAAATAAAAGAATAAAAATATAAAAACTATGAATAGACAAAAAAAATACTACCTTTTTTTACAAATTTGAAATATTATAAAATATTTTTTTATTATAAATATGGATTCATTTCTTAAGCAAAAAATTATTCATGCGAACGAAATCGTGGAACTACTATCCGACGCTAAAATGTCCAAGAAAGGACATAAATCTACTGAGCAACCGGCATTTACTAGAGGGGAGTTTAGTGATTTCAAAGCAGGACATGACACTTTACCAGAAATACCTGATTCATTAAATAGGCATTTTAAGTTGTTATATGAAATTGTGGGCGATCCTGAAATAGAAATATATATAAATGATTGGACTGTAATGTCATTGAATGAAGCATTAGAAAAATATGAATATTATAAGAATGATGGACAGTCGAGCATATTTGATATTGCTTATACTTATGCTGGTATGGGCCATATAGATGTATTGTCTTGTAATCTGTATAATCATTTACTATTTATGAGAAGAGACGGTGGATCAAATGGATGGGATAGAGAATATAATTATCTACAAGCGAAGAATTTTAATTATAGAAATTATGAATATTTCTATTTTAATAGTTGGAAAAATAAATTGTAATATATAATATAATGATAGTATTTGGTAATAAAGTATCTGGACAAGATGCTGTAAAAGGGTTGATGTATATTGAGAAACCTTTATATTCAAGATACGGAATGTTATTTGATATGGGACCTAGTAAGATAAATTCAATGTGGATGAAAAATACATATATCCCATTAGATATAATTTTTTTAGATGAAAATATGAATATAGTAGGATATAAAGAAAATAATATACCACATTCATTAAAACAGATAAAAATAAATAAAGTTTCTAGATATGTGTTGGAAATGAATTCTGGTTCAGTCAAAGATAATAATTTAAATATAAATGATAAAATATATTTTATAAATATTAAATGGATAATAATATTTCTGTTAATATTTTCAATTTTTTTTATTATAAATATATATAAATGAGCACATCGACAAAAGCAAAAACAGCGGAGGAAAAAGAGAAAGAGAAAAAAAAGATTATAGAAGATAGCATGTGGACATTAGAACAAGAAGAATTATTAGCAGAATGGGCAGAAAAAGCATCTTGTTATAGGTGGTTACACCATCATTCCGAAAAGAGGTATAGATGTAGAAATTTTGGTTTTACAATACCTGTTATTATTTTATCGACCTTGACAGGGACCGCTAATTTTGCTATGGATTCATTTGTTCCCCAAGAACAAAAGAAGATGGCTATGGGGATAGTAGGTGGATTTAATATTCTTGCTGGTATCATGTCCACGTTACAAAATTTCCTAAGATATGCTGAGTTAATGGAAGGACATAGATCTTCTAGTGTATCTTGGTCTAAATTTAGTAGAAATATTGCTGTGGAATTGGCATTAGACGAGAAAAGAAGAAAACCTGCAGGAGATTTTTTAAAAATATGCAGAGCAGAATTTGATAGGTTAATCGAGCAATCTCCTTCAATTGATGATAAAATTATAATTTCTTTTGATAATGTGTTTAAAGAAAATGATATAATAAGACCAGAAGTATGTAATGGTTTAAAGAAATGTAAAATATACAAACCTTCAAAAGAAGATAAGCTGACGAATATTTTAGCGGCGGCGGGTGGAAAACTATTAGCGAAAAAAGATAACTTGAAAACGGCCAAATCATGGAAGAGATTGGAAATAAAACAAAAAGGCACAGAAAATACCGAACCCTCTGTATTAAAGTTGAATACTGAGAATAATACCAAACCGGAAGTTGTGACTCCCGAATTACCTAAAATTAACGAAACAGACGAGACAAAAGAAGTTCAACTAAATTTAGAAGCATTCATAAATGATATTGAAGATATTGAAAAAGGTGATTCTGTGCCTGGACCATAGACCGATTGGGTTTAAGTATTTAAAAAATAATAATAATAATATTAATATGGATTCAAATGGTAGCAATTTTAATATATATACAGATGGTGCTTGTACAAATAATGGAAGGAAAGGATCAAAGTGTTCTATAGGTATCCATTTTCCTGAAAATAATGAAATAAAATTAGAAGACATTAGTAGAGTTTTAAAAGTAGCCAAACCTACTAATAATGTTGCAGAACTCACGGCAATATTAGAATCTATGAAAAAGGTAAAAGGTATCGTATATACTCCCATTTGTATTTATACTGATTCAGAATATTCTTTAAATGTATTAACTAAATGGTATCCCAAATGGACTGAGAAGGATAAGGAGAGTAAAAAGAATGTTCTTTTAATAAAAGAAACATATGATTTATATGTACAATTACCTGTTTATTTATTTCATATAAAAGCACATACTAACTTAAAAGATGAACATTCTATTGGGAATGCAATGGCAGATAAGTTGGCAACGGATGCGTTACAAAATAAATTTGAAATTGGTGGAGGAAATATTTTAAAATACTTCGAATAATGGAACATCTTAAAAGTGAACAACTAATCCTCCTCCAGCAAAATCTCACTTATGAAACATATGAACAATTTGTAAATATGTTTGATAAGGATGAAAAAATCCCAGAGGGTCGCGAAGAAAGAAATAAATTCATTATAGAAACTATGAAAACTCACGAATTCTGGGGTGAGATATATGGTTGGGGAAACAAAAGAGTATATAAACGTATTCCCAAGTACGATAACTCAGATCTGAGATGTATTGGCCCATATGGAATATTTGCTTATAGTGTAGGAAAAACTAAATCAGAATTAATTAAATTCCTAGACGGATTTAGAGACTTAGTATCAACTAATACTTTGAAAATTCCTACTGATTGTTTACCAGTTGAAGAGACATTTCAAGTCCCTATGTTTGAACGGTGGAGAAATGATTCAATGTGTCAATAATAATAATTAATTAAACAATCTATTAATAATATTTTTTTTCTAATATAATTATATATATATATAATGGTAAAAGGATATAATCCTGTTTCAATGAGTGAAAAAGAAGATTTAGATGATTGGTTATCTGAATCTGAAGATAATATAGTAATATTTACTGAATCAGAAAAGACTTTGTGTTTAAAAAAGAGTTATTTTTTAAATCCTCACGCCAATGATATATATAAGGCTTGTATTATTGAAAATCATGCATTAATGGTTAAACCTACATATTCATCTAAAAAAAATTATAGAAATATAGGTTTTTATTTGGGAAAGTATCAGATGATAGATAATAAGTCATTCATAGAGACTTTGAAAAAAGGACGAGTATTTAATTTAGAAAAATCCGGATTGGAAGCGGGTCATCCAGGATTACCAAAAGGAATGTTGAGTGCCAACTTTATAAGTCAAGAATTATTGGAATTATCACAAATAGGTCTGGTTAAATTAACCGGAAAATTGACCACAACCAAGATAATGACAACCTATCCTAATAAACACCCCGCACCTGGGGAGACATTTATAGTGTTCGGCAAAAATATTAAGGGTGAATCAAAAAAGTATACTAACGTCAAGTTCCCTGTAGTACATGACGTCCAACTAGGGAAGAAGATCGCAATGGAGGTATATGATAATAGTGGTGATACTAATATACCTCATAAGGAAGATGTATATTTTAACGAATTAGTTTCAAGTGCGTTACTTGATTATAGTGATATCTGGTACAAAGGCATGAATGGTTATTTGAGGAACGGATCTAAATTTTTCGATTCATTTTACTTTAAGATGTATTGTCAAGAATGGCAAGGTGCCCAAGCATCATTATATGAACAACCACCTGACACATTGTTTCCAGGTCTCACTAAGGAAGATTTATTTGACCTGATTGTCAAAAAGTATAATCCTACAAAATCTCATAAAGAAGAACTAGCCCTTGCTACAAAAGAGGACCTAGTAGGTGTACACTTTGGCATGGTTATGCAGCATAAACCTGAAATAGGTACATGTATTACAAATATTAAAGACAGAATTAATAGAGTGGATAAATGTTTTTTAGAGTTTGCACCCCGATCACAGGGTAACAAAATGGTTTTATACAGAGGTATGACACAGCAATACCACGGTATAAGTAAAATTGGTGATGAAACATTAATATCATCATATATGTCCCTGACTTCGGCCAAAAATGTCATGTATAAAGAAGGGTTTTGGGATGAAGTCAAAAATTGTTGTTTCTTTGTTTTCACACTTGATAAAGGTATCCCGTATATTAATATGGTGAATAATAATATATACGCTTATGAAAAAGAAATCCTATTACCTAGAAATCTAAAGATTAAATTAACATCTATCGAAGATAGTACCCAAATTATTAATAAACCTCATAAAATTTTCCATATGCAAGTCAGTCTTCAAACACCTGATCAGTTTAAAATAGATACTGGATGCAGAGTATATGATATAGTAAAAATAAGTAAAAATAAAGATATGAAACCACCTAAAATATCAGCGCCCACTCCTAAAAAATCAGATAAACCTTTAGCGGTAGCTACACCAATAACGGATATAAATTCAGAATTAGATCCAGTTATCCATAAGACTAAATTACCGCGTTGTCCAAAAGGTTCGCTGCGTAATAAAAAAACAGGGCTATGTGAATCTAAAACCAGTAAAAAACCTCCGACACCTCCACCTAAAGTAAGTAGTTCCTCATCCATAGACATTTTTAGCAGTACCCCCAAGGTAATTAAAATAAAAAGTAAAAAGACTTTGAAAGTAGATACTGTAAAAGATGTTAAGGTTGTAAAAGATGTCAAGGTTGTAAAAGATGTCAAGGATGTAAAAAATATGATTAAACTGGCAGTCAAATCAAATAAAAAGGTAAGTTTTGTCCAAGATAATCCAAAAAGAAAAAACACTAAATCATTTATCAGATATTCAAACTATAAGAAGTCGAAAAATATGAGTGAAATATCAAAATATGGTGGAAATGTAGGTGATATAGTAAATGATTATAATAAGGGATACTTGAAAATATTAGATAAATCTAAAACATCAAGCAAGCTATTGAAACCAACCTCTAAAGTCCAATCCAAAAAAATTAAAAAGAAAACATCTAAAAAAAAAACAACCTCGAAAAAAACTTCATCCTCCGTAAAATCAATCAGATTAAATGATGCTCTAGATAATTTAGTTACTATTAATGGACATGGCGGGTTTAATACTCAAAAAATTGAGGTGCCTGAGTGGTGTCAATTAATGATCCCGCATGCTGGTGGATTAGAGGCAGATTATACTACACCAGATGCCAACAAAGACAAATTATATGAAGAAGATTTATATAAAAATAAATATTTCAACTATAAGGAAGGATGGAAATTATATCTGCCAGGAGATATGATTAATAACTTAAGAGTAAGTACATTTAGCGATGGAGCATCATGTAATACTATAAATAATCTTCATACTTTACAGAAACCATTATCAATTAAGTGTAAAACAGGTAGTACATTTGATAAGATTTGTCCATTATATTGTACGAAAAAAACAGCACCGGGTACTCCAGGATTTGATTATATTAAATATAAGGGGAAAAAGAAGATAAAAATTAAGGCGTGCGCCCCATATAAATTAAGTGACTTGTTTAATGAATTGAAAGATAAATTAAATAAACTATCCGAGGACGAAAAGAAATCCATATCACCACAAAAAGACCAACCTATTTTATTAATACCATTTACGTGTAATGCTAAACAAGGTTCGCGGTTAAATAGATTTGATAATGATGATAATAAAGAACATCTTACAAGTATATATCATAAATTATATGATGAGAGGATATAATTTATTACCATATATAATATAAAGGGTTTCCTGGAGAATATCCTAATTTTTCTTTTAATGTTTGTGTAAAACTAAATGTGCCATTTACACAAATATTACCCCACATATCTCTAGTATGGTTTTCTTTCAGGAAATATTGATCATTGGAGTACAAATATATTATGATAATTATTATACATAAGCATATGGTAATTTCAGATTTATCCATTGAATTTATAAAATTTAATAAATTTAATCAAATTTAAGCGACCATATCTGCTTTAATAGTTGGATAATGATTATAGTTTTCTAATATAAAATCGTCCTCATTAATATTATTAATATCTGTAAATTTTTTGGTGAGTTTTAATTTAGGAAAATTATTAGGGGTGCGGTGTATTTGTTCGCCGATTGCATCTATATGATTAATATAAATATGAGCATCTCCTAAAACGTGGTGGAAATATCTGGGAGTATATCCTGTAATAGAACCGATGATATGTAATAATATAGAATAACTAGCAATATTAAATGGAACACCCAAGAACATATCACCTGATCTTTGATATAGTTGAGCATCTAAGAATTCATTATCTATACTAAATTGTATCATAACATGACAAGGAGGTAATGCCATTTTATCTAAATCTACTGGATTCCATGCTGATAAGATAATTCTTCTACTGGCGGGGTCATTATTGATTAAATCAATAACATTTTGTAATTGGTCGACGCCTATTGAATTTTTGTCATTATAATCAGCTCCAAATCTTCTCCATTGAAATCCATATACAGGTCCGAGTTCACCCTCTTCATAATTCAATCCTCTAGATTCAAGAAATTCTTTAGATGCATTGGCATCCCAAATATGGACATTTTTATCATTCAAATCTTTATTTGACGTCGAACCTTTAACAAACCATAACAATTCTCTTAAAATAGTTTTGAATGGCATTCGTTTAGTAGTGAGTAATGGAAAACCTTCTCTTAAATCGAAAGTCATTTTTTCACCAAATGAAGAAATAACTGTAGAATTTCTAGATGGTTTAATATTATTTTTATATAAAATATTTTTCATTAAATCAAGATATTGTTTTTCTTGTTCATTTGTATATTTGATATTTTGGTAAACATTATAAGTCACTCCGTGTAGTGTGGCTCCATTACAAATTACTGTGACTTTATCACTATCTTTATATTTTTTATTCATCAATTGAAATTCATTATAAATTTCCATCCTGAAATCTAATTCGGGATACATATATTTAGTATCTATTAGATTAGTATAGTGTGTATGTCCTGATTTAATAATATTATAAGTTACAACTGTTTCATATACTTTATTAATCATATATAAATAATTACTGTGAATATGATTATAAAGTTGTCCCCCGCCTATAATAAATTTATCACCTAATAGGTTTCCATTCAGTTCTTCTTGTTCTAAATATTTATAACAGAAATTAAAATCATTGAATACTTTAATATTTGGATCTTCAAATTTCATTTCATTAAAATGATTTTTGGTGATAATAATATTAATTCTATTTTGTAATGGTTTATATTTATCAGGGATAGATTTCCAAGTATTATATCCCATAATAACTATATTTTTGTGATTTTTAGTATATTCCTGTGATGTGATTTGTTTAAAATATTTTATATCTTCTGGTATTGTAAATAATAGATTATTATCATATCCAATAATGTTTTGATCATTTTTACAATAAATTAGGTTTAGTTTCATTTTATTATATTTTATTATTATTTTTTTATATATTAATCAAATTTATATATAATTATATTATATATGAAACCTGATAAATTAGTATGTATGAGTAAAACCGTATTTTATTTTGGTTGTATAATATTATTTTTAATAGTTTATTTAATTATTGATAAATTAAATAAAGATGGAGAATGTGTATGTCCCATATTAGAAAAAGAAGATAAAGTAGTAGTAATTGATAGAACAGCACAAATAATAGGCGGAGGCGGTGAAACCAAACAATATAATAGAGGTCCTGAAAGAGAATATAATGGTGGCAGAGGACTGCCTATAAATATTAGAACTCGTGGAGAGCCAAATGAATATCAAAATATAGGTGCATTGACAAATGCGAGTGAGTCCAATGGTGTAAAACCATTATATGGTAGAAGAACTTATAGTGGGTCGAATGAATGGAATTATTATACATTATTAAATAATCATATTCAAGTAAAACAATCAATAGAAATAAATAATAAAAATTGTTTAGAGGAGAGAGGTTGTCGTGAATTAATGGATGGCGAAACATTAGATATAAATAATGTATCATATACTGTGGAATTATATCCATATTCAGATTTTAGATATATACCATATTAATCTTCTTTTGAAGAGTCTTCATCTGAAGAAGATTCATCGTTGCTACTTGATTCACAACTGATATCATCGTCATTATCATTATCGTCACTATAATACATGTGAGGAAGACCTTTCACAACAATTTTCATAAGAACTTCCCATTGTTCATTAAAAGTATGCATAATATCTGAGATATTATCATAAAATTTATTACAAATTTTATTATTATATTTTTCAGTTATTAAATCTAATTTGATAGAAATATCATCCATAATTTCTTCTATTTCAAGATCTTCTTCAATTAATTTTATAAAGTTTTTATTATTAAATAGGTTATCTATTGAATAATTTAAGATTCTAATATAATTTTTATTTAGGCCGGGAGAGTTAAATAATTGGTGGAATGTAAAATATAAAGAAAAAGATGGATTTACATTGACATATGCTGTAGAATTATCAGTATTAATTGTAATAGATTTATTATTAAATATTAAATCAGTATCTTCATTAACATTTATTAAATTATTTATATTGTCGATCGCCAGTTGTTCCATTTATATATATAATTAGTTATATTATTATTTTTTTAAATCATTTAATTAAAGAGTGGATACATATCTGACAGTATAAAAGAAAAATATAGCGAATATTAGTGAATGAATAATAGTTAATACAGTATCACCCAGTTGAATACCGGCCAATTCAAATGCTTTATCTACAAGGTTAAATACAATCGGATGAGCAAAGAGTAAAAAGTAGATGGCTGCAATCAGTGATATTTGAAAAGCATTTTCGGCCATTTTTTTATTTAAAAGATGATTGGGCATTTTATATATTATATTATAAAAAAAATAAAAATAATTTATTAAGTTTCTAGCTATAATTTTACATCTACTTTTGTATCTTCATCTACTTTTGTTTCTTCATCTACTTTTGTATCTTCATCTATTTTTGTATCTTCATCTTTTTTTTCTTTATCTTCATCTTTTTTTTCTTCATCTTTAATATACAATTCCTTTTTGATATAAATATTATTAAATATTAAATATCCTGGAACAATTCTTTTGGGTCTATTTAGTAGCATGAAATAATCTAAATTGTATTTAGGAATAAATTTCATAGATTCTTGTGTCAGATTAGAAATGACCATATCCATTTTACCAATTAAATCCAAATCGCTGGTAATTTTATTTAAATTGCGTGTATTTTTATTATATTCTAAATAATGTATATTATTAATTAATAATTCTTTAGTTAGGATATTCTCAGAATTGATCGAAGCAATAGTAATTTGTTTTTTATATAATAAATCATTTAGTTCTACTTGAGAATCATATAATTTATTATTAATATTAAAAACAATATCTGGGATTTGAATATGTTTATAATTATTATGTGTAGCAGAATTAGATTCTATATTATATTTATTAAAATTATGATTTGTTAGTAACTGAATAATACTTTCTTTATAATATTTTCTGGCGGCGCCATTACCATAATAGAATTGATCAGCTTCATTATACATTGCATCCCATTTAAAACCCCTCCTAGACCAAAATTCTTTAGTATGGAATAAACATGCTTCTGATTTATATCCATTTAATTTACCAAATTTTCTATTTTTAATATTATATGTAATCATATAATCAGAATATAAACATTCAATTCGTTTTGTCTTTATAATATTGATTTTCTTTGCAATATCATTTTCAAGATAAATACAATCAAAATTTAAATGTAGAATGTATGGATTGGAAGATAAACCAATGGCATAATCTCTTTTGAATCCACTAGGCAAACGTAGTAAATTTAGATGATATTCATATTCCCCACGTTTTTGATCATTTTCAAAAGTAACATCATTTTTATGCATGTCAAACTTTTTAAAGCATTTTTCTAAATGTTCTTTAATTTCATCAGGTTTGAAATGGATATACAATACATTTTCATCCATAGGGAATAAATCACCATTATATTTTTTAGAATCATCAACAATAATCCATTCAATTAATTCTTTAGGATATTTTATATTGTTAAAATTATATAAAATTAAATCTTTGAAATTTAAAAAATCATTAAATAATGTTATTACAGATATCTTTTCCATTATTTATTTATAGATATTTATAAATCTTTAAATAAACTAATATAATATTATCAATTTTTTTTTTTCTTATCTTCTATTCCATATAAATATTCTGGATCAATTACATCAGGACAATTCAATATTTTCTCTCTCAAATAGCATACAAACGATAATCTGGTATATAATTCATAAATACCTACAGTACCCACAGCAGGATTATCTTTATAAACTTTGGGTAATGATTTATTGAATTCGTTATCTTCTTCGGTTTCAGTTATAGGTGTGTTCGAATGCCACTGATGCACATCCATAACTACAAAATCATTGTTTCTCAGGTTTATACCAATACCGAATTGTGGAAATACTGTATATCCTCCTTGATATTTACCTCTTTCAATAACTGTAAGGTTACCAAATCCGCCTCTGAAATCATTGGCATCTCTATGTAATGCTGTTCTGAAATTTCTATTAATAGTTACAGTTGAAAATGAGGTATCGCTAATTTTCAAATGAGGTTTTTGAGAAGCGCGTTCGTGTTGACGTTGGTGGGCCTCCGGAACTAACATTTTATATAATTTATCAATTTTTTCTATAAAAGGAAATCCATTTTTATAATCTGTAAAATTATGTTTAGAGAAATATGTTAATCGGCAGGGGGTTTTAGACATCTTTTTATCTTCATCAAAATATCCGATAGCTGATGATGCGACCTGGTTATTTACACGCATTTTAGAAACACCCCCTTCTTTTTTAATAATACTAATTATAATATCATGTCTCGATAAATCTCCCGTATCAATATTATATTCTGAGCATTTTTTAGTCAAGTCTTCTAAAGATAATTCATCGTATTCTTCTTTAAGAATTAAACCTGCGGGACTTAAATAGCTTGTCATCCATTTATTATCATTTACAATAACTCTTTTAGACCAATATTGTCCTGATTTATCAATAGGTCCAGCTGATGCACCTCGCCCTCTACTAGGTTTCGATAAATTTTTATAAGAATCCCAACCTATCTGTAATTCATCATCAGTTATAACATTTTTCCTAAATTTTAATAATAATGTTTCTTCATTATCATTATTTAAATAATAAACATCTGTATCTGCGTGTATAATAGGTTGTTTTATATAACTTTCATCAATCCAATTACCTTCTAAAGTTTTGATGTGTTCATCTGTATATAATTTATTTACAACCAGTTTTGTTACCATGATATATATTAAAAAGAAAAAAAACAAAAAATAGAACGATAAGAATTATAACAATTATTAAAACATTATTTATAGTGTTGGATGAATTATATATATCTTGATATTTATTGTAAACATCAGCATATGACCATACAGATTTATTATTTTGTATATTTACCTGATTATGAATATCAATTAGCCATTTCACTAAATCATCTTTAGAATTAAGGTTATCTTTTAAGTCTTTTGAATTTTCACGATAATGTTTTTTACATTTTTCACACGGTAATACATGTTTTAATGAATCAAAAAATGTGAAAAAATTTACTTTATCTTGTTCATTGGGGTTATCTGGGTAATTGAAAGTAATTGTATGTAAAAATAACCATGCATCCGGTCCCCATATTTTATTATTGTCCATTTATATATATATAATTATAAAATTATTGCGTATAACTATTGAAATAAATTTTTAGTAATATTAATATGGGTGAAAATTTTATTTCAAAAATGAATACTGATTTTATTTATGATAAAATATCTGACATATTAATGAATGAACATTCTGTAAATATTAAATTAAATGATAAATATAAAAAATTGTATGAAGATAATATTACTCATGTATATGATAATAATATTAATGGCACATATTCATTAGAAGAACTAAATAATATATTATTAAAAGATAGTGTTGAATTATTATCTGATAAATTAAAAGGAATTGAACAAGATAATAAAATGAAAACATCTGCAAATATAAATGATCTATTAGAACAATATAATAAAGATAGATCAAATGATATTAATATGTTAAAGCAAAAAAAAGTAAATGCGAAAAGTAATAATAGTAATTTATTAAATGATAATGAAGAAACAATATTAAATGATAATAGTAATTTATTAAATGATAATAGTAATTTATTAAATGATAATAGTGATTTATTAAATGATAATAGTAATTTATTAAATGATAATAGTAATTTATTAAATGATAATAGTGTTGCCGGCCGCAACCGACCACGAAAACCTATGACTATAGCTAAAACAATACAAGCCAAAAATAAAGAAAAGAAAAAAATTATCAAAATATCATCATTAGATAGATTGAATAATAATTCTTCAAGATATAATTATAAAATTGATTTAAAATATAATAATATAATTTTCAACAATAATAATTTAGATAAATTAATATTACCAATAGAAGATAATTATATATTCTCATCGCCAATTATTAATATGAAAATTAATGAATTAAATGTATCATTAAAATTAGATGAAACTATAGAAAATAATACTAGAAAGTATGGAGTGTATTATCCTATAGATAATAATATAAAAATAAATTTTAATAATAATATTAATATAAATATAACTGATATATCAGAAACTGTCCATAGTATTATTGATATATTAAATATAAATAAAATAATAATTAATGACGATTATATTATATTACATAATAAATATATTATAACTGAATATTTAATAAATGATTATATTAAATTAACAGATTTTGAAAATAATATTATAGATATGAGAAGTGTATTAAGTTATCCATTAAAAATACATGATATAGATGGAAATAAATTAATTATAAAAAAGAGTAATAATATTAAAAATATGGATTTGGATATTGATATGAAATTTATAAATTTAAGTAATCAAAATTTTATATTTTTTAAATAAATTAATTTAATTCATAAAAATTTTTATTATAATGTATTATAAAATATTTATCTTCTGTAGTTATACCTGATTCAAGGTATTTTTTATAATCATACAATTTAAATATGTCTAAATCGTGAATATTTGCAGGCATATAAAATAATTTATCATTTACATTATATTTAATTTTATATCCTTTTAGATAGTCAAGTATTTTGATGGCATCCAATCGAGGGAATTTTTTTTTAGCAATGTCATCATTAATATTACTATCATCTGTTAATTTATATATCGATTGAATAGCAGAGAATTTACTAGTAATTTTGTTATTCAAATGAAATTTATCATTTTCATATATATAAAATGTATTTTGATTTATGAAATAATCACATAATAATTTACCATTTTCTTTAATATATCGTGGATCTTCATCTCTATATCTTGAATTTATCTTATAATATGAATATATATCTTCTTTTTTATTTGTTGCAGATATTACAATTATGTCAGGTTTTATAAAATATGAGAATGTTGATTTTAATTGTATATTATCTATTTGATTTAATTCATCTGTATCCAAACCGGGAAAGTAAGCTGTTTCTGCTTGAAGTTTGTCTGAAAATTGTATACATTTACTATTTAGAATAGGATCATCTGTAGTATGTTCAATGCAGTCAACTGAGGATTCTTTAATAATATCATTTAATTTTTCATTAATATTATATTTGCGTTCCATAATATCAAACAACATTTGGTCGGTAGTACCTGATTTGGATGATGTTTTTACATTTATAATATTTTGAATCATTACATATAATTTTTCATTATTACTTAATAAGTATTGTTCAAAATTATCTTCAACATATTCAGTATCTCTCGAAATAAACCAATCCAATTCCTTTATTGATTTAAATATTTCTTTAGTATTATTGCCTTCGGGAAACATAGATAAATATAAATATTGTTCTACATTTTGTTGGTCTTTTGGTAACCAAGGATTAGTTGGATCCGGTCCAATATGTGAATTTCTTCTAATAGCTCTCCCAAATACTTGATCTACACGAACATTATTCCAGAAGGGTTCTAATATATGCACTTGTCTTACACAAGTTAATGAAATACCTTCGGCGCCTGATTGTGATATAATCATCACTTGAATATATTCGCCATTATTATTTGCTATATTATTATATGATTCTTTATTCATTTGTTTAGTAATATCATCTTCATCACCTGTTATAAATGTAAATCGTTTCTTTTTATCATTAGTTTTGATTAAGTCTTCTATATTATTAGTAGTATGGTCGAATTTCTCATATCCATTAGATATTAATACTTGTTCAAATCCCCCCGAACCGCCCTCACTTTTATAGACACTATATAATAATATTTTTCCAGTTGGTTTGTCAACATTAATAAATCTGTCCATATTTTTCATAATTGCGAACATTTTAGGGGAATATAATTGTAAATTTTCATTAAAATTATTAGATTCATGCATTAATTTATATTTAGTTTCTTCATCACCTGGTTCATTATAAGCGATATTACATATTTGTCTGGTGCCTCCAAAAAAATGGAAATATCCATCATCGTATATGTTTTTTTTCCTTGCTTGTTTTATATCTTGTTCCACTTGTTTGTTGTGTTGTACTTCATATTGTATAAATTGTTCATATGACATATAGCACGGTACTAAATTTATTTTTTTAGTAATAGAATACTCATCATATTGATTAATATTTATATAAGGTTGAACAATTTCAGGCATATAAGATATTGAAGATCTATCAATAGGATAATATGAAGTTAATCCCATTAACATTCTTCTCAAATGAACTTGTTTTCTGGGTGGTATATTATCTTGTTCATCAAAGAAATAATTAATAAATTCATTATTATCAGTTAAATCTATTATATTATTGTCATCATCATATATTTCGAATAATTTATGATTTTTATTAAATATTACTTTAGTATCATCATCAAATACTTTTTGAAAATTTCCTTGAATAATATTATTTATACCTTTACCCTTCATAATTGTTTGTAATTCTTTCTGGGTGGGTGAAATAGATTTTGGATCTGTGAATTTATGTAAACCAGAATATACTTGTTTTATAAACTCTGCAAAATCATAATCACCATATTTAATTGTTTTAATTACATCATCGTCTTTTATAGTTGAAAAATTTGTATTTGTTTTAATAATTGATACAATTATTTTACCTTTATATTTTTTAACATTTAATTGTTCTATACAAGATATATTACCATAAAATATTTCTTTAAGTTTAGTTGATATTTCATCAACATCTCCATTCATATTGATTACAAAATCATAAACATGAATTTTACCTTTCAACATATTAAATAGATAAGCTATTTCTGAAGGTTTATTAATAATAGGTGTACCTGATAAAAATATTAATTTACTATCTACACTATTAATAATCCATTCATAAAATAATAAAGAAGGACCTCTTTTACCTGATATTTGACTAATTAAATTATGGACTTCATCTATGACTATTACTTCATTATAAAATGGAGATAAAATATTTTTTTTTTTATTCTCATTATATTTTTCAATTAATTTATCCATAATTACTTGTCTATCTGACTGATTTTGTTCATCATCTTCTAATAATATTTTCACATCATCATCCATATACATTTCTAATTTACTTAATTGTTTTTTAGTAATTTTCGGTAATGCATTACTATGTATAAAATTATATTTATTTAATATAAATTCATTAATTTGTTGTTCTAATTGAATTATATTAATATCTGATAATTTAATAATATCAGTCGGATCGGGACCCTGTGATTTAATTATATCATTTTTAATTAATTCGCCAGTAGTGGTATATATATCTTTAGTATCATCATAATAGTCTGAAATTTTAATAAAGACACCACTTTCTACTTCGGATATTTTTTCAGGATTGTTTTTTTTAATTTGTTTTTTAGTAGATTTTATAACATTTTTTAAAAAATTGGGATTCAAATCATATTTTTTTAATTTTTTAGCTAACTCTTTATTCTCTAGTTCTTCATTTTTATGTAATTGCCAATTATTTGAATTTATATCATATTCATCATTTGTGAATTTTTTATCTTTAATTTCACTAATAAAATTTTCTTTCAATGATTTTGGTAAAAATGTATTAATTCTTCTACTTGATAAACCTTCAGTAGTTATAATAGCAGTGGCTGTTTTGCCTGTGCCCAACCCATGATATACTAATAGTCCTCTGAAAGGAGTATCTAATGATAAATATCCTTTAACAAATTTCTGATAACTTTTGTACATATCATTATCAATATTTGACATTAATTTATCATAGAATTCTCTATTAACCCATTCAACATATGCCTTCCTTTGCGATAAAACATATTTATATTTTTCTGTAGGATTTTCTTTAATAGATAGTTCTTTGGGTTCATCTTCAATGGGTTCTTTTAAAACTATTTTGTTTTTTTTTGAGCAATCTTTATAAATTAATATCATTTTAGGATACCGTTTAACTTTATAAAGTTTTTCATCTACTTTTAAATTTATAGGTAATTTAACAAAAACATATTTATATAATTCACATACTTCATCTATAACTTTAAATATTGTTTTATCTCCTAATAAAGGTATCGCCGGATTATCCTTATCATAGGGTTCACCTTCTTTAGTCCAAGGAGGATCAAAAAATATTACATCTTTTTTTGCAACTCCAGGCAATATTTCCTCGTATCCACTATTATATATTTTAATAGCGCCATTCAAAGGAGGCTTATATAAATCCTTTAATTTTTTAGAAACGTTTATATTATGCTCTAATATTTTGAAATTATATTCTTCTAATTCTATAGAAATTACATTAGAAAAATATTTACCAAATGATATTGTATTTCCTCCAATGCATGCGGTGGCATCTGTTATCGATAATTTAGATAATTTGTTTGATTTTAGTGTTTTCGGATCGACTATACTTAAAATATATCTAGACATATCATCGGCAATTGTAAATTCAGTAGTACTAAATGAAGATATTACATTGAATTGTAATTGATTTTGTAGATCTATGGGTAAACTTTTAAATTGATTTTTAGTTAAAATATTAATTCTTGTTAATTCATTTAATATTTCAGATTCTTTTTTATTTTTTTTTTTTTTTTTGAAAATATCTATTTCTTTTAATAATGTTTTAATTGTATATGGTTTTTTCGAGTCATATTTATCTTTTGGTTTATCTTTTGGTTTATCATTTGGTTTATCTTTTGGTTTATCTTTTGGTTTGTCTTTTGGTTTATCAGTTGGTTTATCTTTTGGTTTATCTTTTGGTTTATCTTTTGGTTTATCTTTTGGTTTATCTTTTGGTTTATCTTTAAACCATGCGGGGACTTTGGAAGTAGATCTGAGAGTTAATATAAAATTATTTTGATCTGAAAAAGTTTTACCTTCATCATCTGTAGATAATGTCTCTGGCGACCACTTGTCCCAAACTAATATTAGTTCATCATTGCTTAATTTCCATTTTCCAGTATTATCCTTTTTTGTAGAAATCCTATGGAATTTACCATCTTTAGAAAAAAGAATACTATCGCTCCATTGCGGGTGTTCTGCGCTGTATCTAATTTCAGTAGGTTGTATTGATTTTGTAGGAGCTGCTGGTTTTTTGGATATTGATTTTGAAGTATCTTCATCTGCAGTGACATCCGCCCAATCACCTAATCCGGACCCTTCATTTAATGAAGATGATAAATCATCATCACCAGGTGGGAACATTTTATTTACTTCATCCTGTTTTTGCTTATCTGTCCATTTGGGATAAGTAAATATCCATTCAGATGAATCTTTTACTTTTTGGAATTTCTTGAAGATTTTTTTAATATTTTCATCAATGGGTTCATCTTTAATTTTAGTTACATCTAAATTTTTTATATCTCCATCAAAATATTTTAATAATACAGTATATTCATCACCTTTTAGTTCCTTTTTTCTAGGCATAATTATATATATAATATATATTATATAATTTATGTTAGAACATTAAAATGTATTAAACCATTTCTAGAAGAATCTTGTTCGGCTTCTTTTTTAGAGTTCCCTATGCCTTTAGACACAATTTCACCTTTAAATATCATAATACAACTAAATTTTGTATCATCTTCATCAATATTTACTTTAAATTTAGGATTTTCTTTATAATTATGTTGTAAATATTTTATAATTTGATCCTTATAATTATTGTTTTTAATAATGATATCTGTAAAATCTATATATTTTTCAATAATGATTATTAATATATTTTTAATAGTTTCATAACCGCTATCTAGGTATATGGCACCTATAAATGATTCAAAAACATTATTCAATATTTTCTTAGTAGATCTACCATCACAATTATCTTCTATATGTTTGGATATAATTAAGTGTTTACCGAATCCTAATTTATTAGATAAATATGCATTAGAATCACCACATACAAGACGATTTTTTAAATAAGTTAAGAATCCTTCATCTTGATTATATATTTGATAGAAACGTTCATATAAATATGAGACAACGACGCTTCCTAGAATAGAATCACCTAAAAATTCCATAGTTTCATAAGATATTTCTTGTAACTCCAATGAATTATCTATATTGTTGAAAAGAGGTCGTCCTTCTTTATCTTTATATAATTCTCTACAATAAGATGTATGAATAAAAGACCTTTGATATAAAAGAATATTATTTATTTTAAAATCATTAATATTTAGTGTTTCCATAATATTAATGATATCATTTTCAGTGACAAGTTTATTATTTTGATTATAAGGATTAGTTTTTTCCATTTATATAATTATTATAAATATCTTTATATAATTAATCAAATTTAAATAGAATTTACAGATGCATAACAATCTTCACCTGATTCTAACGGGCGGCGTCCAAGGTCCGGACCAATAGTAGTGTTCTGCCATGGACTGACATTAACTTGCGGGTTTGCCGGTTCTGATCTTAATTGTTGGTTGGAATTTCTAAGACTTTGACCAACTGTATTAACACCTACTTGGTATCCGGCTTCTAAAAAGTTGACGCCTTTGAGTATGCCTTCTGATACCGGGTTATTTTTATCGAAGTCGTTTATATCATTTTTTTTATCTTGAGGTAATAAGTCATCAGGTTTGAGACTATTTTGCGGGTAGCAACTTCTAGTAGGAGTTTTGATACCACTCACAGAAGCAAATTGTTCATTATCACCTTGAGGTAATGAAGCCATTACTTCACCACTATTATTATTTTGAGGGGGGGGTGGAGTTATACCAGCAGCATTTTTACTCGATACGGCATTTTTACTCGCACCATTATTATTGGGCGGGGGACTATTCGCGCCATTATTTTGCCCCTCGAAAAAGGACATGATACTACTGGGTTTGAATAACAATAATGCTATCAAGACAAAAATCAAAACACAACCACCAAGATTACATAATTTTTCTACAGACAAGTTCATTTTTATATATTATATAACATAAAAAAAATGAATAAAATAATTAATTAATTTATTTTAGCAATTTTCTAAATTTTCTAATTCTTTTTTTAATTTATTAATTTTCTCTAATTTTTCAGATTTTTGTTTCTCTAATTTTTGTTTGTCTAATTTTTCTTGTTCTAAGATTTCTTGAAGTTCTGCACTGAACATATTTTCATCAATGACATTATCTTCTTGATCATCAATAATTGCATAATCATCTAAAATATTAAATTTATTTGTATCAATTTCTTTAATTTGATTAATATAACAATCTAAATTAAAACTATCTTTTTTTATTTTTAAACCTTTGAAATGTAAAATTAAAATTATATTTTTTCCATTTAAATCTTTAATATCTATAATATCTTTATCTTTATTATAAATATTACATTGAACTTTCTCATTTACAACTGGTAATTTAAAACGGATTTGATAAATAATTTCATCATCGCCAGTTTCAATATTTATCTCTTTATACATATTATCAATGGCTTCATATGGGATATCTTTTTTAAACCATTCCTCACTATTGTGAAATGTAGATTCCACACAATTTTCATCCATTCCCAATAAAAAATCAATGAATTGTTTGTTATCACATGAAACATCTATATAATTATTATCTTCTCCATCATTAGATAAATTAATATTTAATATTTTAAGTATTGGTGTTTGTACATATACTAAATCATCATCATTATATAAATTACAAATATAACAATTACCTAATTTTTCTGGACTAGTAAATGTTAAATCATCAGTTATAATATCTTTAAAAGAATATGCGGACATTTATAAAAAAATAAATATAAAAAAAACTAAACTTAAACTAAATGAATAACTTTAACTTTCCATTTGCAAGTAAATACATCATTCCATTTCCATATTTTATCTATATATATATCGCATCTCATTTTTGTAAAATTACAAATATTTTCAATATTTATTAAATCATAATCATCACTATATATATCCATATCATATCTATTATTTACGAATGGAACTTTAACAGATAAATTAGGATCATATTTTTTTTGTTTATCATATCTAATTTGATTAATATATTTATCATAATTATCTTCATCAATTCCTAAATGTTTCATATTATTTACTTCTACATTCTCTATAAAATCAAAGAAACTTTTCATTTCATTATCCGACTGTAAGTTTGTAAATTGAAGCGACATTTGTTTAGTTTTTTTATCTAAACCAAATAAACAAACCATAACAGGTGTAGTTACATAAATTAATGGGTTTTGATTATAATATAATGAAATATAACCTATATTTATAATATTAACCGCATCTTCTTTGGATTTATCTAGGATATATTCTTTTTTTTTCGCTGAACAATCTTTAATTAAATATTTAGTATATTTAATATCTATGACTTTATATAAATCATGTGTGATATTTTTTAATTTACTCATAATTATATATTAAATATTAAATATATCTTTAATTAACTTCTCTTTGGGTCAACTATTATTTTTCTTTTAGTAGAATTATTCCATAGATTATTACATGACGTATTTGGATCATATGTTAAATTTCCTGTGATAATCGGACAACTTTCTTTAAGTGGTTTATTATTACCAAACATTACACTATAATCTGAGCATGTTTTATAACCAATATCTTTACAATTGGGAGTAGTTGGTTTATACCCAAAACCATATCTCAAACTATTATCTACATTAATATTATTTGTTGACATATTATTTTGTAAATTCGCGGCGCCGAATGGATATTCCATAGTATATATATAATATTTATAAAATAATTATAAATTATAAATATATAATGTTTACTAAAGATAGTTTAACAATACAAAAATATTTAGAACAAAATACAAAAATATCTAAAAATGGATTCAAAGAACTTAAATTATTATATGAATTTTTTAAAAAGGTCAAATATAATTATGAATTGACACAAAATATTAATAATGATAATGCAAATAATAAATATTTTAATAACCCATATGTATCAAATGAAATATTACATTCAATTAAATCTTTAAATAATAATTTAAAATTAGTTTTAAAAATAAATAATAATTTTTTAACTATAAATATTTATTATAATAAACATAATTTAAAAAAATTTGTATCAAATATAATTATTGTAATTTCATTTATATTTAATTTAATGAATAAAAATACTGGAAATGTCAATATAAATTATTATATAACAGATAATAAAAAAGTAATTGATAAAGATATAAAAGATGGATTAAATTATGGACATATAAATAGTGGTTGTTGTAGTACTATGACAAATACAATAGATATATGGAGAATTGAGGAAATAATGAAAGTAACTATACATGAATTATTTCATTTATTTCATTGTGATAAAACAATGAATGATGACTTTAATATTCTAAATTTATATCAGAAAAGATATAATATAAATTCTGAAAGAGTAAATACGTTTGAATCTTATACAGAAATATGGGCAAACATATTAAATTCCTTTATATTATCAAATAATGAATATAAAAATTTTGTAAAATATATAAATTTAGAAAAAGAATGGTGTAAAATACAAAGCTATAAAATCTTTTATTTAACAAATTTGGGCAAAAATGATACTATAGATATTAATAAATATACAAATGTATTGGCATATTTTATAATAAGATGTGAAATATTTAATAATTTTAAAGAATTTATCAAATATTTTGGGAATAATATATGTAATGATTCGGACAATTACTTTAAATTTCTACAAAATGTAAAGAAATGTCAGCCGGAAAATGATTTTATTAAAAAAATTAGTAAAAAAAATTATATTTATAAAAGTTTAAGAATGAGTTGTTTGGAAATTAAATTATTCTAGTAGGTACTACTCATGCATGCTCAAATACACCATCCTTATTAGGGTAGTGGTGCTTGAGATGCTTTTGAAGGTTGAAGAAGGTAAGATGATCACCTTTCTTTAGTCTGAGAAGTTTACTGAGAGTAGTATCTGGCATGAGAATGCGTTTGTCTTCCTCTTTCTGGAGACCGTGTTTCTTACAATACTCATTAATCCTAGAGGTTACTTGAGTGCGGGGAATGAGTTCCTCAGGAGCAAGACTTAGGAATTTACGAAGTTCATCGGATACATTAATGGGTTTTTGGAATCCGGTAGGCGGCGCATTGGGGTCGCGTACTTTCTTTACTTTGCGACGCATTTTCTTATCAGCCACTTTCTTATCACGAGCGACACGACGCTCAAGAGCAGTTACAGTAGTAGTAAGTGTCTTAATAAGGGATAGAGCATCTACAAGACTAGACTTAATAGTTGTAAACTCATCACCGTAGTTGAAAAGATCAGGTGCTTCCTGAACATTATTACCAGATTCAACAACAGTATCAACTGGAGTTACAACAGTTTCTACAACTGGAACCGGTGCCGGAGTAGGTACCGGAGTAGATTTTACCACTTTCTTTGCAGTGACTTTCTTATTTGAGGTTTGTTTCTTAGTAGGAGGCATATTTATTTTATATCTTATATTAGTTTTTTTTTATTCTATTCAACCGCGCTTTTATTATATTTATACTTATTGTCTTTTTTTTAAGTATCTTTCGTTTATCTTTGTAATTTATATTATAATTAATTATATTTTATAATTTCAAATTTATTTTATTATTATAATCGATTAATTATATTAAAAAACAATATGGTAAATGAACACCTTCTTTAGATTTACATGAATTTAAATATTCTTTCCAGTTCAATGGAGGTTTATAAATAAAATATGTATGATATATATCTCTATCTATATAATTCATATAAATCATATATAATATTATAATTATTAATAAATTAATCAAAGCATATTTATGTTTATTTTTAATTAAATAATATGATAAAATTAATGGTATCATATGAGTAATAGTTTTGACAGATAAAAATGAATATTCATATCTATACTTTTTTATTAATATATTATACATCATCAATAGTGTGAAACCACCTAATAATAATATACTTGCATAATATGGATTAATATATTTGATTATATAATCAATATTAAATATGTATCCTAAAAACCAAAGATTAAAATAAATAATTATCCAATGACTTATGTATTTTGATATCATTATATATATTAAATAGAATATAATATCCAAGGGTGTGTTTCACATACGATATTATTAACCTGAGGACTACCCAGACCCATTAGAAAATATGTATATCCTGTAATTTTATCACAGTCCTCCACGGCTCCACTAAATTTCAAAATATCTGAGACTATAATATCTCTCATTGTATCTCTAGAATTGATGCGTCTGATATCCATAGGAGTTTTATTAAATAATATTCCATTTGGTGGACAAATCTTAATTTTCATACCAGAAGTTAATTGTGCTCTATAATTCCAAATATCTTCCAATATTCCATATAATTTTTTTAATCTATTTGTACCTAAACATGTAATCCATTCCATATTAAAACTATATCCTAATCTTTCAATATTTGCAGAAAGATCCACCATTTTTTGTTTTAATATATTCTTTTTATCTTGTTTTAATCCTTCCATTTCATCTTTAAAATCTAATTTAATATTCTTTGATTCCATATATTCTTTTAAATTATTACCTCTATTAATTATATTATCATGAAATGGAACCATAGTATATGGGTTGGGTTGTTTCAATTCGATTAACTTTATAAATGATCTAATATCAAAAAACCATACAATATTTGTCTCATCTTTATATGAAAAGAAATATCTATCATTTATTTCATGAACTGTTTCATATGTAAAAAAATCTTCTTGATTATTACATAAAACTTTATTCAAGAATCCAGGACCTCTCAATAAAATATTTAATTTCTCATATTTATTTCTATAATATTTCTGTATTTTTATTATTAATTCTTTATTATTTTCATAATAATTAAATTTGGCATATTTATTAGATAATATTGTAAATAATATTTCTTTTTTTAGTGTTTTTTTATATTTTTTTCTATCTATAATATTTAATGTTTTAATAATATCATTTTTAAGATAATCAGAAGGTTTATTTGTAAAATTATTGAATATAATTAAATCATTATCTATTAAATGATTTCTTTTATGTTTTGTACAATAATCACCATACTTATTATTTCTTCCACATTTTGATTCTCCTTCATTAATAAATTCACACATTCTATATATTGTATTGTTAAAAAATATTTAAATATTAACAATATGAATATGAATATGAATATAAATATAAATGATTTAAAGAATTAACACATATCTATATTGTATAAAATAAATTTGAAACGCATAAAAAACAAAAGTAAATTAATAAAAAAGAATAAAGATAAAAAAGAATAACTCAACCAAAAAAATAAATTTGAAATTTGAAACTTACAAAACTATAAAAGCAAATCAATAAAAAAGAATAACTCAACCAAAAAAATAAATTTGAAACTTACAAAACTATAAAAGCAAATCAATAAAAAAGAATAAAGATAAAAAAGAATAACTCAACCAAAAAAATAAATTTGAAATTTGAAATTTGAAACTTACAAATCTACAAAAGTAAATCAATAAAAAGAATAACTTAACTAAAACCACAAAAGATATGGCACAAGTAATCAAAGCATCTGCAATTGAACTCTCAAACCTTAAGTTCTCTGATCCACGCAAGGTCGGTAATAATGGTGTTCAAGTTGTATATGTTAATTATGGGGGTGGTATGAACTCTCTATATGTTCAACCTCCTCGAGTGGACCTCAAATGGGATCCTACCTATTATGCTGATACTGATGAAAGTTCGGGTAAGTTTACTGCGGAATTCGCTCTCCCCAATGTGGGTACTGATGAACAAATTACACCTTTCCATGATAAAATGAAGGGATATGATAATCTAATGATTGATACTGCTTTTGAAAATCGTGCCACCTGGTTCAAAAATGGTAAGAAACTTACTAGGGATATGATTGAAAATGTTTATTCTCCCATGGTTAAGGTATCTGTTGATTCTGAAACTGGTGAACCTGATGGTAAATGGCCTCCTGCATTTAAGTTTAAGATTAGGAAATTAAATAGTAAATTCACTTGTAATGTATTTGACTCCTCAAAGAATCAACTTAATATTGATGATAGTACATCTGAAGATTATGTAGATCTTAAAACTGTTCTAGTTAAAGGTTCCTCTGTAAATCTAATCCTAAAATGTGTAAGTGTATGGCTTATTAATGGTAAGTTTGGTGTTACTTGGCAAGCAGAACAAATTATGGTAACTCAGAAACCTTCTCTGGCCCTATCTGGTTGTGCATTTATCCAAGATGATGATGATGAAGTATCTTCTAATGATGTTCAAAAAGAAGACAAAATTGTAGATGATAGTGATGATGATGATGATGCTCCCACAGTAGTTAATGATGATGATGATGATGATGATGATGATGTTGAAGGTGTTGTAGCAGATGAACCCGAACCTGAACCTGTTAAAAAGAAAGTAGTTCGCCGTGTAAAGAAATCTAGTAATTAGTTAATTATAGAACATCTTAGATTTAATAATAATATCTTTTAATAATATCTTTTAATAATATCTTTTAATAATATATTTTAATAATATTTTTTTTCTAATACATTTTAATATGGATTTATGTAATGAATATTTACATGATAATATTAAATTATATCCCCCAATGAATGATTATTTATTGTATCAACAGTTCTTTAAAACGAAAAGTACACTACCTAATCATTTATCTAAAACATTTTTAAAAAATGAAGTTGAATTAAATGACAAATATTTAAAAGAATTGAATTTAAAAAAAGAATTATCTTCTTGTGAAAAAATATTAAAATATTCACTTGAATATAATAATAGAATTGAGTTTTTTATTGATAGGGAATACTTATTAGATATTAATGATAACATTTTATTTATGTATTATGAAATATGTATTGGAAAATTACCGCCTTTATTTAATAAAAATGATTATATTTCAGTTATGAATAGATTAAAAACCTTATCAGCAATAACAAATGAAATGATAAAAGTATTGGAAAAGGGCATAAAAGAAAAAGTAATTTTAAATAAATTAATTATTGAAAGTTTTCTATTAAAATCACAAACTATATTAGATGAAAAGATAAAACCTATGAACGTCCCTAAATCTTTAAAATCACAATTTATAAAAGATATTGAAAAATATATTATTAAAAATATAAAAAAATTATATTTATTTATAATTAATAATTATTTAAAACATTCTATAAAAGATTTAGGGTTATGTGCTTATAATAAAGGGAAGCAGTATTATGAAGAAATATGTAAAAATGAAACATTATCTAATTTGACTCCTGAAATCATACATAATTTAGGTCTCAAACATTTAAAAGACGCATTAAAATTAAAATCCGCCCTGGCTAAAAAACTTAAAGTGCAAGATATTGATGATCACATTTATAAATCTGATAATTATTATAACTCATCTCCTGAAATAATCAAAGATTTAGAAATACAACGCAATTTAATGTATTCGAAATTAAATAAATATTTTTATCAAGATATTGATAATTTATATGATATTAAACCTATTGCCAGTCATAATATGAATATGAGTGCCTATTATACATCACCTACTAAATTTAAAGGGGACGATGGTACATTTTATATAAATGTTTTAGATCCTACGAAAATTAGTAAATATGAGTTATTATGTTTGAGTATACATGAAGGAATACCTGGACATCATTATGAAGCCTCCTTATTGTCTAAATCAGATAAATCGGACTATATTAAAAATAAATTATATTCGGGATATTCGGAAGGTTGGGCCTTTTATTGTGAATCACTATATGAATATGATAATGATTTTGAATATTATTATTCATTACAATACCGTGTGGAAAGATCATTACGTTTAATTATTGATACAGGTATACATTATTATAATTGGAGTTTTAATAAATGTTTTGATTTTATGAAAAAATATCTAAAATATTACTCAGATAATTATATAAAAGACCAAATCTTAAGATATTCCAGTATTCCAGGTCAAGCATTAACTTATGTAATTGGAAAAGAAGTAATATTACATTTAAAAAAAGATTTTCTGAAAAAGAACTCAGATATTAAAACTTTCCATAAAATAATATTAGATATCGGTCCTTGTCCATTAGATATATTAATTAAACGATTTTATGAATTAATTTTATAATATATATATATATGGAACAAATGGTTGAAAATATCGATGAAAGTCAACCAGGTAGATGGAATCAATTAGTTGATAAAGGTAAACAAATATTACCCCCTCTGGCCAAGTCTGTTGGTAAAAATTTTGCAAACAGAGGCACCCTTGGAATATATGGTTCTATACATGACGAGGTCTTTTTTAGAGAGGAAGAAAAAAGAATTACAGCAATAAACAAAAAAGTTTTACAAAATTGCGAGGATATAAGAAAACTATCTATAATACTTGTAGGAAGAGGAGAAGAAATGGGCATTGACCCGGGTAGTACCTTTAACGAAATTATTGAAAGAGTGGGTAAAGATAAGTGCGAAAACTCCCTCGAATATAGTAATGAAATAGGTGATTTAAAAAAAATAAAAAAAAAATTGACACCCGGTGTAGTTTCAAAATATAGCGATAAAGAAGAAGAACAATTGAATAGAATATGGGATACAGTTGGTATAGATCCATTGTCACCTATTGTATCCGAACCTGTGTCGCCCGAAGTTCAAACAAACACAGGCGCCAGGATAGGGGATACAGTCGGTATAGATCCAGTGTCACCTGTTGTATCGGAACCTGGGTCACCTGTTGTATCGGAACCTGGGTCGCCTGATGCTCATAAAAACATAGGCGCCAAAATATACAATACACGGTCAAAACCCAGAACAACTAGAAAACCCAGAACAACTAGAAAACCCAGAACAACTAGAAAACCCATGACAACTAGAAAACCCAGAACAACTAGAAAACCCAGAACAACTAGAAAACCCATAACAACTAGAAAACCCAGAACAACTAGAAAACCTAAAAATGGGCTAGAAAGACATATGAGAACACCCCTTAAGAAACCCGTACGAGAACATCCCGGGAGCTATTATATTAAATAATTATAATATTTTCCTTATATTTGATTTAATTTGTGGGTTTACACCTATTACAGAACTTTTTTTTTTTTTAATAATTATATAATCACTATATAATTCTTTTAAAATTTCCAAATCTCTTTTCATTATATTTATTCTATTATCATCACACATACCCCCAATATTATTATTGTATTTAGTTTTTGCACATATATTATTTAATCTGATTACTTTTCCATACTTTTTGAATACTTTAACCGTTCTTTCATAATCTTCATATTGACTTATATTTAATTTTAAACATTCTTTATCTATTATACATCCCCACATCCACCCTACACAAAATGCCAAATGGGTTGTTATATTATTTTTCATAAATCCATGGTTATCACACGGATATATTCCCCATAATATTGTATTGTTTTCTATACATTGTTTAAAACCTTTATCAATTATTTCTTTTAAATTATCTAATTTTACTAAACAACTCTTTTCATCTTCATTTGGGTTTTTCATTTTTATATCTATTATATCATCATCTAAAGATAATACGTGGGTTCCCTCATCATAATAATTAAATATAAATTCTCTAATTTGTCTCATACCTACTACACCTACTATAATATTATATTCTGGATATTCTGATTTATATAATCCATATTCTTCATCATTCCCTACAAATATATCTATATCTTTTATTTCATATCCAAAGTTATGTAATGTTTTTAATGTCTTATCACCTAAATATTTATGTCTTTTATATGATGGAATTGCAATTCTCATTTATATTATAAAGATATTTTAAGAAATTTATAAACGATTAAAAGAAATTATAATGGTGATCTAATTTAATTCTTTTAAATTCACCACCTTGTTGATCTTCTAATTTATTTTCTACGTCTGCATCTCCAGTTATTTCAACTGATTGTTCTTTTTCTCCCTCATTTACTTTTTTATTTTTATCTTCAATAATATTTATTAAATCTAACATTAAGTCTTTTTCAGGTATTTTTACGAATCCGTCATTATCATTAACTATTTCTTTAACATCCTCATCTATTTCTTTAACATCCTCCTCTATTTCTATTAAATCGACTGGATTGATATGTAAATTTTCTTCATCTGATTCTGTGAAATTTTGTTCCCCCTCATTTAATTCATCCTCTTCGACCTTATCAATGACTATTTCACTTTTTTTTATTAATTTTTTGGATTGTTTTAGTTCAATAGTTTTTTCAGATAATTTAAACATATTTTTATGATAAATATTTTTACTATGTGGTATATCATTACCTGGAATTAATGATTTATATCCCCGTTGTAATATATTATAATTAGACTGTTCTGATAATAATTCATGTACTCTTATACTTAAAACCATATATGTATTATATATGTATTATATATAATATTTAAATAAATTTTATGGAACAATATTTCGAAAAAGATAAATTAGAACTAGGAATTGATGAAGCCGGACGAGGATGTTTATTTGGACCCGTATCTGTAGCAGGTGTTGTATGGGTACCAGATGATCCTGTCCCGCCTATAGAAATAAAAGATTCTAAAAAGTTATCTTTAAAAAAAAGACTATTAGCATATGAATATATTTTAGATAATTCAATAGCACATACATCTATATTAATACATCATGAAGATATTGATAAAGATAATATTTTAAAATCAACTTTAAAAGGAATGCATAAATGTGTAGATAATATAACAGAACAATTAAATATTGATACTATTTTAGTAGATGGTAACCAATTCAATTTTTATATGGATAAAAATGGCGAATGTATAAACCATAAATGTGTTATAGGTGGTGATGATGTATATAAAAGTATTGCTGCTGCATCCATTCTAGCAAAAGTTAATAGAGATAATTATATTTTAAATTTATGTGAAGAGTATCCCGAGTTAAAAAAATATGATATTCATAATAACAAAGGATATGGCACAAAAAAACATTTGGAAGCAATAAAAGAATATGGTATTACTAAATGGCATAGAAAAACATTCGGTATTTGTAAAGAATATTGTTAATCAAATGTGACTAATATTTTTTCATTGTTCTTTTGAATATAATATAAATAATTTTTTTTACCTTTAATATATTTTTCCTTCATTTTTAAATTATAATCAATATATTTTAAAAATTGTCTTAATATAGTTATAGTTTTTTTTTCAGTTAAATTTAGTAAATACATATTTGCTTTGCATGGTAAATAATATATTTCTAATTTTTCTTTTATTTTATGAATTTTTTCAACTATATTCAAGTTAATTAAATCTATTTTAGTAAAATGAAAATTCTTATCATCCAGAGATTTTATATTAAAGATTGACATTAAATCATTTATAATATATCTGTCAGGATTTCTTCTGAACAATTGATTTTTCATTTTAATATATTAATAAAATATTTTATTATTTTAAGTTAAAATAATTATAAATATTAATAATATATATATATAAATAAATGGAAGAATTAATAAAAGATAAAGTAAATGTATGGGATGTCATTGATACTTATTTTAGAGATGAACCTTATTACAAATCACAACATCAAGTTGATTCATTTAATGAATTTATTTTTTCTAAAGATAATGGTATACAAAATATAATTAGAAGAGAAAATCCTGTTATTTTTCATCAAGGTGATAAAGGTGGTAATAATATTTCATTCAAATATGAAATTTCTTTCTATTTTGGAGAAACATTAGATGAAACGACAGAATCACCAAATTATGGTGAACCTATTAATGATATGGAAAATATTTTTATATCTACTCCTACACTATATGATAATAAAGAATCCAAATATATGTATCCAAATGATGCCCGTTTAAATAATTATACATATCGATCTAGTATATTTTGTAATATAGGTATTAAATATTTATTATTAGACTCAGGCAAATTAATTATAAAAAACTGTAAAAGAATCAATATTGGATTTATGCCTATTATGATACATTCTAAATTATGTTTATTAAATAGTTTAGATTCTGTAAAACTATCAGAATTAGGTGAATGTCCATATGATCAAGGAGGATATTTTATTGTCAGAGGGAAAGAAAAAGTGTTTTTATCACAAGAAAATAAAATTAATAATATTTTATATATAATTAAAGGTACAGATAATATTTTATATCAAGGATATATTAAATCAATATCTACTAAAGGATTCCAAAGTTCAAGAACAAATAATATATATTATTATACCCAGAGTTATAAAATAAATCAAGACGGTAAATTAGTTTATAAAAGAGCAAATATTTTTTCTGTGAGAATTTTAGGATTTGTAGATATAAATTCTGTAAATGGTAATGACTCTATCCCGCTATTTATTCTATTTAGAGCATTGGGTATTATTTCGGATAAAGATATTTTATCTTATATTATTTATGATAATGATGATAAAACTCTTAAAAATAAACTATATGATTTAATTTTACCCTCTATGAAATATTCACAACCCATTTATACTCAAGAAGCTGCATTTAAAATGTTGATGCCATTGACTAAAGGTAAATTAAGTATTAATGTTATAGATATTTTAAATAATAATTTCTTACCAAATTATAATACAGATTTAGTTCAAAAAGCAAAATTCTTAGGATATTCCGTCAGAAAAATATTGTTGGCATCTTTGGAATTGATAGATGTAACAGATAGAGATTCATATTCATATAAAAGAGTAGATTTAGCAGGGTCATTATTATTAGAATTATATAGAGAATTATGGGGGGGATTTAAAAAATCTTTGTCAAAAAATATAGATTATGAATTCCGCGCTAAAAATACAGAAATTTCATTAGATGATAATAAAATATCAGATTTAATTAATGAAAACAATAAATCTAAAATGTTTGATATCTCTATGATGGAATATATTACTAAATCATTTGGTGCCAGATTTGGTACAAATATTTCAGGGAGACAAGGAATTGTTCAAGATATAAATAGGAATACTATGCTGGGGACTTTATCTCATATTAGAAGATTATCATTTCCATTACCTGCCGGATCAAAATCATTAGGCCCTAGAAAATTACATAATTCACAATGGGGTTTTGTATGTCCTATTGATTCGCCAGATGGTGGTAATGTTGGTATTATAAATCATTTATCTATTATGGCTAAAGTTTCCACAAATATTTCAGAAGATGGAATCCTACAATGTTTATCTGATATAAATCTATTATTTATTAAAGATTCTGTAGCAAAAGATATGTATAATAATACTCCTACATTTTTAAATGGTAAATTAATTGGTTTATATGAAAATCCCTCATTTTTATTTAAATATCTTAAATTATTAAAATTAAACAGTATAATTAATGTTAATACATCTATCTCATGGAATATAAAATCAAACGAATTACATATATTTACGGATTCGGGTAGAATAATTCGGCCAGTATTTTATCTAAAATCTGATTCGGATGGAAACAAATATAATGAATTAATTAATAAAGATTATTCATATATTGAAACATGGAGCAAAGCAATACACGGATTATTATATGAAGTGAAAGATATAAATCCAACTGTTTATGATACTAAATATTATAAAGATGTATTAGAAAAAATAAAAAAAACCCAAGGCGATTATATGAGGTATTTAGAAGATAATGCAGCATGTATTGAATATATTGATTCTATTGAAAGTGAAAATGCATTTATTTCCAAAGATATTTATTCCATTGATAAAAATTATTCACATTCCGAAATTCATTCTTCATTAATATTAAGTGCTTTGTCTGTTAATATTCCATTCTCAAATCATTCACAATATCCTAGAAATGTTTTCTCTTGTCAACAAACTAAACAAGCAGTTGGTGTATATTCAAGTGCTTATAATACAAGGTTTGATGTATTTGGGCATATTTTACATTATCCACAAAAACCTATTATAACAACAAGATTTAAAAAATATACTGATGTAGATAAGTTACCCTATGGAATTAATGCTATTGTGGCGATATGTTCTTATTCTGGATATAATCAAGAAGATGCTGTAATTATTAATAAATCTGCTGTTAATAGAGGATTATTTAAATCAATTTATTATAGAAGTTACGGATCTGAAGAAGAAATAGTTAAAGGGCAGAAAGTCTTTTTTGCTAACCCGTTATTCCTAAAAAATATTGTTAAAAAAGATCTATCTAATTACTCTAAATTAGATGATAATGGTTTTATCAAGGAAGGCGAACATGTAACAGATAAAGATATTATAATAGGAAAATGTACAAGAGTTGTTAATTCGGAAGGGAAGGAAGTAATTAATGTATATGGAGAAACTATTAATAAAGGTACATATGGGGTTGTCGATAAAGTAATTGTTACTAAAAATAATAAGGGTTTGAGGAGTTGTAAAATTAGAATTAAAAAAATAAGACCTGCTACTATTGGAGATAAATTTACATCCAGGTGCGGTCAAAAAGGAATGTGTGGCATGGTTATTGAAGATTATGAAATGCCTGTCACAACTGAAGGAATAATACCAGATATTATTATAAATCCGCATGCCATTCCCAGTAGAATGACAATAAATCAACTATTTGAAGTAGTATTAGGCAAATCTTGCTGCATGGCCGGATTAATGGGGGATTCCACTCCATTTTTAAATAATGATATTTATCAATATTTTGACTTATTACAAAAATATGGTTATGAAAAATATGGAAATGAGATTATGTATTCTGGTATTACAGGTGATCAAATAAAAACAGATATTTTTATAGGTCCAACTTATTATCAAAGACTCAAAATTATGGTTGAAGATAAAGTTCATTCAAGAACAACTGGACCGTTACAACATATGACTAGACAACCGGCAGGCGGACGATCTAATGAGGGCGGCTTTAGAATAGGTGAGATGGAAAGAGACGCTATTATTGGTCATGGCGTAGCTGAATTTTTACAAGAGTCTGTTTCCAAGCGCTCGGACGGATATTTTGAAGGTAAAACATATAAAGTTCAAGTAAATCAAAAAACTGGTTTAATGTCATATGATAAAAATGATGAAAAAGATATATGTAATATTGAAATTCCATATTCTTCTAAATTATTTTTACAAGAATTAGAAACTATGTCTATTGCTCCTCGTTTAATAACAGATGAAACTATTCAAAATAAACCAGTATTCAATTATTTATTAAATAATTTATCTGAACAAAATATAGAATATGAAATTGAAGATGATTATGATGATGAAGATGATGATGGTGGAGAAGAAAAATAAATATAAAAGTATATAAATTAATCCATTTCTTTTAAATTTCCATATTCTAAATCATAATTATAATCTTGATTATTTCCTCCTGATTCTAAAAATTCTATATAGTTTGTCGCTGATTTATAGTTTTCATATCTATCATATGCTTTACTATCTATTCGTTTAGGATTATCTTGATTTAATTCAATTGTTTTATTTAGTCGTTCGCGATTACTTTTCTTTTTAACTATGTATTCTTTATTTTCGAATTTTTCTAGTTTTTCTAAATTAAAATCTATTTCGTCATTTAATTTATCTTCTACTACCCTCTTTATTAAATCTTCTATATTTAAATTTTTGAAATCCTCATCTTTTATTAAATTAATTATCAATTTCCGCTTTAATGAATTTTTTAAAGAAATATAAAAGGTATCATCAGCCATATTAAATATATTTATATTATAATTTCAAATTTTTATACATTAATTAAGTCATCTACAGCTCCTTCTACAACATCATAAACTAAATTATCTATTAATTTTTTAATAGACAAATCAAAAATTAATATGTCCAACTTATTTATAATTATATTATAATCCTCACCTTCAAATTCAAATTTAGGATATTTATCTTTTAATAAACATAATAATTTATCATCTGTTGTGCATATTTTATTAATTTTCTTTTTATCTCTATTAACTTTATATGGATTAACTATTAAATGGTATAAATCGGAATCTTCCATAAAATATTGATATATTTAGAATTAATTTTATATATTTAAATACTCTATTATGAATAATCTTTTCAAAGATTTTAAATATAATAAAGATTTTTTATCTTTAATAAATTATAAAATAGCATATAAATTATATAATATTATATCTAATAATAATCATCCCAATATATTAATACATGGTGTAAATAGTTCAGGCAAAACACTATTAATTAAAACAGTTATGAATGATTTATTTAATATTAATAAATATACAAATAAAGAAAACTTAACAGAAAATATCACATATGAACGTAGTAATTCACATTATTATTTTGATTTGAAATTAGTAAATAATGATATAAAATTTATAAATTTTATTAAAGATATTGTTAAATCACACAACCATTTTAATAATTATAAATATAATTATATTTTATTAGATAATTTTGATAGCTTATCCAATTTAAATCAAAACAGATTAAGAGTTATATTTGAAAAATCATTAAATACAACAAAGATTATTATAATAACTAGTAAACTAAATAAAATTAATGAACCATTATTAAGTAGATTTATAAATTTTAGAATTTCCGATTTTAATTTAACAGATAAATATATATATTTTAAAAATTTAATAAATAATAATTATTATGTTATTTCAGATGATATTTTATTCAATATTTTAAAAAAACATTCAGATATAAATTATAATTTTATAAATATTTTATCATATCTTAAAAAGGGGATAATAAATGATGATATTTATGATGAAATATTTATAAAATACATTAATATTATAAATTCAGGGAAGGATTTGACGAAAAAGGTAACGGATATGAAACAATTAATATATTTATCCAGAACATTAATAGATATAAATACATTTTACAGAAGATTTTTAGAATATTTATTAGGTTTAAATATGTCAAATGATAGAAAAATTAAATTAGTCAAAATATTTAGTGAAAATAATATATTATTAAATAATTCATTCAAAGATTTATTATATTTAGAAGGATTATTAATTGAAGTTTATCAGATATTAACGACGTCTTCTTGATTTTGATTTCCTTTTTGGTTTCCTTTTCGATTTCATTTTAGATTTACTTTTTGGTTTCTTTTTTTTTGATCCGGTACAGTCTACTTTTTCCCATGTGCCTGAATTCTCTACTCCTTTTGGTATTATATCAGTAATAACATGACCACCACCACTCGGAGCACTCATTATCCAATTATCTCTATCATAATTTCTACTTATTGTATAATATGTCGGCATCCCTATTGGCCTTACACAATCACCCACTTTCCAATTATATGTATTACCACCTTTTGTTCGTACTTTAGATTTAAATCTCTTTTTAGATTTCTTTCTAGAATTCTTTTTAGATCCGTGCGACGAGTCTTTGTGTATTATCTCTTTCGCTGCTGTAATCCCGTCCTTAAGTTGGTTATGGAGAGCAAGCGTATTAGGACTGGGTATCATACCGAAGCAGTCTGATTCGATTATGCTGTCGAAAGAACGTTCTAACCGCGCCAGAGTTTTATACATCCTTTCGTGATCAAGGGGTGGAGTATGTGATTTTTTTTGTACAGTTGTCATAATTATTATATAATACCATTTATAAAAATAATAAATTAATTTAAAAAGTAATTAATAAAAATAAATTAGATGAACCTATATGAATTATTAGAAATAGATGAAAATAATTTTGATATGAATATTTTAAAAAAACAATATCATAAAATGTGTTTGAAATATCATCCAGATAAAGGTGGATGTTCAAATAAATTTAAGTTGATTCAAGAAGCATATGAAGTTTTATCAGATGATAATAAACGTATTTTATATAATAATTATAAAAGATTTTCATTCCTAAAAGGTTATGATTTCACTGATGAGGAATTTCAAGAAATAAATTCATATTATGATGAACTTCTTAAAAATGAAAATGTTAAATTAGCAACTGCATTGTATAATACATTACCCGCCCAAGTTAAACAAAGATTAAATTCTATGAAAGATTATATATTTAATTATGATAAAAATAATAAAGATAAAAAAAAAATAGTTGAATCGGCAAGATATATTGACATAACTAAATTGGATGAAGATTTTATTATAGAATTGAACATCAAATTAGAAGATGCATATAATAATACTTTAAAAAGAATAATAATTGTTTCTAAATATGGAATATATTATTTATATTTGAGAGATTATAATAAAAAAATATATTTATACAATAAATATTCATTTATTATTAAATTAAAAACATTAGGAAATGGAGATTATGTAAGGAATAATGATGATTTGATTATGATTTATAAACCCAAATTACATGAATTATTTAAGAATTCAATATTAGATATTGTTTTACCTAATAAAAAACAACTATTATTAAATGTTTATGATCTAAAATCAAAGGAATTACTTATAATTAATAATAAGGGTTTCAATCAAGGAAGATTAATTATTATAAAAAAATAATTAATGATATATATTTTCGCAATCAGCAGGGTTCGAACCTGCGCGGGCAAAGCCCAATAGATTTCAAGTCTATCTCCTTAACCACTCGGACATGATTGCCAATATTTTAGGTCCATTACCTTTTTTAAAAAAACTTTTGAAATACTTTAATATTATAACTCATATAAAAAAACATTTTAATGATCTTATTTATTCTACAATAATGATATTAATGGTTGAATCATGATTACATATATTGTTTTTTTCATGTTATAATTATATATTTACATATTCACACAATTTTTAAATATAAATATAAGGGTTGTGTGCACCACCCATTATATCAAAATATAAATTTTATGAATATTTAACGCATTCATTTTTTATTTTAGTATTTTTTGTAATCTTTTAGTATTCATATTTGTAATATCTTTTTTAACAGGTGACATATATGTAAAGTTTTTTTTATTATATTTATAAATAAATCCATTTTGTTCATCAATCATTTTAGGATAAAAATCCTCAGATACTTGTTTCAATAATTTATTATTTTGTTCATAAAGTGCGTCTCTGAAAATATCCATGGTTATGGAAAATATTAATTATAAAATCAAATTTATTTATGAATATTGAAATTAATATTATAAATGGATAATTTATATCTAATGTCCTAAAATTCCATAGAAATTTATTATATAATGGATGTATCATAAAATGAAATAAACTTTTAAAATTAAATACATTTTTACCTAATGAATTTGATCTAATTAATATTCCTCCGACAGAATATTCTGTATATATTATAAATATTAATGTTATAATTGATATAAATAATATAAATTTTATCATATATTAAATAGTATTTTTAAATCTAAAAAGTCTCGTAGATAAATTTGATTTAAAATTAATTTAATATATAAAATAAATAAAATGGATACGCTCTCAACTCAGAATCAATTCATTAAAATGAGAGATCAAGGTAAATTTTCAACAAAGTTCCTAGGGAAACATAGTTATTTTCTATATTTAGAATTAGATAAAAGTAAAAAAAAAAATTTAGAGGTATATATTAAAGATGAAGAAGATTATAAATCTCCACCACCAGCCCCAAGATATAGGAAAAATAGTACTATTAATAAGTATTTAGGAATAGATAATATTCCAAATAAGTATCATGTCAATATTAATTAAAATAAATTGTTTTATGATTTCTAGGATGATAAAAATGTAATGAATATGAATATTGATTACTATTTTTTATTCTATGATAACCAATATCATCATTCAGATATGAGGTTTCAAATGTGCCATGATAATTAGTAGTTATTAAATTTAATTCTTTTGTATATATTTCTTCTTTTACGATACCTTTTATAATAAACATCCAACAACCATTTTTACTATGATTATGTATTTTAGATAAAGCATTAGGTTTCCATACAATAAAATATATATCAATGAAAGGGAATGGTATCCAATATTTAGTATATGTCATTTAATTATATATAAATAGTATTTTTTTAAATCTTAAAGAATACAATAGTATATCTTTCACCTTTGAATGGAGCAACTTCATGTAAAAATTTAGATCCATTGAATGCATAGTAATTACCTTTGAGATCATTTCTAACTGCTCCTGTAGGTTTTTTATCATTATCATAAACAATTAGTTCTCCTCCCGTATAATCACCTAATCCAATAATATAAGAAGTCCCTACGTTTCTACCATCAACGTGTCTGGCCGCGCGCATATTTTTATTGTATTGAATAGTTGTAAATTCAAATTTGGGATCATGCATTTTCATTAATTTTTTACATTCTTTAAATAGTCTTTTGAAACGAGGATCTTTAGTTCTATTAGATTGTTGTTGTTTTATAACTTTGCCTTTGGAATTTTTTTTCCACATATGAGGAATTAAATTAATTTTACCTAAAACAAATCCTTCATATCTGACCTTATTTTGTTTATGTTCTGTTCTCATTATATTCTTTCTGCTTGTATTTTTAGGAAATGGAGTATCTCTTAATAATTTTAATACTAATTTTTTTTGACAGTCAATATTTTTCGGTTTGCAATCGGCATATCTTTTGATTGATTTTCCTTTTGATTTTTTTTTAAGAGTTTTCATTATATTATATATTATATTTTATTTAAAATTGAATTATGAATAAATGTAAAATAGTTATCAATATCTATATGATAATTAATAGTTTTGTCATTAATTTCTTGTAGGTAATTCCAACCAAATGGTATAATTAATATATCATGTGGTTTTATTAAAACTTTATTAGATAAATCTAGTTTTTCGGAAGAGTTTTTATGTTTTGGATGTAATAAATATATATAAAATTCTTTACTATCTATATTACTTATAATATGATAATTATTTTTACATTCTTTAAAATCTATAACTTTTTTATCATTGAAATATGATAAGGAATATTTAAAATTACAATACAAATTACTATTTAATAATAATTCACTAAAATTTATTTTAGATTTAAGATTCGACGTATTAAATAATTCTATATTTTTATAAGTTGGATTTAGATTTTTAAAAATATCCAAATCAATATTATGTTTAGGGATATTTATTAAAGAAGGATTTGATTTAAATAAAGATAATTTGAGTTCATCCATATTCTTGCATAGTATTAATTCTGAATCATCATTTATTAAATATAATTTAAAAATGTAATAAATATTTAAAATTATTAATAATGTTATAGAAATAAACAATAACATATATAAAGATAAAATAATATTAATAACAAAAATGACCGAGAATACTGAAGTTGGTAAAATTAAGTTCTTTGATCATAAGAAAGGTTACGGATTCATTGAAATAATTAACCCGGAATCTAAACATTTTAATACAGAACATTTTTTACATTTTTCTGAAATTCAATGTGATTCTAGTTTTAAGAAAGTAATTCCTGGTGAAATTGTTTCTCTAACAGTTTCCCCAAAAGAGGATGAAGAAGGTAAGACTGTATGTAAGAATGTTCGTGGCCTTTATGGTACTAGACTTCTAATTGATAATGACCAATATACATACAGAATTCAATCTAAAAATAATGATTTTGATAGCGGCCAATCTAAAAATAAGAATTTTGAAAGAGAACAATAAATTATTAAGATTTTATAATATTAATATCACCATCAACACACGTAAGTAAATATAGATAGGGCATTAATTTAGATTTATTTGTATTTTTTGTATTTATACCTTTATTTTTTAGGAATGTTTTAATTTCATTTACATCCATTTTTTCAAACTTATTTATAATATCTATTATATCTTTCTCTTTGCTAGTATTATTATTTAAATCAACAGATATTACTTTGTTCCTTGCAGATTTTTTACGTCTAGATAGTCGTATCTTATTAGATTTTTTTGATGATTTGCGACGTTTGTTTGTGCCTTCTGGTATTTTAGCTTCCACATTAGGTATTACTGTGTCTTTAACTTTCACATTAGGTTTGGAACTAGTTTTAGGTGCCGCATTAGGTTTTACTAAATCTTCTGGTTTTACAATTTTTTTATTATCATTTATTACATCAGTTTTAACAATGCTTAATTCAATAGGTAAAAATAATTTACTCGGTCGATTTTGAAGTTTTTTATTACTGGATTTTGGAGTTAATTTTATTTTTTTAAATTTAGTTTGTGTATCAATTGATGAATTACCATTGGATACCATTTTCTTTGGTACGGTTTTACTATTCAATTTAGATTTCAAAGAATTTGATAATTTATTAATAGATTTGGGTGATTTTATCATTGGTTTTTTAATTTCAATATTCATATATATTATGTATTATTATTATTTTCTTGAAATAATTTAATTTCATTATAAATACGATTAATATTTAATTCATCATCCTGATAAATGTCAAAAAATATGTTATTAATAACTAAATCACCTGGATATTCTTCAGGACTATCTTTAGTCATTTCTTTCATACATTTTTTTACAAATTCTTTTAATTCAGTCTTATTCGGATAATATAGTTCTGATACTTTCGCTTTTAGATCTTTAATATCAATAGATGTTAAATCACTATCTTCTAAATATTTATTATAATTTTCTTTAATATAAAAAATAACTAGGTCTTTAATAGTTCTTTCTAAATGACTCATTTGTTTAATTTATATTATAATTATATTATTTAAACATATTCTTAATATATTAATAATGGTATTCTTTAATTTAAGTAAATGTGTAATATTATCTTTATTTATAAAATATAATTTTTATAATGACAAAATAGTGAAGATATTATTGAAAAATGTCCATTCATGTGGTGTGATACCAATTAAAATAATACAATGGGGATTACCGATATTAAAATTAATAAATATTGATAAAAAAATATTAGATATATTTGAAAATACATATGAAAACTGCCCAATTCATGAATTAGATTATACTAAAAAATTATATAAAAGTGATTTTTATAATGATATAGATGATGATTATAAAATAATAGAATTAGTAGGATCAGGGAGTATTGCACAAGTTTATAAAATTCAAGATATTAAAACTAACGAATTTTATGCTATGAAGGTTATTCATCCAGATGCCATTAAGAATTTTAATAAAATAAAATTTTATTTGAAAATAATATTTTCTATTTTTAAATTTAGTAATATTGTCCCAACAGATTTAAATAATTTTTTAAAACAATTTAGGCAACAATTGGATTTAGTAAATGAAGCCAATAATATTCTTAAATTTAGTGGATTATACAAAAATGATCAATTATTCTTAATTCCTGAATTATACAAATTTTCTAAAAATATTATTATTATGGATTATATAGAAGGTAGATCTATAGAAACTATAAAGATAAATATACAACATTATAGATATAATATGATTATATCAATATTTATGTATAATAATTTATTTATTAATAAATTTAATCATGGTGATTTACATAATTATAATTGGAAAATAACTGAAGATAATAAAATAATAATATATGATTTTGGATTATGTTGGGAATCAAATAATGATCTAACAGATCCTTTAGATAGATTATTATTAGGTTTCCATAATGATGATAAAGATTTAATATATGGAGCATTTTTATTATATTTTAAAAATGTTGAGGAAATTTATATTAAAGAATATTTTTATGCCATCACAGAAAAAATAGATAAGTTTTATATATTTGCTAAACATATTATATTATGTTCTTTCAAACATAATGTATTATTAGACATAAATATATTATATACAATAATTACTTATCAAAATAGTATGTTAATATATATGAATAATTTTAAAGAAAGTATTTTTGATTTTAATGGTGTATACAAAGAACAATATAGTATATGTGATTATTATAATATTTTACCTGAATATAAAAAATATTTATTAAAACAAATAGCTAAATTTAAAAGAAGAAACGTAATAAATTATTCAGAATTATATAAGTTTATTAAATAATTATTTATTATGTAAATAATATATGATAAATTTTATATTTAACTCATCTAAATTAATAGCATTTTCATTTTATTTAAAAAATAAAGAAAATATTATAAATAAAGATTATGAATTATTAAAAAAATATATAAATAATTGCGGATGTATATGTATTAAATGTTGTCAATGGATAATCCCTTTATTAGAAAAAGAAAATTTGGACACAGTCCTGTTAAATAAATTATCAGATGTATATGAAAATAATTATATTCATGATATAAAATACACAGAATATATATATGAAAAACATTTTTATAAAAAATTATATGAGAACTATAAAATAATAGAAGTATTAGGATCGGGTAGTATTGCACTTGTATATAAGTTACAAGATTTAAATACTGGTGATTATTATGTTATGAAAGTAAAACATCCCAATATAGAAAAACAAATATATCTTTTTAAAAATATATTAAAAATTATTTATAAAATTAAATATTTTAATAAATTTTTTTATAATTATTTTCCATTTAATTTAATAGATTTTGTAGAAGATTTCAATAAACAAACGGATTTAATAAATGAATGTAATAATTTATTGACTTTTTATAATTATTATAAAAATAATGAATATATAATAATACCCAAATTAATAAAATCAAGTGAAGATTTAATCATAATGGAATATATTGAAGGTACATGTATTGATAGTATGGAGATAAGTGAATATGAAAAAGGTAAAATAATATATTTATTATATCTATTTGTCCGTAATAATATGGTAATATTAAATAATAATCATGGTGATTTACATAAATGTAATTGGAAAGTATCAAATGATAAGATTAAAAATATCCATAAAATAATTATATATGATTTTGGATATTGTTTTAAAAATAATAAAGAAGAATATGAAAATGTTTTGAGTGTATGTAATTTATTACAAACTTATGATAAGAATAATTTAGATAAAATAAAACAATATGATTTATTTCTAAAATTTTTATTTAATTTAGATAATATAAAAATCAATTTAGATTTTGATCGTAATATAGTTAAACCAGATATATTATTAAAACATGTATTAGATATATCTAATAATAATAATATTATTATAAATCGATATAAAATATTAAATATATTATTATTAATGTGTTTGATAGATAAGTATATTCAGAAATATAATATAACCGTGGGACCAACTAATAAAATTAAACATAATTTATTAAATACATATACATTTTGTGAATATCATGATATATTTAAAGAATTATCTGAAGAAATATTAATTGAATATAATGAATTACCTCATGCAACAGAGATATTTGAAACTATCAAGTTCAGCGACAAAATAAAATCTTTAATTTAATCGTTTTTTTTAACTTCATCTTCATCTTCTTCTTCTTCTTCATATGTTACATAATCATATATGATTGACCCGAATATAGACCCCATTAAAATTAAGGGGGTATATAATAATACCCTACAAAAATTCGTACCATTAAATAATATTCTACTATAATTCGTTCCATTAAATATATATTCTAACATTTTTTGTATATTTATAATGATATGTTTTTAAATATATAAAGATATATTTACAAATAAATAAATTTGAATTTAAATTTAGGTTAGAAATAAATATCAATATGGACTTAAATATTGATGAGATTATTAAATGTTATTTCAACCAAAAGAATATATTAGTAAATCATCAATTAAAATCATACGACGAGTTCATTGATAAAATTTTACCTAATATAATTTCTAATTATTTTCCTATAAATATGAATTTTGATTCAGAAAATATTAAAAGAATTGTAGTAAATGTTAATAATGTGAATATTGGCAAACCATTTACAACCGAAAATAATGGGTATTCTAATTTAATGACACCAAATGAATCACGATTAAGGAATTATAGTTATTTGGCTTCAATTATTGTAGATTTTGAATCAACTATTTACATTAATGATAATGGTGTAGAAATTGAATTAGAAAAAAAGATTATTAAAAATATTCTCATTGGTAGTATTCCTATATTATTAAGATCTAAATATTGTACATTGAATGATACTTTATATAATGATGAATGCGAATATGATTACGGAGGATATTCTATTATAAATGGTAATGAAAAAGTTATTATTTCACAAGAAAGGAAAGTTTATAATATACCTCAAGTATTTGAAAATAATAAACCATCATGTAAATATTCTTATGTTTGTGAAATTACTACTGTGAAAGAAAATGATTATTATATGCCCCGAATTTCAACTATAAAAATTACCAAAAAACAAAATATTTATGAAAATCATTTGAGAGTATCACTACCACATTTGAAACAAGAAATTCCATTATTTATATTATTCAAAGCATTAGGTAGTTTAAATGATAAAGAAATTATTAATTATATAATTGATAATGATGGTTCTAAATTAGATACACAAATTATTAAAATATTACATTTATCTATTGAAGAAGGCAGTTCTATCGAAACTGAGTTCGAAGCAATTGAATATATTAGTAAATATATTAATAATAGTACATATAATGTGAGTGATGAAAAGAAAATTAAATATGTGAAAGAACATGTATTAAAAGATTATCTAACACATCTGCCTAATGATTTAAGTAAATTGTTCTTTACAGGACATATGGTGAATAAATTATTAAAATGCTATTTGAGAGTAATACCATTTGATGATCGCGATTCATATAAAAATAAAAGAATTGATTGCATTGGTCCATTATTAGGTTCTCTAACTCATCAATGTTTTAATAAAATTACAAAAGATATTAAAAATTTTATCACTAAAGAAATTAATTCAGGAATATGGAATATAAATAAAAATTATAATGAAATTATTAATGATATAAATATTCATAAAATTATTAAATCTAATTATATTGAAAATAGCTTAAAAAGTTCTATGGCGACAGGTAATTGGGGATTAAAAATGAATGTAAATAAACAAGGTGTATCTCAAGTATTAAATAGATTAAGTTATTTGAGTACTTTATCACATATCAGACGCGTTCAAACGCCTAATTCAGATAATGGTAAATTAATCCCTCCTAGAAAGTTACATCCGACTTCATGGGGATATATGTGTCCCAGTGAAACACCCGAAGGTCAAAGTGTAGGCATTGTTAAAAACTTATCAATGATGTGTGAAATTACTAATAAAGTATCCTCACAACCTATTAGAGAATTAATTCAAAAATATATTATTAAATTAGAAGATTTTAATATTTATAATAGTAATAAAAATAATTTCGTCAAAATATTTATAAACGGTGAATGGATAGGATTTTCCAAATATTATAAAAATATAATTAAAGATTTTAAATATTTCAGAAATATGGGTAGTATTCATATTCATAGTTCAATTTATATGGATAATATAAATAAACATATTTCAATATTTACTGATGGCGGACGAGTAATTAGACCATTACTAAAAGTCAAAAATAATAAATTAATATATAATGGATATTTTCAAAATAAATTATTATCAAAAGAATATCAATGGAGAGATTTAGTAGTTAGCGTATTTAATAATAAATTATGTCCTATAGAATATATTGATATATATGAATCTCAAAATATATTATGTGCAACATATCCTAATAAAATTGTAGATAAACCGTATTCTCATTCAGAATTACATCCCTCAATGATTTTAGGATTGTTAACATCTTGTATTCCCTTCCCACACCATAATCAAGCCCCTCGAAATACTTATCAATCGGCTATGGGTAAACAAGCAGTTGGTGTTCCTACTACTAAATTTAACATAAGATATGATACATTTGCAAATATTTTATCATATCCACAAAAACCATTAGTAGATACAAAAGTAGCTAAATATTTAAATCTTAATAAATTACCCAGTGGTGCTAATGTAATTATAGCCATTGCTACTTGGACTGGATATAATCAAGAAGATTCTGTTATATTTAATAGAAACGCGTTGAATAGAGGATTATTCAATTCAACATTCTATAGAACTTATAAAGATGAAGAAAAGAAAAATCAAACAACTGGAGAAGAAGAAAAATTCACTAAATCTGAGAAATCTAATCTACTATTCCCAAAACCATATAATTATGAAAAATTAAATGCTAATGGTTTTATATCTGAAAATACGGAAGTGACTGATAATGATATTATTATTGGAAAAATTATCCCAAATAAAGATAAAGATACTAAATATAAATATATTGATAGCAGCACCTCTATTAGAAAAAACGAAAAAGGATTTATAGATAGTAATTATGTCAACAATAATTCAGAAGGCTATAAAATCTGCAAAGTTAAAATTAGAGAACATAGATATCCTAATATTGGTGATAAAGTATCATCCAGACACGGTCAGAAAGGGACTATTGGTATGATTTATAATGAAGAAGATATGCCATTTAGTAAAGATGGTATTGTACCAGACATTATTATTAATCCTCATGCAATTCCTAGTAGAATGACTATAGCACAACTCTTCGAAACTATTTTGGGCAAAGCAAGTTGTATGACAGGACATCTAGGAAATGGTACGGCATTCGATAAAGTTAATGTCAAAAGTATTGAAAATATATTAATGGAATATAATTTTAATAAAAATGGTAATGAAATATTATATAATGCTATAACAGGTGAACAATTACATACAGATATATTTATGGGTACTGCATATTATCAAAGATTAAAACATATGTCCGGTGATAAAATACACTCCAGAGCAACAGGACCTATTGTATCAGCTACTAGACAACCATCCGAAGGCAGAGCATCATATGGTGGGTTAAGGTTTGGAGAAATGGAAAGAGATTGTATGATTGCTCATGGATCTTCACACTTCTTATATGAAAGAATGATTAAATTATCAGATGATTTCAGTGTATTTATATGTGATAAATGTGGATTGATTGTATCCGCTAATAAACAAAAAAATCAATATGAATGTAAAAATTGTAATAATTATAGTAATATTCATAAAGTTAATATTCCATACTCTTGTAAATTATTAATGCAAGAATTAGAAACAATGTCTATTGCACCTCGTTTCAATATTTAAAGAGAAATATTATAGTTATATATAATTATGTCAGATGATAAATATATTTTTAATATTAAAACTGTCCAAACAGGTGCTATTAGAATCCTAATAGAATCATTAAAAGAAATTCTTAATGATGCTAATTTTACTATAGATATAAATGGTATTAAATTAGTAGCTACTGATTCTACTTGTAATGTTCTTGTACATATGAAACTTATTGCCGAAAAATTCGAATATTTTTTATGTAATAAAAAAATTAATATTGGTTTGAATTTATCTAATTTTTATAAATTAATCAAAACTATGTCTAATAATGATACATTGACATTATTTATGGAAAAAAATGATGAAAATCAATTAGGTATTAAAATTCATAATGATGAAAAAAATTCACAAACTACATACAAACTCAATCTATTAGACATTGAGAATAAAGAATTAAATATACCTGCCGCAGAATTCGATTCAGAATTAACATTCCCATCTAATGATTTCCAAAAAATTATTAGAGATATGATTAATATTTCTGATAAAATAGATGTTAAAAGTATTGGTAATAAATTAGTATTATCTTGTAATGGTGATTTCGCCTCTCAAGAAACTGTTTTAGGTGAAACTGATAATGGTGTTCAATTTAGTTCTTGTAAATCTTCTGAATATCCCATTCAAGGTTTATATTCATTAAAATATTTAATTTTATTCACTAAATGTACTAATTTATGTAATATTATCAATATTTATATCAAAAATGATTATCCATTAATTATTAAATACAATATCGCCTCAATAGGTGACATCAAATTATGCCTCTCCCCATTAACAAATGATGAAGATCAATAACTTAAATCATGTTTCTTATATATACATTTATCTAATTTCATAAATGGTTCATACTCTTTAATTAAAATCCTATAATCTTTTTTATCATCTTTAATCCATACTTTGAAAATATTAAATTCTTTTTTAGGGGATATTGATAATCCATTAATTTCATTATTATATTCTGATAAATCCTCTGTAATACATACTAATAATATTTTTAACCATTCATTTAAAATATTATTATCATATTTAAAAGATATACATCCTCCCATTCTATTTTTAGGATCTTCCCATGTTGGAAATATATCATTTTTCATTAAAAAAAACATTCCATTTTGTAAATGGTTTATCCTCATAATCTCTTCTAGTAGTTTATAATCAAATAGTGATTTTATTTCAATCACTTTTATGTAGGATTTATTATCCCACGATTTATTTTTTAATGAATGATACCAAAGTACCCATTTATTCTTTAGATTATATTCATTCATTTAATGTTTATTAATTAATAAATATTTAAATATTAACTTAAAATAAAATATTTATTTAATATATAATGTTCAAAATTATTACAGTAATTATATTTTCAATATATTTAGGTTTAGTTTATAAATTTAGAAAAGATAATATTATATTATTATTATTAACTCTGATTGCTATATTAGCACTTTGTAATGTAAAAAATCTAGTAATCGAAGGCCAAAACAATACTACCCCATCAGGAAATAATTACACTTCCAAGAATTCTACAAACAATTCCGCTCCCAAGAATTCTACAAGCAATTCTGATGCGAAGGATTCTACAAACAATTCCCCTCCCAAGAATTCTACAAACAATTCTGATGCGAAGGATTCTACAAATGGACCCAAACCTGATGATAGAATGAGATTTGTAGTTTCTGCAGATTATCAAATGGGACCATACGACGGTTTATTACTCACCACCGACAACCCCAACTCTAAACATCTAAAACTTAATGATGTATCTTTAACCAGTAAAAACGATTTGTGCGTTTATCAAGGTGTAGAATCCCCACTGGAATGCAAAAAAACATTATATTCGGGTATGGGTCCATCCATAACTGGTGTTGATGGTGATGATCAAAACATGTTCATGCTTTACAGAAATAAATCTAGTCCAGATTGTTGTCCATCAACATTTTCAACTTCAACCGGTTGCGTTTGTACCACACAACAACAACGTGATTATATATCAAGCAGGGGGATGGTCAGATCTCCCTCGGCCAAATAATTCTAACCAATAAGTCTAGAATGTATTTGTTCATATGCAGCAAATGCTCTATTATCTTGTCTATTTAACCTATTTATTCTATGTTGTTCTTCTTGTTCAATGTTTATTTTAGTCATTTGTTGTTTTCTTAAATCTTGTTCAGACATTTTATATGATATATTTGACCTGGATCTTTCTACTGCTTGAATATTATTATCTCTGCCACCTAAATCCATAGAACCCGTATCTATTAAACAAGAATTAGTAAAAGCATCCCTATAATCTCTAAAATTCAATCCTCCTTCGGATGTACCGCTAAAATCTGATACATTATTCTGCCCTAATAACATTAATGAATCTTTACCTTTCATAGATATATCTTCTTGCGGTGTATCATATGTCGTTATCTGTGTCCCCATTTGCTTTCGTTGCTGTTCTTTATATTTGTCAAATTCGCTATTAAATAAATCTTTATTAAATGATTTATTAAACATTTTAGGTTGTTGTAGAAGTTTATTACCACTATCTTCTTTCATCCAATCACCATATCCTCTATCATATACAGTATCTTCTTTATTATCTTCATAAATTTTATTAAACATATTTACATCAAATTGTTCGGTCATATTTACATTTCTAATATTGTCTGATTGTTGGCCAGACATATATGATTGACTATTATTTCTTAAATCATTATGTTCATGATTATTATTTTTATCTTTTAATTTTTTTAATAGTAATGTATATGCTATAGAAACTTGTTGGAATTCTACAGGAGAACCACCTCTATCCGGATGCGTTATTAATGCTTTCTTTAGATATGCTTTTTTTAATGATTTTTCATCATATTTTTTAGATACACCTAATATTTTATATGGATTTAATTTATCTCTGCTACCCGCCGCGACTGGAGTTTTATTTTCTATTTGGGGGAGTTGTCGTTGCCTCGAATCACCACCATATGTGTTTTGAGCATTGCGTATTGGCATACTTTGAACATATATGTTCGCGGGTATTTTATGTTGATGTTGTACTGAATTATTCTGTAAATTCATTTTTGTTAAATTATTTATTTGTTCTTGTTGAGCAGCAATAATTCTCTTTTGTTCGTTTAAATATTGTTCATATAAACTTTCATGTGAATTACCTGATTGTGTATTACCCATATTAATATTAATAATATATTTTATATTAAAATATAACATATTATATAATAATAATGGTAGTAGCAGCATTATGTATTCCTTGTATGACTGCCGCCGCCAGTACAGGTCCTGTCGCTCCTTTAGTATTAGGTGCAGCTGTTGGATATTATTCCCTTAAAAAAAAGAAAAAAAAGAAGATACCGGGTAAAAAAGTTTTTCCCAAAACTAAAAGTAAAAATAAAAGTAAAAATAAAAGTGAAAATAAAAGTAAACAAAAAGGCGGCGCACGGAGAAGAAAAAAATTTACGATTAAAAAAAAATCAGTCAAAGTGGATAGAGTTATTAATAAAGAATTAAAAAAAAATTGTTGCAGATGTCATTATATAAAATCTAAAAAATCTTTAAGAAGAGTTAAAGGTAATTGGGGACACTGTTCATATGATTTAACTAATTGTTGTAAAGATAAAAAAACTATTATTAATTCTTAGATTTAACTATTTTATTTTATTTTGTATATTTTATTTTATTTTATTTATTTTTTTGTTATTTATTTATCTATCACACGGATGTACATATCCCATACCTATATATTCAAAGATATCTTCTTCTGTACTAAATTTATGATTCACAGGTTTCTTTGTATCTGTATTCTTTAGAGAATGTTCATTCAATGTCATACCTTTTTCAAGTAGATCAGCACGCATTTTCACATTAAATTCCTTTGAACCAGTAAAGTACAATACAGCAAATGGATATTCTTCTGGTTTTGTATACATAATATCAATACGCCTACAAGGATTATTACCATACTTACAAATACCATTATACTTAGTAGAACCTCTTGCTAATTCTTCCACAAGATAATTACTTTCATACAAAGCATCTACAAATTTAACAAACTTTGTTTTATCTTTGCAAGTGAACAATATATCTATATCTCCACTGTCAACTTTTCCTCTGCGATATGAACCAGTAATGCAAAATTTTATGGAACCTGGTGGAATATCATAAATCTTAATAACCTGTTTTAGATATTTCTCATGGTTTTGAATCTCTGCTCTTGGAATACGCATTTGAAGATCTTCATAATATGGCAGCGATTTTATCTGAACATCATTAAAATGTTCTTTAAGATTACCACATTCTCTAAGATCTTCTATTGTCTTAAATCCCTCTTGAACTAATTTCTTAGCTTTAACAGGTCCAACACCATGAATACCCATAAATACTGTTCTTGGATCTTTAATATCTTTTATCTTTTCATAAGCACTACAAGTATTCTTTTCCATAATCTCTTGGATTTTACCAATTAGTTTATCTCCCAGTCCTTTTATTTCTCTAAGGTTCTCTACCGTAATTTCAGAATCATCTGAAAATTTCTTAATACCATTTATACTCTTAAGATATGCTGATGCCTTAAATCCTTGACCATTATTTCGTTCATGATTAGCAATGGCACTAAAGATTTCAATAATTCGTTCTTTCTTATCACTTGAACTAGTAATTTCTTTAATCGTAATATCATCTCTCACTCTGAGATATCTTGGGAAACGAGGTTTACCAGTATCAGTTATACCTGAATACTCATATGTAATAATAGTGCCCTCTGGATGTGTTTCTAAATAATTACTCCTAATTTCATCATCCATTCCTGATAAAGTAAATTCATGTCCTTCGTTTTTATCTATAACTGAATAATTCCCATAATTTATTAATGGCTTGCATACAAATGAACCAAGTAATCCCTCATATTTTCCTTGACCTACTTTATAATCTACAATAATAGATTCAGCATCAAAACAAGGTTTATACTTTAGCATATAATCTGAACGCTTATCCTCATAATAAGAATTGGGGTCCTTAATCATAACACCTTCACCACCATTACTCAAAACATCCTTATAAATTTCTTCAAGATGTTTAAGAGATTTAATCTTTACCTGTTCTGTGAAAACTATTGGACTTTCAATACTATCAAATGGACTGGGGTGGGTATCTTCACTAAATTGAAATGTATCCCATGCTTTTTTAGTTTCATCTACTACATTTTTCAGATTTTTAACTCTGACTTCAAAGACGTTATTATCTTCTGGTAAATCATATACCACATATTTAATATTAATCCATTCTTCATCTATAGGGATTTTCTTTCTGACAACACCCATATCCTGGAAATTTTCCCTACCAGCGAATAATTCCCCATCCAAATTAATATCAGGCATTGCACATTTGAACCAATCAGGAGCATTGAAGACTTTTTGATTTCTTGAAAGAAATACTTGTCTTTCTGGTATCCATCTGGCGCGATAACCATCATACTTTTCAGATAATAACCAACCCACTGGTGGTTTCCAACCTGGATCAACTTTGCGAGGTACTTTCATATCTTTTGTGTATTCTTTCGCGAGCATAAATGAAGTCATCTTATATATATGATAACTATATGTTTTATATTTAAATGTTTTTAAGTTTAAATTTCAAATTTATTAATTCATAAGGGTGTATAACACACTCTTATTAACCTATTTATAGATAAAACGATTAAATATATAAAATATTGATTTAAAAGAATATGAATTATATTTTTTTAAATTTAATTAAAAATATATATAAAATTAGTAAATTACCTTATAAAAGATATACCTGGAATATAGAAATGAAAGTATTAGAGTTAGATTGCGAATTATCTGATTTCATCTCTAATTACAACAAGAGTTTAAAAAATAAATGATAATTCCTTTTCTGTAAAATTTAAATGTTTATTAATAATATAAATGTCTAAAAATATTATTGTATTATTTTTTGCAATTAATGGTTTATTTTGGGCATTGGCAAGTCATTCACAACATTGTTCCATCGCAGCAATGGTCGGGATAAGTTCTTGTCCTCCTCATTACATACATTTGATAATGGGTATTATATCATTTATAATGGCTATTTATATACAACAAAGAGATTACATAAATACACTATTTAAGATTTAAGTCTTATTAATTTTATCATCTATTTTTTCTAACTTTTTTTTAATTTCCTTAATACTGCTATTCATATCATCAAGTTTTTCATCCGATCTACTAATAAATATTCTCAGATTATTTATAGATTTGTCATTCACATCTACTTTACTTTCTTGAGCATATACTTTATTACTTAATAAATCTAATTTCTCAGAATGCTTACCTATTTGAAAAATTAATCCACCTATAGATAATATAGTGGCAGATATTGGGGCGATTGTATTAAAATTTATACTCATTATTATTATCTTAAATGCTTAATATAATATAGAAAAAAAAAATTTGAAATTTGAAATATGTAACTTATAAAAATATATCATATTCAAAGTAATAATGAACAATTACAACAACATTCAGAACAATAACAATAACAACAACATTCAGAACAATAACAACATTAATAATGAACTTCACCTAATTCAGAACAATCTAAATTTAGTGACTAATCAACTACAAGACATTATCAATAATCAATATGTAAATCAAGAAGCACTAAATACTATTATGAATGCTTTCAATGTCATACAACTTAATATTAACAACATCAATAATAATCATCACCAAAATAATATGATTAATAATATCATCAATCAACAGCAGATCCTTATTAATCATTTTATCAACAACAATATCAATAACAATAATAACAACAATAACAATAACAATAACAATAATGATATTGTTGGATAACTTGTTATATGACTTCTAACAACATTCTTATAATAAATTTGAATTAACTTTTAACTTTTTTTATAAAAACAACCGCAACGACAATCGCAACGACAATCAAATGACATCATTTGTTCAAAACACCAAGGAAACGTGCCAGATGGCATTTGTGACGAGGATGATATATTTCATTTTGGATGGAACCCTCTATATGACAAAAATTTCAATGACGAATTTCGTCTTCGACATGAATTACAATAGCACCTATGGTGTGGATTTCGATACAACTTGTTCTTCTGCAGGATATGTGTCTTCCGCACGCGACTATATCAGATTATTAGTATGGTTCATGCTACTATTAGTCTGTGTATGCATGACCATAAAGAACAAAACACTACACAAACCCTCATTACTCATACTGCTATTCTCAATAGCATTTAAAATGACTTCGGGACCTTTGTTCTTTGATCCCACTGGCAAGAATTGTTCTTTAGTATTGAACAAAGCCACGAATACCAATATATTCATTAACATTTTGGTCCTAACATCATCTTTTATGACTATGTCTTTCTTCATATAAAACATTAAATACAAAAACATATCAAAACATTAAATACAAAAAACATATTAAAACATTAAATACAAAAAACATATTAAAACATTAAATACAAAAACATATTAAAACACCAAACACTAAAACACAAAAACATTAATAATATTTTTTTCTATAAAAACAAAGTTCATTAAATAAATTTGATTTTTTTATTTAAACAAATCATACACAAAAACGTTTACTGCTTATATCACAGAACATAAACTTAAAACTTACAACTGAAACTACTTTCAAACTTATCTTTCGACTACTCAACATAATATGACCTTTATGCTTCATTACGAAGGCGGAGACCGCGCCCACCGGAACGAAGATACGCCCGAACTCTTCGTTCCGAGTGTTACTGAGTATGACATGGAGAAGATGCGTGAGATTGGTGTTCTCACACCTCGAACTTTGTTGCCAACAGACTCAATTATCAATCCTCTGGTTAAGAAGAATAATACTAAAACGTGGGCTGACCGCGCAAGAGTTGAGCAGGCCAGTGCTTGTGTCAAATTGTTTACTCATGATACAGAGTTCTTGCTCATGGTCGCTAAACAAGAAGGTGATGCACATGAAGACATGCTTGATGATATAGACGCCCTCTGGCAGAAAGACCTTGACGGGCAAACTGCTAATCCATTCCCCATCTTGTATGGAATCCAGAACACTCCATTGAAATCCACTGAGATTGTGCGTATTACTCATACTTTCAAGAATTATTGCCTGGGAACTGTGACAGACGGTGTATCTGAAGTATATATTCCAAAGGCTATCCCTTCAGCAAGATGGGGTACAGTTGGTCCAGAACTCTACAGTTTCTACCTTATGGATATTGAATGGAATCCACAAGGTCGTAATCTGTGGCGTGCCACCAAAGTATATCCGAAACTAGACACAGCAGGGATGTTGATATCCAAGTCTGTTGTCTCTTGTTCTTTAGAGTCTGGTGGTAACAATATATCCTTGGGAGAAACATATGAGTATGAAATTCCATGCATTCACAAACATATTGGGGTTATCATCGGCAAAAATGGTAAGAACATTCAAAATCTGGTGAAGAAGGTATACGATGATACTTGGGAAACTGACCTGCCCGAAGCAGATATCACACCTTTTGGAATTGATATGGCACGTGTTACTGTCACACTTGGTCCGCAATGTCTATGGAATGACAATCACGTACAAAAGTTTGTATCAAGGCTCCACACATAAACAAAGAGAAAAGACTAAAAAACAACAAAAAAATATAAAAAACAAATAACCGAAAAACAATATAAAAACCATAAATAACACACAAAAATATTTTTTTATAAATTTGAAATAACTATCACTTTAAATAAATAAATTTAAATACAATATGAGTTCTCAAAACTATTTGATGTCACAAATCAATGCCAACATTAAAGGTTCCTATACTCATAATATAGAAAATAACGTTAGTGAAATCCTTAAAGAAATATATTCAAAATGGTTCTTTGAAGAAAATAATTTTAATAATCCTATTACAAAACATGTTTGTCGTAAAATAAAACATATATTACCACAAGATGACGGGGGCGGATTAGTTCAACATATATTTTATTAAATAAAGTAATACATATAATATTTTTTTAAATTTGAATTTAAAAATAATAATAATATAAATATATAATAATGCTTATACCTATTAGATGTTTCACATGCGGTAAAACAGTTTCTGACAAATGGGTTCCTTTTATTGAACAAGTTAATGCTAAAAAGGATAAGGATACTACTGATATTAAAGATTTAGATATTGAATATATAGATCTAGATAAACCAAATAAGTCTATAGAAGGTGAAGTAATGGACGATTTAGGATTACATAGATATTGTTGCCGAAGAATGATATTAGGTAATGTACATTTGATAACAAATATTTAATATATTATTTATATATATATATGAGTACTGAATACGCGAATCTTAAAGATTCACGCCCAGAATTAATGGGCGGATTGAATCAAGTATCAAATGATAACGATAATGAAAATAAACCTCCCGAGAGAATTATAACAGTTAATGAAAATAAATTTATGAATATGTCATTAAGCCAAATATTTAGTAAAATTGTTAATATTTTACCAAATATGTATAATGACTATTACAAAAAACATATAGAGACTAAAGTCAAGATGCGGTCTCAAAATAATAATGCATCAGAATCTAATGTATTTAGAGAAACTATGAGATCATTCATATTTGAAAATGAAAATATGATATATTTGGGCATACTCATATTAATTATAGTATTTTTTTTATATATAATCAATTAAGTGTATGATATTAAATAATGAATTAACAATATTTATTATTATTGTAATATTAATTGGATTAAGTTATTATGATTTAAAATATTCTATAATATTTTGTATAATATTATATTTAGTATATCTATATTTTAATAAATTAACATATGAAAGTAATTATGATGAATATAAACAATATGATGATGAGATAAATTATATTTTAAAAGATATTGAAAAATATAGAAACTATGATAATCAAAATTATAAATTAGGGTCAAAATATCATAATATTATTTTAAAAAATATTAAATTATTAAATAATATATCAGAAAAGTATATATTTAAATCAGTATTAGAAAAAACAAGAGTATTTCTAGAAAAGATGATAGAAAAATTTAGGTCTATTTTATTTTCGATGGACAATATTGAAGAATCCACAAAATTAAATATTTATATTGACAAATTAAATAATAAATTTAATCAATTAATAGAACAATCAATATTTATATATAATAATAAAAACTCTCATAATTCAGATTGTGAGGAGAGCATATTTTGTAATAAAGATTTACTACTAAATTTATATTTAGACACTGATGTAAAAATAGAAGATAGCAAACCTAAATTTAGTCATGATATGTTTGAGAGGGGTACATATATAGGTACATTGGGTAATGAAGTTGATTACAACTATGGAGAGGACTTTAATAGTAATTTGAGAGCAACCATTATGCATAGAATTTTGCATGAGACTTAAACCTTGAGCAAAATGATAGTAAATACGGTATTAATGAGACAATTAAAGAGCTGCAGATTATCCTCACCACAAAAAACATATTAGAGAAGATAACTAAGACCGAAGGAAGATCTAAAAGCATCATCCCCCATATGAAGGTAGAAAGACAAAAGGAACATTGTTCATGTATTAATATATAATTATATATCCAATTATATAAGGTAAATTATTTATTTAAATTTATATGAACATTATATGAATAAATTTGCATTAAATATCGATACTAAACAATTAGAAAAGAAAGTATCATATATTAATAATTTTAATAATGGGTATTTTTTTCTAAATCATATTAAAATAGATAAAATATATGTTTATTATGATATATTAAATAATTTAGAGGATTTTAAATTAAAAAATTTATACAATTTTATCTATAAAAGAATTAACTATTTTGATAAACAAAATAATATTTTACCTATATTAAATATTAAAGATGATATTAATCCTACAAATTTAAATAATTATTTAAATGATTATATAAATGAGAGTAAAACTAACGGAGTTATAATAATGAATTTGATACAATTATATTTACACCCTACAAAATTTTAATCTATATTTAATTTTTTTGTAATATTATTATTATTATTATTTAGCTTATTCTTTCTATATAATTTTAGGTCAGTTATGTTATTATTATTTTTTAAATTATAGTTATTGATATTATAATTAGTAGGAATAATAATTGGTAATTTCAAATCATATAAAATATTATTATTTCTATATTCATCTATACTCATATTTCCACCAAATATATCTAATAATAATCTATTAGGCGCTAATTTTACTTTATTATTATTTTTATTGATTTTATTATTGTATAAATTAATTAATGGTAAAATAGTGTATATATCATTACTCATATTATCAACGGCATATCGAGATATACATTCAATAGAACATAAATCCCCAACAGTATGGAACACCCCTGAATTAAAACTTATAGGGACCCCATGAATTTGATCGGTAAATTCATGACAACAATTCCAACATAATAAACTCTTTTTTTTAAAATTAATTTCTTCATGTTCATCTATAACAAATGATAAACTATTACTATGTTCACTTTTATCATTATTTAATTTAATAATTAAATCTTCCATATTTAAATTATCATCAGCAAATATAGGGTTTTCATTAGTTATAATCTTTTTCTTCGGTTTTCTTCCGCGCTTTTTGGGAGGCGGTTTGACATCGGGTACTTCTTTTTTTGACCCTAATTTTCTACCTCTTTTTTTAGGTTTATCATCCATTTATATAAAATATATTTTATATTTTTAAATATATTTAACAAATTGCTTATAGGCTATAATTAGATGAATTTACGGGAATATTTATTGGTGACTTAATTGATTAATAGGTGCGCTCGATGAATTTATAGGTGTATTAGATGTTTTATTCGGGGCATTATTAGATACTTTTGGCATGACAGATGTAATGGTCGGTGAGATTATTTTAGGTGGAGCTTTAGGTAAATTATCAGGTGTGGCTTTATTCATTGGAGGTGTTGGGGTATAATTATTATCAGTAACTCTTAAATAATCTTCAGATACAAAACTAAATAACTTCCTTATTAATAAATAATATACTATGATACCAAAATTAATAAACACTAATGTTTTAATAAATGTTTCACTAAATAATGATAATGAACTATTATTCATATAAAACATTATTTGTGTTACTAATTGTATAGTTGACATTCGTAATATATCATAAATCATATCTATAAGGTTTGGTTCTAAATCTAATTTAAAATTGTAAAAAGTATTACTCATTATATTATAATATATAGAAAATAAAAAATAAGTTTAAAATAACCTTTTTTTTTAAATTAAATTTAATATATATGCCATCATTTCAATTTCAATCTAATTTACCTATAATTCTATTAATTATTGTTATTGCTTTAATAAGTTTATATTTTTTCTTAGATCTTAAAAAAGTAAAACTTGTAAACGAAGAACTAGAAAAAAAAAATGATATGGTCATCAAGGAAATTGATAATATCCATTTAAGATTACATAAATTTTTTAGTGGTATGCCTAAAGGTATAGTCCCACAAACTAAAATTCCAAGTGCGGCGGCACATGTTAAACCCGTCGAAAATACTGAAGTTAACGAATCTATAGACGCGGTCGCATCAGATAAAGTGCAAAAAACTAATTCTCAACCCATACCAGAAATATCTGAGGATGAATTTAATAATATAAAAAAATCTACTTCGAATAATATTTTTGGCGAAATAATATCTGATAATAATATTACTCAAGAAAATAATATTGTCAGAGTAGAAGGTGACGGAACTGATGATAATATAGTTGTACCAGAATTATTACCCATTTCATATGATTCTGAACACATTATCACAAATCTGGGATTGAGTGATAATGATGAAGATGATGATGAAGATGATGAAGTTGATGATGAAGATGAGGATGAAGATGATGATGAAGATGATGAAGTTGATGATGAAGATGAGGATGATGAAGTTGATGATATTGATTCAGAGGAGGATAATATTAGTGATGATTTAGATGAGGATAAATTAGAAATATACATGAAGTATTCTGTTAAAGAATTAAAAGATAAATGTGTAGAAATGAATCTAAAACATTCCGGCAATAAATCAACTCTAGCTAAAAGAATTGTTGATAATTTAAAATAATTTTATAATCTATATTATATTTAATATTTAATATGCCACCCAACGCATTAATACCTTTTGGCGAATTTGTTCCGGGATTGATATTTGAATATTTTCTTAAAAAAGGATCAGGGGAGCGAGAGCCTTTCCAAAATCCGAGTGATACCCAGGTAAATGTCTATTGGGAGGGAACCGTGGGACAGTACACAGTTGGCGCGGACTATACAATATATATATCTCCCATTTCTCAAGGGGTTGATCATTATAATATATTTAATGACCTGTTGGACGATATTAAAAAAATATATATAGAGACTAATCCCCAACACCAAGCATTATTTGACATTACCGAAGCGGTAATGGAGGTTGACCGGACTATGACGTTTACCGCCACATTCAAGGGTGGTAATTTTGCAGGCTCGGGGGACGAGCCCTGTGTAGTAGACTTTATAATAGGCGTTGGCAGTATAATAGAGGGCGGCGGCGGTGGTGGTGGCGGTGGTGCAGCAATCGCTGATGAGACAATTAGAGCTACTGCTGCCGAGGGTGTCAATGCTACAGCAATCGCTGATGAGACAATTAGAGCTACTGCTGCCGAGGGTGTCAATGCTACAGCAATCGCTGATGAGACAATTAGAGCTACTGCTGCCGAGGGTGTCAATG